TTGGTGATTTGCACCACCTTCAATATTCCAACTTATAGATATTTCGTCTTTTAATTCGCGGTTTGTTTTAAGTTCTCTTTTGGTTGCAAATTCAGCCGTTATATCGCCATCGGCCAATATACTTAGATAGTGATTTGTCCTATCTGTCAATATACCCATAACACCATCAAGTATCATAGATCTTAGGCCCCTATTAGAAAAACCTTCTTTCCAAAATTCAAGCATTTCGATATTTTTTTCAAGACCTTTACGAGATTTGTTCGCACTTCTTTTCTCAACTCTATAACGCTTAACGTCTTTCAATGCTTTTTTCACAATATTTAAATATGGGTTTTTCTGATTTTTTATATCATCTATTTTTTCTTTTGTATCTTGTATTCTATATTCAGCATGTTTTTTTTCATTATCAAAACGTGTCTTTTCATATTTTAGATATTCTTTATTATGTTTCATATCTTTTTCAAGATCATTGAGTCTGTATTTTAGATCGTCTATATTGCTTATTTTTTCTAACAAGTTAGAAATTTCATGTTCAATGTCGATTTTTCCAGAAACGGATTTTTCAATTAACTTTTCAAATTTATCAATCTCTATCTCATATGAATTTATTTCAAATCCCAACTTTTCTTTTGTGTTGACCACCGAGTCACTATTTGAGTCGGTGCCACAAAGCGGACATTCGTTGCTCCCCAATTCTTCCAACCTCGCAGAAAGTTGTTTTTTGCTTGTCTCAAATACTATTTTCTGCTTTTCAAGATCGTCAACTATAGTTCTTATTTTTCTTAAATTTCTTTTTTTATTTTTTATATTATTGTTAATCTCATCAATATCATAATCTTCCAATGTTTTTTTTATTCTTTCGATAGATTCTTTTGCTTTTCTTATAGAAATCTTTATATCTTCTTCTTTATCTTTTTTTAAGTTGTTTTTATCATCATTATATGTTTTTAACGATGTATTTAATTTTCTTATTTGTTTTTCTCTATCAGATTCAAAACTTATCATTTCTGTTTTTAATGTAGAAAGATCTGTTTCCCTTATCAATTCATCAAATTTTTCAACCCTTTGTTCAGCAATATACAATTCTCTGATCTTTTCTTGTCGCTTCGAATTTACTATTTTATAACATTTTTCAAAAATATCTAAATTCAAAATGCTATGCAATATTGATTTTCTAACACTATCTCTGGTGCTTAAATTTGCAAATCTAAAACTATCGCCCTGACCATAAGAAATTGTGTTTTTAAAAGATTCATAATCAAGACCTACAAGTTTTTCAATATAATTTTGAATTTCTGTTTTTGATAAATTCAAATCTTTATCACCAACAAACAATTTTAAAAATGGTTGGCCCTTTTTTCTCTTCCGCCAAATCTTATATTCTGTACCACCAGACTTTATACAAAGTTCCACACTGGCTTCTTTGCACCCTTCGCGGATAATACCATCACCAGAATTTCCGACCAATACAGAGCCATATAAACACCATATAATCGATTTAAACAATGTTGTTTTGCCACAACCATTGTTTGATGCAGATTTACTATCTTTATTGTTCCCAGTAACCCAAACAAGACCGTTCAATAATAAATCACATTCTATTTTTTCAAAGCAACAAAAATTTTCTGCTTTTAGGCTCAAAAGTTTCATTTTTTCGCCTCTTTGATTATTTTTTTACCATAATTTATTAACAATTTGCTATTGATGCCCGTATTGTTAAGTTCAACATATTTTTTTATTATACTACTATAATTTAACTTTTTAGACAAATCTATACCAAGTCTATTATCTGTTTCAGTTGTTGGAATGTGTTTATATTCAGCTCTAATACCATTTTCTATATATTTGCTAATTAAATTTTTAACTTCGTTTTCTTTTGATGCAAACTCGTATGTTTTACATTTTACATTTATTCTGACAAAATCGTTCTTTTTTAATTTCGAATCATCAATTTTATCAAGATCAAATGTGTAAAAGTTTGGGCAATCTATTTCAACATATTCGAATTTGTCTTTATCAAAATCTATATTCCATACGCCGGTTGAAAAATCTTTTTCGCCATAACTTGTTCTGAACGGAGTGCCTACATACAAACCATTATCTGAAAATTTATGAGTATTGTGAAAATGTCCAGAAAGAACAAAATCAAATCTTTTTAAAAATTTTTGTTTTACACCATCGCCACAAGCACAGCCGCAATATTCAGCACCAACTATTGACGTATGTAACAGCAATATGTTTTTGCCACTTTTTTTAAGCCTTATTTTTTTTATAGCTTTCTCTGTATCTTCAATAGATCTGTATGATACCGAATGAAAATATATATTGCCATATTTTATTGGTTTATCACCATTGCCAATTAATTTTATTCTTTTGTTGCCAATTTCACCAAAAGCTTCAACAATAAATTTATCACCCGATGCATCATGGTTTCCTGGCAATATAAAAGTTTTTACAGAAGATTTGACGATTTGTTTGACAGTTTCTTTAAGTGTTATTGGATCGACTTTAGATCTGTCAAACAAATCGCCAAGTATAAACAAAGCCTTGGCCTTTTTATTTTTGATTATTTTATATAACTCTTCCCACACTTTTCTTTGTTCTAATATTCTGTCTGTATATCCGTTTTCTAAAACTTTCGAAAATGGCAGGCTGTTGCTCATATGTATATCTGCTGTAAAAACAAAATTCATTTCTAATTTCCTACAAGCTCTTTTTTATTTAATTTTTTTAATATTTTTTTATAAAGTTCTTTATTACTCTTTAATACTTTAATAGTTTTTTTGGTTCCATAACCAATTTTTTCACTTTCAAAAATATAATAATTAGATTTTTTCTCAATTATCCCACAATTTTCTGCATGCCAAAGCAGTGAATATTCTCTATTGAAGCCTTTTCCATATTCTATAAGACATTCTGTTTTTTTAAAAGGCGGCGCTATCTGATTTTTAACACACTCTATCTTTACTCTATTGCCAACCTTATCATTTTTGTCTTTGTCAAACCCTACCCTATTAATCATCATAATTAGGCTAGCATTATGTTTTGGTGCAAAACCCCCGATCATTGAAAAATCATCACCAAAAATAACGCCTATTTTTTTTCTATATTGAGCAATAAAAAGAAGTGCAACATCTTCTTCAGAAATTTTTCTCATGAATTTTGGGAGACAATTGGAAAATACTCTTGCTTGGGGCGAATAGTGCTTGTCTTCATAATTTGCTTCAGTTTGTTCCTTCGTAATTGCCGAATTCATACTGTCTAATATGATTAATATGGGCACTCTTGCTTTTGTTTCTTCTCTATACCTTTTTGCTATCTCTATTAATTTCTCACCCTTTTCAAAAACTGCCTCTAAATAAGGTGGATAAGAAATAATAAAGTGTTCGGTATCAATACCAATCGCCCGGGCATAATCTGGGTCTAGCTTGTATTCCAGATCTATATAAATAACTATTCCGCCCATTTTTTGACACTCGGCTGCGACATGCAGCGCAAGTGTCGTTTTCCCGGTTCCATCAGCGCCAGCTATAATAGATAGTCTTCCAAGTGGTATCCCGCCTCTGCCTATAGCAACATCCAACCCGGGCGATTGTGTACTTAATACTCCACGCACTTTTCTGACCAAATCATCGCCACCTAGCAATTGTGCATTATCCATAGATACTAAAATATCTTTTAAAAGTGTCTCATAACCGTTATCTTTATTTTTTATGTTTTTAATTTTCTTAATATCTATTTTTGATTTGGCCATATCTTTTATCTACTTCTTTCCTTTTTTACCTTTTTTTGTTTTTTTAGTTGTTTTTGTCTTTTTTTCAGACTTAGCTTTCTTGTCAACTTTCTTTTTGTCGGTTTTCTTTTCTGTTTTTTTGCTCTCAGCCTTTTTTTCTTTTTTAACCACGTTCTTCTTAGAAAGCCTTTTTATCTTTTCTTCTATTTCATCAAGATCTTCATCATCGTCGTCATCATCGTCGTCATCATCGTCGTCATCATCGTCGTCATCATCGTCATCATCCTCGTCATCATCATCCTCGTCATCATCATCATCTTCATCATCATCATCATCATCATCATCATCATCATCATCATCATCATCTTCATCATCATCTTCATCATCTTCATCATCATCTTCATCATCATCTACTTCATCATCATCTTCATCGTCTTCGTCTACTTCATCAACATCTACTTCATCGTCTTCCATCTCTTCATCTTCGTTTACCGTCTCTATACCATCCAGTAACGCTTCTACTTCTTTTTCAGGCTTTACCATTGCAACGACCACATTAAAAAGATCTGCCGCAGAACCATTTTCCATTGAATTTTCAATTAATTTCCACAAACTGGATGATAATTTTACAGGCCTTTTAATTGTTTTTGGATCGCCAATAACTTTATATCTTGTATTAAGCCCTTTCCCTTCTCTAGTAAGAATTAAATAAGTTGCTTCATCCTTATCGGTTACATCTACGCCAATATCTATAAACGCGTTCATTATACCTTCGTATACAGTCAAGCCAGCAAAATAGGTTGCTGGTTTTGGTTCTATTTTTTGCCAAGAGCTTGTCTTTGATTTTCTTTGTTTGAAAGGTGTTACACCAAATAAATATTTAGTTTGTGCCCTAACATCTTTCGCTTGTTCGGACGAAAAATCTCCAGATCGAATAGCTTTACAAACAGGACAACTTGTTTTTTTACTAAGCTTTAAGCCCTTTTTTTTAATTCCAGTTTTTATGACTGGGTGTTCAAGCACCGGGTTATTAGTTTTATCAAGACAAACAACTGGCGAACCTTCAACATAGTGAACTGTAACTGGAACAAAGTTCAAACCTTCCGTTAATTTAAAAGTATCATTTTTTAAACACGGAGGATGCAAATACAAAGTAGTCGAGCCTACTGGTGGAGTCCAATAATCACCACCCTTTTTACTTTGATCGTATGTGTTCTTCATTTTTTTAATACTTACTTTTCTAGTTTTTGTTTTTTTATTTTTTGGCATTACTTTTCTCCTTTTGTAGCAATATCATAATTCTTACTGTTTTCGTATTCTCTTTTCCCTTTTGACGGGAGAATAAAAGCGTTATTGTTTAATGCTTGAAAAAATCTCTCTAAAACATTTACATTAAATTTCGCATTGACAATCGCTTCTTTAAACTTCACAAATAATTCTCCAGATTCTACAATTGTTTTAACTTTCCACTCTGCAAGTTTATTATTCTCACTAATTAATTTTTCAGTTTCTTTGGCTCTCCAATTCCGATATTGTATCTCGCAAAGCGAATGTTCTCTTTCTGCTTTTGCTAACAGTCTGCCCCAATACGCTGTTTCATAGCCTATTTTACGCATTGAGTCATCAACATCATTTATCTTCAGCAGATTAAATGGTACAGTCGCCTTTTTCCCGTCGACAACCAACTTTATCTTATCAAGTTCTTTCATAGCTCATCCACAAAACGATCATCATATCGACAATCCAAAAGAGCTTGTTTCAAACTAACAAATGTATTTTCCATCTGTTCATCGTCAATACTTATAGATTCTGAGCCATTTTGTTTTTGTTTTTGTTCTTCTTCTACAACGATATTATCATCACTTTCTTGTTTTGGTCCTTCCTTCTCAAATTCTTCGCTTGTTTGATCTACACCAAACAGCTTACACTTTTCATTACGACAAAATTTAAAAGGCATTTTTAGCGATGCTTTTGCGCCTTTTTCTAAAACTTTGTACATAGCACGTCCGCAAGATGGACATTTCGGACTACTTCCTCTCGGCATTGTTTTTCTCCTTTATTTTTTCAGCAATATATTTTTTAGTTTTGTTCGACGGTCTAAAAAATAATCTATTCACTATCCTCATAGTTTTTATCATTTTTGGCGCTTCCCATTGAGATATACGGAATCTACCAAAGCCAATTATTCTAACACTCTTCCCTTCTATTGCATCATCCAAAATTAATTTAAAAAAATTTCTTATTGCAGGTATAGCATACAATCTTTTTTTACATTTTGGACATTTTATATAATACAAACCACTTCTTTTTGCAAGATCTCTCATGCTAGTTACATTTTTTTTCATTTTAATTCTTTTAATCTCCCATCATAAATAAATGACAAAGCCCCATCCTTTCTCTGTTTCCTTATCTTTATCCTAACCAAACTTTCCTCTTTTAACTTTTTTCTTTCTTTGTCATACATATCTGCAAAAAACACAACTTCTACATACCTTTTTACGCCCAACACGCCAACAAAAGCCATTTTTCTATGATTTTTGTCATATCTTATCATGACATGTGTAATAATCCCACAAAAATTATTTGTTTTATTTTTGTGGAATAAATCACCACTGGTCATCTCTTTTCTAATTTTTTTATTTTTCCATCTATAAAAAATTGCCGGATGTTTTCCAATCACAATTTTATCGTATATGCTCAATTTATCTCTGTTTTTTATCTTTTTTCTTAATTCTTCTACATCTATAGCAAGATCTGCTTTTGACGTTTTGTATTGCTTGTTGATCGAACAAATATGTAATAAAATTGGCGTACCAACACCTTTATCTAAAACATGTTGGTACTTTTCAAAAACATCTCTGTCAAACTTTACGCGTATTTGTTCTCCATTTCTTCCTTCAATATTGACATTTCCATAACGCGCACCCCAAAATTTTTCTTTACGTTCGATTCTGTTCGGTAATTCGCCAGTATGATAATCGCCAATCCTTGCATACTTTGTACTGGCAATTATTCCAACGATATAAGGATTTTTATTATTGTACATCTTATAAAAATTATCGCTTATTTCAGATATTTCTACCTTTATATTATTTTCAATAAAATTATGATAACTAACTATCGGGTGTTCACCAAAACTAAAAGGGTTAACTGAAGAAGAGATCAGGTTCTTTTCTTCTGTATCATAATCTTCTTTTTCTGTTTGTTCTGATATTAAATTTTTAAGTTTTTTGTTATCGCTGGATAGTAATAATTCGATATTTTCAATTGACCATTTTGTGTTGGGCAAAAATTTACTAAAAGCACCGGCCTTGATCAACACTTCAACTTTTGCTTTGTTGCATTTTCTTCTTTCAATCCTTTGTACAAAATCACAAAAATCACTATAAGGCTGTTTGCTTATTATTTCTTCAACAGCCTTTTCACCCAAGCCTTTAATGTCCAACAAAGATCCGCGTATTGTGTTTTCTTTATCCGGATCGATGGAAAAATGTTTACCACTAACTGAAACATCCGGAGGTAATATTTTTATGCCGTTTCTTTTTACATCATTAGCAATTTTTTGGATCTTCTCAATTTTGTCTTCGTTTTTCAGCAAAGAACAATAAAAATCAAGCGGATAATATGTTTTTAACCACATTGCCCAATACGCTATGATTCCATAAGCTGTTGCGTGGGCTTTATTAAATGCATACTTCCCAAAATTTACAATAGCGCTCATTATGGTGTTCGCAACTTGCTTGTCTATTCCGTTTTTATTACAACCAACAACAAAATCATTCCTAAATTTTTCTATTTGTTCTTTTCCTTTTGATTTGGCTATTGCTTTACGTATAGTCTCGGCCTTACCACTATCAAAAGACGCAAGTTGTTTTAAAATTTTTGTTACATGTTCCTGATAACATATTACGCCGAGCGTATCATAAGCAATCTCTGACACAAGTTTATGTAACTCATATTTTTTTCTCTTTTCAGGATTCTTTTTTTTATTTATCCATTGTTTTGTCAATCCGCTCTGCGTTGCCCCCGGTCTATTTAATGCATTTAGAGCTGGTATGTCACCAAAACCTTCAAAGTCTATACCTTCACATATTTTATAAGCCGAAGGCGTATCAAATTGAAAAACACCAGAAAAATCTCTTTCTGAAAATTTTCCGAGGACCTTTTTGTCATACAAATTTATTCTTTCAAGATCTATTGTTTTACCAAATCTATTTTTAATACTTTCAGTTGTATCCATTAAAACAGTTAAAGTTTTAAGGCCTAGAATATCAATTTTGACAAGCCCAATTGCTGCAACCCCATCTTTATCTAAAGCTGTAACAGGCACGTAGTTGTCTTTATACTTCCGGTGTTCTATTGGTGTATATTTCCAAACTGGCTCTGGTGTAATGACGACGCCTGCAGCATGTATCCCAAGAGATTTTGCAAGACCTTCCAATTTTCTGCCATGATATAAAACGCCAGGATATTTTGAGTTGAAATTTTTTAAAGAATCAAATTCTTTAAAAGAGTCAATAAGTGTTTTGTTTAGTCTAGGATGCTTTCCAAGCCGTTCTATTATTGTGTTTGATACAGCATTGACATCAGCGATTGGAACCCTCAGAACGCGGCTCACATCCCTTAGACACTGTTTACCCTTGAGCGTTGTAACATTCGCTATTTGAGCAACCTTTTCTTTGCCATACTTTTCTTTTAAATATGTAATAATTTCTTGTCTTTTCGAGTCTTGAAAATCAATATCAATATCCGGTGCATCTATCCTTTCTGGATTCATAAACCTTTCGAAAAGAAGATCATGTTCAATCGGATCTACAGATGTAATCCCCAATAAAAATGTAACTATACTTCCGCTTGCACTGCCCCTTCCCGGACCGATCATTATGTTCTGTTTTCTTGCCCAATTACAAATATCGTGAACAACTAAAAAATAAGGTATAAACTTTTTCTCATTTATTATGTTTATTTCATAAGCTAATTGTTTTTTATATTGTTGTAAAACATCACTATATTTTCTGTTTTTAATTTTTGAAACAAATTTTGCCTTCTTACGAATATCTCTCCATTTCCAACCCTTAAAACATAAACTTTTGAAATATTCCGATTCATCATCAATACCCAAATCAGGCAAAATTGTTTTTAGATAATCAATTTCTATTTCTACGTTTGTTTTTTCAGCAAAAAGGACAGTATTGTCCAATGCTTCTTTTATTTGTCCTTTGGTCAAAAAATCATGATTTTTTTCGAATGCATTCTTCATGGATTTTCGACTTCGAAAATGAAATTCATTTCCACTAAACCGGAATCTATTTTCTTGATCCAGATAAGCATGTGTCCCAACACAAAGCATAACATCATGATGTACACTATCTTTTTTATCCAAATAATGCGAATCCTGAGTGGCAAGCAAGCCTATGTTTTTATATCTTTTCCTAATTTTAGAGCAAAATAAATTCGCTTTTCTTTGAGCATCGATATCATGTGGCTGAAGTTCAAACCAAAAATCTGCACCGAATTTTTCATAAAGTTTATCTACAATCTCAATAGATTTTTTTCTTTTGCCGGATAGATGATTGTCGTTGACAATACTTGCCAAACAGCCGGATCCAACCATAATGCCATCGCCGTGCTCTATTAATTTTTCGATATCTATTCTAGGTTTGTAGTAAAAACCATCAATATAAGCTATAGAGGACAAATAAAACAGATTTTCCAACCCCTGTTCATTTTTTGCCCACAAAGTAAGATGCCAACGATCCCTTATCCCTTCTTTTTCTTCATATTCTTTTATTTTTATTTTTGCTTCTGTCTTATTATATTTGTCGTAAAAAAAACTTTTTTCTTCTTCGGTCAAGCCTTTACGATACATGTCGTTAGACAAATACATTTCAATACCATAAATCGGCTTTATATCATTTTCTTTACAGGCAATATGTTGTCTGTAGTAACCTCTCATGGTGCCATGATCGGTTATAGCAATGGCAGGATTACCCCTTTTTTTTGCTCTTTTAACATAATTTTCTATTGTACAACAACCATCCAACTCAGACATGTCTGAATGTACATGTAGATGCACAAAGTCTTCAGTTTTTAACATTCTGTTATATTTTTTATTTTGTTTATTATTTCGTCAACTTCAAAAAGATCAAAATCTATTTTCATTTTTTTTACAGTTAGGGAGCTAAAAGACCAATTATAATAATTCATTAACCTTCTACATTCTCTTGTTTTTTTTTGGGGCTTATTAAAAATGAGTATATAATTTATATCTTTACCATATGTTTCTTTCAATTTTTTTTCATTTTCTTTAAAATGTTTTTTTTTCTTAATTCCCAAATCAAAACAATTTTTCAAAAACGAAACAGTAACCACACTGTTAATATTTGGAAAAGAATCTTGTATTTCGGGATACAATTCAACTAAAATCATTCAACCTCACTATTTTTTTTAAATTATCTGAAAAAATAACATTAGAATTAAATTCTGAATATTTTCCTATAAATTTGATTTTATTTGTATCTTTTGTATTTCTGTTTGTATAGGGATATACAAACGGTCCATTTAATGTATCATGATCTTTTATGTACCAATAATCACCAAACAAAAAATACAGATCGCCAACAATATCAGGTAATCTTTTGTTTATGTCTCCATTCGCTTCTACAATATAATCACCTTCGTACAAAGACGTTGAAAATATTGCATTATTTGGGGTATATGGAGTAAGAACATAATCATATTCTAAATATAAATTTTTTCTAGAAAACACTTTTATTAAATTTCTTTTAATAGAATTACATTTTGGTATATTTAACCACAAAAATTTTTTTATATCCCAAATAGGGATTGTAAAAACAATAATGTCGTAGTCAATTTTTAAGTCATTTAATTCCAAAGTTTTAACACCAACAGATTTTACATTTGATTTTATAAACTCAATATCAGACAAGTTTTTTTTCAAAACTTCTACAAATGTACGTCCATCAAAAAAAATAAATTTTTTATCAGTTGTTCTCTTACCCCAATCAAAAACTTCTGATTTTATATTTTCATTAATGTGAACTTGTTCGGTCCTACAATTAAAACACCTTGTTTTTTTAAAATAATCAACTTTTATTCTTTTATAACTATTAATATCCATATCTTTGAAATAATTAAATATATCGTAAACTTCGCCTCTGATCAAAACCCCTCTGCTTAAATAATCTATATTATAAGGTATATTAAGTTTTTCAAAAAAATTAACAACATTTTTTTTACACGAAAAAAACTTATTTCCTAATTTTACAATATCATCTTTTGAATAAACATCTATAACTTTAACATTAAACCTATCTTTTAATAGATAAGCAGCACTTAAACCAATATAATTTGAACCAACAACTATTAAATTTTTCATTTCTCGAAACAGTATAATTTTAATATTTTTATAAAAACTTTTTTAAATATTGCCAATTTTCTAACATTCAAATTTTTTGATGTTGAAGAGTACTTTTTGTTATCAGTTCCAACAAATTTTAATACCTTGAGATCTTTTTTCGCTATTTTGTCATACAATAAATCCAAACCACAAAAAATTGAGACATCAAATGTATTTGTCATAATTCTGTATTTTAATTTTAATATTGGTGTATCTTTTTTAAAAACATTTTTGCAATTTACCAAAAATTTTCTTTTTTTCTTGTCATGTATAAAATACAATTGTTTATCATACAAGATTCTGTTTGTATCATATATTTTTTCTTTTAATTGTGAATTCACATCTGAAAAAAATTCTTTGATTATGTCGACAGTCCTTTTCGCTATCGCATTATATCTTCTTTTTTTTCCACTTTTTATTTTTTTTATGACCTTTTTTTTATACAATTTCGAACAAAAATCAATAAAAACATCATAAGGACATTTTGTAATAAATTGATCACCAGATTCTTTTAGGTATTTGTATTTATCGTCATTTTTATAAGACAAAAAATTAGAACACTCTTGGTTTACTGAACATTCGTAACATTCATCTTCGAATTCGTCATATGTTCCAAAACATCCTGGAAGTTTTTCAATCATCATAATTTTCTACAAAATTACAAATTAAAAGTCAATAAAAAACAACACACATAACTATATTTTTTCGATTCTTTTACGAAAAATTGATAACTTTTCGTTACCTTTGTACCTTACCGAATTATCGTAAGCCTTAAAAGCTTGTTGCAAAGTAGAACTACCAGGATCTATACCATTTTTCAATTCGGCTATATATACCTTTCCCTCAAATATAAAAAAAAGTTCTTTCGCAACATCCAACGGAGCGCTTATCTCTTCCGGATCCAACATTATAGTTACAGAAACATTTCTGGAAATTGTATAAAATAGTTCTTTTTGCTTTTGGCTTAATGTTTTTCCACCAAGGAACAAAACATTAAAACCATGCTGATGCATTTTGATCGCGTCAAAAGGACCTTCAACAAGGACAAAATCCGAGTTCTTGTCAAATAGATTCCAACCACCTAAAATGTCTTTCTGAAAATCGCAAACTGGATTTAGATATTTTGGTTGTATTTCCGGTTTTACAGATCTGGAAGTAAATGAAACCCCATTGTCGCATATAAGGGGTATTATTATTCTGTTTTTGTATCTACCTCTATTACAAAATCCAAGCCCCCATTTTTTTGCCGTTTCTTTTTTTATTTTTCTATCTTTAAGATATTTTGGATATTTCCATTTTCCATTTTGATAGATCGGTATAAATTCTTTTGGCAAGGGATATATTTTTTCTATTTCTTCGTTTTCGTTTTCTAATTCCCTTAAGTTTCTTATCCGCTGTTCAAGTGATGGTATAGTATATTTTCTTTTTCTTTTTAATAATTTTTTAAGCAAAAATGCTTTAGCTTGGTACCAAGAAATATTTTCAATTTTTGCAACTAGGCCGACTAACATTTTTCCTTTTGATTCGCATTTAAAACAAATATAATCGCCACTTTTTACGCTTACGTAAAATGATCCATATTTTTCACACCAAGGACAGACGGCACTAATCTGATTTGTTTTTCCTTTTTTTGCTCTATCGAGATTCGACAAACAATATTCTTCTATGTCAAAATCCATTATAATATTTCTGTGAAAACATATTGCTTAAAATTAGAATCTATCGGAATTGATATTCTGGCTTCTCCATCACGATATTTTGCCAAATAAAATTCTATAAATCTGTGACCAGGTTCCAAAATAGATTCTTCATCATCATCAAATTCGTCATCAAATGGCAATTTTGTAGTCCTTGAATTTTTATCTGGCGTATTAAGGGTTAAAACAATGTCAGCAATTCTAGACTTGTCGTAGGATTCACCAGCCGCTTCTGATGTTGCAATTTTTTTCTTCCACTCTCTACCTGCATGTGTCGATACCCAAACCGCATAATCGTCTGCCAACGCTTTACAATCCTGATAAACTAATTTTTGTTCAATCCTGATCTCTTTTTGATTTTTTACAGATCTCATATGATCTGGCGAATCAATAATCACAAGATCTGGGACAAACTTGTCTTCTTCATAATAGTCATCCAAAACTTTATAAAGTGATTCTATCGACGGCTTACCCATAGGATAATAAGCTATTCTCAAACTGTTTAAATATTTTTTTCTTGCTTTTTTTAATCTTCTTTTTATATAATTTTTTTCTTCTTTCGTGAAGTTATAAGTTTTAAATTTGTCATAATCAATTTTTAGCCAACGCGCATCTTGCCTCATTGCAATCTGTTTTATTGACATTTCGAAAGTAAAATAAACAACTTTATATTTATTTGCAACGGCAATGTAAGCAAAATTAGTTAGCAAGCTTGACTTTCCTTGCGACGTTGTTGCCATTACCAAACCAAGTTCGCCTTTTTGTATACCACCATTTAAAATCTTATCAATCTTATTTATTCCAGTGGGTATCCTGGTTACTAGTTCTGGATTTTCTTTCTCTTTTTTTCTCTGAGTTTGTCTTTCTTCAAATTCTTCAATCCATTTTGACGACTTGTACGTTTCTACATTTTCTTTTTTTCTGCCAGCGAGACTAAATTCTTTGTATGCGCCTTCGATATCGTTTTTCTCAATTTTATCTAAAGCATTCTCTAAAGTTTTTTGTGCCTCTACTGTCAGGACAAATTTTTTCAATTCATCGAAAGCTGTTTTTGGAGCTTTTGGTTTGTTTTTAAAAAGTTTAGAGACAACCTTGAGATATTCGAGTCTGTTTTCATCTCTTAGTTTTTTCGCACGATATACAAAAACTTTTCCTCTTGCAAGCTCCTTATTTTTTCTCCAGACGTCTGATATTACATCCCAACACCAAGAAAGTTCGTCCGTACCAAAGTGATGTGCACTAAGCACAGAAAATGCCTCTTTGAGATACTTTTTATCAACAAGGCAATTCGATAAAATATCGGTTTCAAATTCTAAATCAAAGTCCATGATGTTATATTAGTAAATGTATGTCCTTATATATTCGTAACCCATTTTTTTTCTACCGGCCCTAAACGCCTCCGAGACCGACTTTTGTAACAGTATATACCGATATACCCAAATCAACAAACAAAGAAGCCTAGTAACCCATCTCGTCACCCATGCGCTTTGACAATTTTGCGCGGTAGTCGCCAGTCTCAAACTGGACAAATCTGTATTTCCCGTTCAAAATTGATTCGACTGACGAACCATATGTTTTACACATGTCTGACGCACTTAGGTTGGATACGAGTATGGTTGGCATATTGTCGTCAAAGCGTTTCTTTAGTATTCTCTCAAACTGACAATTTATATAATTGTCGGCTCTTCTTTTTCCAACAAGCTCTTTGCCGACTTCGTCTATTGCTAGAAAATCAGAACTTAAAAAATAATCCAATCTTTTATTTATGTCCCATTCTGAAAACCCTCGCTTTAAATTATTTTCAAGCTCTGGAAGAGTTGTGTAATAAACGGTCCTTCTTTTTTTAATCGCTGATGACAAAATGTAAGAAACAAAATGTGTTTTCCCGGTTCCGTTATCGCCAGTAAAAATTAAACCGTAACCATTTTTTAGAACAACATCTATTTTTTGCACATAGCGCACAACAATGTTTTCAAAAATTTCTTTATTGTGTGTTATTTTTTTGTGCAAAACATTAAAAAAACCAAAAGGCAAACAGCCCTCATACGCTTGTTTATAAAAATATTTTTTTTCGCTATTTAGATTTCTGCTGTTTACAGATTCAAAAAATTTTTCAACTTCTTTTTCTGTTCTCATATTCCACCAAACAATCAACCATTCTTTTAATATTTTCTGTCACAAACATTTTTCTACCGCTTTTAATAAATTCTGCCGTTTGTTTTATCTGCAAAACAAACCTGTCATCATCCGGGATGTCAAAATTGTTTTTTTTCAAAATTGTTTTTATTTTAGACAGACCACAACAAATGCTGGAATAAGAATTGCCAAACTCTATTTGAGAAACATTGTTGTACGCAGTTTCCAGAGCATAAGAACTTGCAATAAAAGAAAGTGGTGGAAACGTGAAATCAAAAAAATGATCTTTCATTTCGTGCCAATATCGAAACAACAAAAATGGGTTAAACATATTGGCAAAACAAAAGCTCCCACCACCAACACAATATTTTTCATTTTTGACGGTTATGATAAAAACCTTTTTTCTTCCCAATTCTATTTCAGCAGCATTCCTGTAAAGCACATAGCATTCGCCAAATTTTTTCCCAAGCTTATCAAGAGCAATTTTTTTTACCTTTCCTTTCCGGGAAAGATCTTTATTCATTTTTTCATTTCTGGTCAAAAATATTCCAGGTTCCGGGAACTTTCCCCAATCAATTTTCTTCTTTTCTGCTTTAACCCTCTTCAAAATTTTCTTTGGGTTCATCCTTTCACCATTTTTCATCTTTTTTATCTCTTCAACGAGCATCTTTCCGAAATCCTTTTCTAGTCATACGATTTAGATTAGATTCAAATCGTAATTGACATATAACATAGAACATATGTCTAAGTATATTAGTTTGTATAGAGCAGATAAGATAAATAAGTGTATAATATAAAATATCACGAAGTGAAACTTTATATATATATGACGAAGCTTTAGCTGAGTCATATATATATAAAGTTTGTCACCTGTTATATAATAAGTTATATAATAAGCTATATAACAAGCTATTAAAGAAAGAAAGAAAAAAAGAAAGAAAGAAAAACCCCGTGGCTCATTTTTGGTACACGGAGAAATCCACTTCCTGTGCATTTTTTTAAATTTTTTTGTTTTTCTGTTTTTTAAAAAAGAAATACTGCTCCCAGAATATAGAAAAGAATGATTATTCTTTAAAAAAGAATAATCATTCTTGACCTTCGGTCTTTTAAAATACTTCATGAGATCACAAACCTTGAGTCTTTTTCTACCTCTAAGCGTTTTAGAAAATAAATTACTGATGGTTTTCCAATTCCTTTATTTTTTATTTTAATGTATTTTAATGCAACCAACTGTTCCAGAAATCTGGAACAACTTGATCTTGTTTTGCCCAAAAGTTTAGGAATTTTGTTTCTTTTGTACGTCTTTTTTTGAATTGTAGAAAGTACCACAAAAGCAGCAAAAACATTCGGCGATAATTCGCTATAAGCTTCCGGCAAACTAACTGTTTTTGTCTTTATCCCTACTTTTTTAATCATTTTTTATTTTGTTTTGTAAATTAAAAAAATGCATAGCCAATATAAGGGTTTTAACATGTTTTTAGATTCTTATACAAGCTTAAATTTCCCCGTGGCTCATTTCTGGTACACGGCATTTTCTCCCGTGGCTCATTTTTGGTACACGTGTGGCTCATTTTTGGTACACGGAGAAGTCTCGTGTATCATTTTTGGGCCACGAGTTTTACCCTAAACGCTCTTTCAGATTTATATACGGATAGGCGTGATTTTGAATGGTTTGCGAAATATTTGTTGGTCAAATCAATAAAGTCAACAAAAATTGCATTCTTTTTTCCATCGCAAACTGTTAAATTTCTCATCTTTTGGACAGTTGATTTTATATCGGTTCCGCCTTCTGCATTTATCACAACATCAATTTCAGGTATATCAACGCCTTCAGATAAAATCGTACCAATCAATGCGTCTGTTTTGTGATTTACGAAATCCGAAACTTTGTTTTCTCTCGACTCAGTCGAGTCTGCGCTTGTCATTGTTTCGTGATTTATTCCAGCTTTATCAAACATTTCAGACAATATTTTAACTTGGTTGAGTCGATTTGTTACAACTAGGACGAGTTTTCCTTTTTTTGTATATTTTTTTGCTACTTCCGTTATTTTTTTGTTTCGTATTTTATTTTCGTAAATTGCCTTGTTTCTCAGGCTTTGAGACCAACCTTTGCCGCTTAAATCAGGCTTGTCTATCTTATAAAGTTTTACGATTGGTTTTGTCAGATACCCTTGTTCAATCAAATCACTTGTATCGACACTTACACGGATTCTGCCACAACACGCCTTGAGCCATATCGATCCTTTATCCCACTGGCTTCCATCCATTTCCGGGAATGCAGTGGCACTTAAACCGAGTTTATATGGAGCGTCAAACTCCATCATTGTTTTATGCCACGTTGGTGCTGTCAAATGGTGTGCTTCATCAAAAATTATACAAAAATATCGCTTTATGAGTTTTTTCCACTTCGGATCATTGGACATTCTGGATTTAGATAAAGTCTGGGCTGTGGCAACTGTTATATTTTGTTCTTCCCACTTTCCATCACCGATCAAACCAACCTTGCACAATAGAGATTCTTCTAGACTTTTTTGGGTTTGGTACAATAAGGATTTTGATGGTACGATAAACAATGTCCTTACAGACAAAAACCCTATTATCCAGGCAATTGTTTTTGTTTTTCCAGATCGGATTGGCATTTTTAAAATTCCATTGCCGAAATACAAATCTTTTTTTGATATTTTTTCGAAAGCTTTATTTTGATAATTTCTGAGCTTTATTTTTTGATTCCATGAATAAAGAACAAAATCTTTGTGTTTTGGTTTTCGCCTCTTGTCTATTATTTTATATTGGATTTTTTGTTTTTCTAAATATTTTGTAACATCGTATAAAAGGCCGGTTGGAAACCTGTAACCGCCGGTTTTTACCATTTCGAGCAATTTTTCCTTTCCGCTCCAATTCCCCTTTTGATACGATTTTGAAAACCACGAACCTTTTAAAATGTACGATGTTATATCCGATAATTTTCGCACTGTTTCTCTGTTTATACCAAAAATTTTTGTATAACAATTTTCTATTTCTATTTTTATTTTTTTCATAACTATGCAAATATATTGCATTTTTTTAGAAAAGACAAGTTTTTTTAGAAAAGACAAGTTTTTTGTTTGAAAACAAAAAAAATAATGTCACAATAATATTATGAACAGAAAAACACAAACAAAGGAAAAAAAATGAAAAATTTTAAAGTTGTACTAATTTCGATAATTTTGTTTGCAGTTGCGTTTATAATTACAATCTGCGCTGGAAATGCCAAAGCCGAACAGTGTGAGGACAACGGAGATATGGACGGCGACGGAATAGCCGATACTGACGATTGGGATGCTACTGATTATGGAGACACAAACGAACACGGAAGGGGCGATGGCGTCCCGGATTGCGACGAAGATACAGACTCCTAAATTTTTTGTACATAATGCACAACAACGTTTTTGAAAATTTCTTTAACCCAAAATGTAATGGTGTAAGGGTTATCTCCACTCCCTTTTAAAATCTGCCATTGTTCCCAATCCTTTGACATTTCGCCGGAAATCAATAAATCTTCAAACACCTTGACAAATAGTTTTTTGTCCATTTCGACCCTTTCACAATCTCTTGGATCGACTAAATCGATATTCATATAAATGTCGGGTTCCATTAAAAAAGATCCGCTCGAACCATTTCCAGAATCGATTGCTGGAATCGAAATGTTTTTTTCGAAGTTTTTTTGTAAAATTTTTGAGATTTTGTTTTTCATTTTGCTTCCTTTCGTCAATATATAAGTTTGTTTGTTTTTTTTAATATGTCAATAATATTTGCATAGGATTTCAAAACAGTTTAAACTTTCCCTTAGAAAGGGTTTTAAAATGATTGGTGAAAAAACGTGTTGTGATTGTCGATATTATAGTTATTTATTCAGCAGTTGTCGGAATGAAAAGTCAGACATTCCATTTAATGCAAAAAAGAAGTGTAGATTTGTAAACAAATTGAAAAATGCGTGTGAATTGTTTGATTTTCAGCAATCTCCGGATCTCAAAAAGTTTTTGGACGAAAAAGAAGACAGTTGTAAAAATTGCCAATGTGTTGGAGGTTGCAAAAAATGAATTTTGAGGAAATTTGCAAAATACCTGTAAAAAAAGTCTTATCCAAACGGCAAATCCTTAACTTGCCGAAAAATTCCATTGTTGAACTGGAATATTGTCGGTCTGGTGGCCGAAAACGGTATTATGTAGGGGTTGGTACGGATATTTACAAAATCCTTCAGGATGGGGCTGTGGGGCCGTATGTAGGGTGTATCTATTTTATAGGTGATTTGAATACGGTTAGATTGGTTTTTCAAGCCGATGGGCCGGCCTGATCTTTAGTGGCATATTCCAACACAATATCGCTAACAGTTTGTTTAAAAACTTTTCTACACTCGCTTGTGTATGTTGTCAATATTTTTTCACACAGTTCGGAAAAAATACCGCGTTGTTGCATGATTGCTTCATTTACAACTTCATTTACTATTTTTTCATGTAAGCCGGTATATTTTTCAGATTCTTTTATGATCGCAGCCGTCAGTTGTTCTGAAAGTTTGTTAAAATCTATTTCCATTGTTAACTTCTTCCGAAATTAATTTTTAGTGTAGAAATATAAGTCTTAATTATATTTCCTTTTTTATCCTTTTCGGTGGCCACGGCCACACATCTTTGTGGTTTGTGTGGCAAACCTTCTATATCACATAAAAATTCAAATTTTTTTATGTCGATTTCGCCCGTTTGTGTTTTATAGGCCAACTTTTGTAAAAACATTTTTTTCTCCTTCTTCTTCTAATGGTTTTCGTTCTACAGTTTTGTAAACAATTCCTTTTTTTACTTTTTCGAAACCAAACAAAACCGAATTGCCTACCAGAGAGTTTGTTCTCCAGCCGACGTTTTTAGTATATTTTTCAATTTTGACTTTTCTTTTTTTTGATTTTGGCTCTTCTTTTTGCATTTTATTTTCCTTTTGTGTTTGCCCATCTGCAATATTATTGTGCCATAATTTTTTTTGCTTGCAAGCAAAAAAAATGATTTGCTCAAATCAAAAAAAAACAATAAACTGAATATTAAGGGACCTTAGAATGGAATGGAATGGAAAGGAAAAAAACATGGAAGACAAACTAAAAAACCAAATTTGCCCGATTTGTAGGGTAAAATTCGATAAATGTTTTGGTTGCGAATGTTCAGATTCAGAAGAAAACGAATTTGAACAGGCCTTAAAAAGAGCTTGTCAATTTGTTGCCGATCATACTGGCACGTGTCCACACGATTATAGTGATGGTGATTGGGTTCACCCCGAAGAATGCGCAATGGTATGCGACAATTCTTCGAGTTTTGGTGTTTCATGCTGGATATTATATTTTTTGTCAAAAGGCCAAAAATAATGAATAAAAAATATTATACTAAATGTCTGAATCATCCAAAATCAATAAATATATCGTGGACAGATAATATAGATGAATGTCCACTTTGTTTGGCAGAAGACAAAAAGCGTGCAAAATTGGCAAGTTGGGACACGATCAAAGCGATATTTTTGGATTGGTTGGAAAAATTCGAATGGTTTGATGCAACCGGAAAGTCGGTCGAAGAGATTTCCGACTCTTTGTGCGACATTTTACACAAATGTGAGAAAGATGGTTATCTCGTAGTTTTAAGACAAGATACTTGTTGCAGACATTGTGGGGCATCCTGGCCGCGCAAAGATGGAGACCCACATATAACCATATGCAGCAAATGTTTAGCCAAACAGGAGAGGTTTAGAGCCGAGAGCTTTGCAGAAGCGTATGATTATTTGAAACAAAAAAAGGAGTGTAAGAAATGAATGTATTACTGATTTGGAACGAAATGCCCGAAGTGGCATCATATTTTAAAATTGAGAAACCAACCGAAGAGGAATTGAGGGTTTTGAAACGCGTAAACCAAGAATACATTAAAATTAAAGACCCAACCAAGGAAGAATTGAGTCTTTTAAACGTAAATCAAAAATATATTATTAATACAGATGATTTGCCTTTAGATCTGTATTTGGTGCAAGCCGCAACAAGATCTTGCGATGAAATAAAGGATTATCAAGAATGGTGGGAGGAAGATGAAACAGTCTCTAAAACAAAATTTAAAAAATTAACTGAATGGTTTTCAAAGTGGAACAAAAATAAAATTGATGTATCAAAAGGTCTTCCGAAAGGCTCATTTGATCTGGTGATTACAACCGGAACGGTAGTGTAAAATGGAAAAGAGAATAGAATTCACTCTGCCAGAAAAGGTTTGGAAAATTTTGGAGAAAATAGCCGAGGATAATGAAATAACTGTATCATCGGTTATTCGGCATGCAATTGGGTTGGAAAAGTATTTTTCTGAAATAACTGAAAATGGTGGTAAATTTTATGTCCAACGAAAGAAAGACAAAAATTTAAGCGAAATGATATATCCATATAGATAAAGGAAATGATAAATGATTAAACATATTGAAACTATAGATAATTTTGTGAGGAAAACAAGATATCTTAAATTTGATAAAAACAAATTTAACGCTTGTATAACTGAGTTTTGTAAATATTTGAGATCTTGCAATTTTAAAAAATACAATGAAATTGCAGATTATATCGAGATGACCGGAGATGTTGAAAAAATAATTGAATTCGAAAATAAACGTCTGGATATTTTGTTTTAGTAAGGAAATGGCAATGAATACATCTTTACATATTCTTAGGGACGATAAAATTATTGTCCATGTCCCCTTGTCGAATTTCCCGGAGGGTATACTAAGAGAATGTTATGAAACGGACACAGAAATTATAGTATTAGGCGACCCAATCGATGAAACGCATAATTGTGATGTGATGGGTTGTTCATCGGCTTTTCATATCCGATACCGGTACAAAAAAAGAAAGAAACAATAATGGAAAAAACCGAATTACTAAAACTAGGAAGAACAGGATATTTAAGACAATGGAACAATTCAAATAAGAATTGTTCCAAATGCTTGTATTGTTTAGATTGTTCAGAATGCTCTGATTGCTCGCATTGTTATAGTTGTTCGTCTTGCTCTGGTTGTTCTGGTTGTTCGTCTTGCTCTGGTTGTTCGGACTGTTCACGTTGTTCGGACTGTTCGCGTTGCTCACATTGTTTATACTGTTTATACTGTTTAGACTGCTCACGTTGTTTAGACTGTTTAGACTGTTTAGACTGTTCAAACTGTTCAGAGTGTTTAGGTTGTTTAGAGTGTTCGGGCTGTAAAAAATGTTTAAGTTGTTCAGAGTGTTCACGCTGTTCTGATTGCGCTGGTTGTTCTGATATTCAAAATTCAAAGTATATGATAGATAATATCCAATTTACGCAAGAAGAATACGAAAACTGGATGGGTAGGTAAAAATGAAAAAGAGAATAGAAATCACACCAGAATATGAAAAAGATAAAAAACTAACTTGCAGAAAAATTTATGATGATGCAGAGTACTCTAAAGTATTTGACGAAAGAAAAGAAGGTGAACAAATATATCCAATTGTCATAAAAGTACATTATAAACATGGAACGTATGAAAAAAGAGGTTGGGCAGTCGGAAAATAAACTAAGAAAACCAAAAATGTCAAAAAATAAAGAAGACTACAAATTGTTTAATGAATTCGATTTTATTTTAGGGCCAGAAAATGAGGAAGACTTGCATTTTTATGTCTGTCAGGATTGTGGTGATCATTCAAACAAACCAAAGGACATTATAAGCCTTTCATATATCTGCAATATTTGTGGAAGTCATACTTTAGGCCCATTCAAAAATAAACGCGAAGCAATGAAAGCACATTATGTTAGTAGAAGAGCTTGGGGCATTTTTTTAAAAATGCAGGATGAAGACGGCGTAAAAATGCCTGGGTTTGAGGAATATGTCCAAAGAATACGAGAAATATATAAAAAAATGGGTTGATAAATATTATGAAAATGGAAAAAATTAGAATATTTTGTAGAAATCGCGAAAAATTAGTAAAAACTCTGAAATGGATTGAATCAAACACGTGCATAAAGTGGTTTAATGGTTTAATGCCAACCGAGTTTATTCCACCAGAAACACCAGTATCATTGTCAATTGGGATTGACAGATGGAATTGCGGGAAATTACTGTGGGGCAAGCCGAAAGAAATAAATTTGCCCCTTGATGGACAAAAGAACAAAATAAAAGAAAGATACGGGATACATGAACAAGACATTTAACTTTGAATTTGTTGTAAATGAAAATATCGACGAAGGAGAAGTATATTTAATTCCATCTCTTCCGGAAGGTTATAAAAAGGATGATGAAACCATTTATCAAGCCAGATTGAGACATATCAGTGAGTTTCCAGAATATTATGGAAAGATAGAAACGAAAGTGGAAAAGCAATGGAAAAAACCGAATTGTTAAAATTAGGAAAAACTGGATTTTTGAAAAGAACAAATAAGGACTGCCACCGTTGCATAGATTGTTTTGATTGCTCAGAATGCCAAGATTGTTTAGATTGTTCTAAATGCCAAGATTGTTTAGATTGTTCTAAATGCCAAGATTGTTTAGATTGTATTGGTTGTTCTGGTTGTTCTGGTTGTTCTGGTTGTTTAAATTGTTCTAAATGCTCAAATTGTTTTGGTTGTTCAAATATTAAAAATTCAAAATTCATGATAAAAAATATCCAATTCACAGAAACAGAATATAAAGACTGGATGAGTAGGTAAAAATGAAAAAGAGAATAGAAGCTACTCTGCCAGAAAAGGTTTGGAAAATTTTGGAGAAAATAGCCGAGGATAATGAAATAACTGTATCATCGGTTATTCGGCATGCAATTGGGTTGGAAAAGTATTTTTCTGAAATAACTGAAAATGGTGGTAAATTTTATGTCCAACGAAAGAAAGACAAAAATTTAAGCGAAATGATATATCCATACAAATAGAAAGATAATACCAAATGATTATATTTGAGCAAAGAAAATGAAAAAGAACAGAACTCAAAAATGGAAAAGAAAGCATATTGATCTGGGTTTTCATCATATGGTGATCTATAATGTCGATCTAGAAAAATGGTGCAAGGAATATGATCTTGCACCATTTAAGGCAAAATGCATGGATTGTGACAGTCTACTAGAAGTAATCGTGCCTTTTGCAGGAAAAAATCGACGCGGTTTGCGTGCAGAACCATGTGCATGTGGAAACTATGATGTTCCATTTACTTACATCGACATCAATTATGATTGTATCAACCTCAATTCGTTGGCAGGAACGATTGAAAATTCCATTCCTCAAGCTTCTGCAGAAAAAACGCAGAAAGATCCCCCTTTTTTAAGGCTTGTCTGAAAAATAGAACAAATGTTCAGTTGTCGAAAGTATTTGAAGTACTATATTTATAATGTGAACGACACAACAAAAAAAGAAAGAAACAATAATGGAAAAAACCGAATTACTAAAACTAGGAAGAACAGGATATTTAAGACAATGGAACGGTCCAAACAAGAATTGCACGTATTGCTTATATTGTTTGGACTGCGAAAACTCCGACTGCTCAGATTGTTATAAGTGTTTTGATTGCTTAAATATTCAAAATTCAAAATACAAGATAAACAACATCCAATTCACGCAAGAAGAATACGAAGACTGGATGAGTAGGTAAAATACTTGCTGATGAAACATAAATGTAGACGGTTGAAAATACGCTCTCGTGTCTCATTTCTGGTACACGGAGCCATATTTTTAACATATTTTGCTTAAATACAATTTTCTTCAATGATTTCAACTAGTTACATTCTTTTCCAAAATAAACACAAAATAAACACAAAATAAAATAAAAAATATAAATATTTCCCCCATAAAAGAATATAAAGAATAAACCATCGTGTACCAGAAATGAGACACGAGAGTATATATAGAGAAGGAAGATATATTAAGTACTTTCAAATCATCTATTCTTTCAAAAACATACCATATTCCAAATCCCCCACAATATAAAAATAAAGTTCTCCTATATAAGAGAGAGAGGATATAAAGAGAGATAAGAACAATATAAAGGATATATATAGGAAAAACACTTCTTTACCTCCCAATATATATACAAGAAGAGAGAGAATATAATAAAATGAACTGGTAAGAATATGATAGTAGAGGATATAAGTTAGTGAGGATAGGTGAAACAGGTTAGTGAGAATATGGTGATTCTTGTTGGTGAGAATAGTTTATTCTGGTGAAATGAGCGAGTGAGAATAGTTTATTCTGGTGAAATGAGCTTGTGGCGGCTCACCTTTTTAAAAGTAAACCAAAATAGGCAAATAGGACAATAGGATACTTATCCCAGAATATCTCCGTGGCCCAAAAATGGTACACGGGAAAATATTTGAAAAAGTACTTTTATGTTTGCACAAGTACTTTTGTATGCCACAATAATAAATGGAGTTGCTGTGTACCAAAAATGAGACACGGGGAAATATCCGAATAAATAAGTATTCGGATAATATAAAGCCAACCCCACAAACTACTCCGTGGCTCATTTATGGTACACGGGAAAGGAAGCAAAATGTTGAATATAGAGGAATACGGAAAAAGAATAACCAAGATTATTGATCTGTATCTAGAATCAAATACCACTCCGGAAAAGATTGAAGAAATGCTTATATCTGCCCGGAAAGAATTAAAGGAATGGGAAGAATTTCAGAAATCAGAAAAATCTAAAACAAACTAAAATACCCGTGTACCAGAAATGAGCCACGGAGAAATACATATTTGAAGAACACAGAATATACGGTAGGCGCTTCGCGCCTACCGGGCATAATCCTTGCAAATCAAAGAGCAAGGATTATGCATTTAAAGTACTTTTTTAGAACAAATGTTCAGTTGCGGGAAGTATTTTACCAGCTATATTTATATTGTGAGCAACAAACAAACAAACAAACAAAGGAAAATAAAATGGAAACTTTGAAATGTGAAATCTGTGGCAAAGAAGTAGATTTGAGCGAAAATGGCTGGTTGTCCGAGGATAACGAACTATTTTGTGACCACTGTTCGAAAACACTTATTGACGCCGGGAACGCTTTTATGGATATGGCCATAAATTCAGAAATTTTCAAATAAAAGTTGCACCAACTAAACACCGTGTCATAATAATATTGTGAGCAACAAACAAACAAAGGAAAGTAAAATGAAAAAAGAAGAAATATTAAAATTGGGAAGAACAGGTTTTTTGAAAAAAACGAACAAAGACTGTATACGTTGTTCAGATTGTTTTGGATGCTCAGACTGCTCAAATTGCTCAGACTGCTCAGACTGCTCAAATTGTTCAGATTGTTATGGTTGCTCAGACTGCTCAGACTGCTCAAATTGTTCAGATTGTTATGGTTGCTCAGACTGCTCAGACTGCTCAAATTGTTCAGATTGTTATGGTTGTTCAGAATGCTCAGGTTGTTCAGATTGTTCTGACTGCTCAGACTGCTCAGATTGCTCAAAATGCTCAAACTGTTCAAATATTCAAGATTCAAGATACATGATAAAAAACATCCAATTCACAGAAGCAGAATACGAAGATTGGATGAAAAGGTAATAGACTATTTAGATAAAATACTTGCGCCAGCCAAATACTATGTCATAATAATAATGTGAGCAGAGAAACAAACAAAGGAAAGTAAAATGCAAATAACAAATATAAACGAAGCAATTGCATGGCGTAAACAATGGGATGACAGCGAAATGGCCAAAAACATGATCACTTGTGCTCTAAACGGTCAATTTACTCGTTTAATGCTTTCCAGCGACAGCAAAGAAACCCAAGATATTCGCGAAGTAATCGGGTATTTAAAGCTTGAGTATTTCAAGCTGACCTGGAAAGCCTTTGTTTGTACTTTTAGTAAAATGAGCGTTGCTTAGCCTTATAGCCTTACGTGTACCAGAAATGAGACACGGAGAAATACCGTGAGAAACAAGGAGAGGAAAAATGTTTGAAAAAGGGATCTACACAATAATGCAAAAGGAAGTTTCCAATATGCTCGGCCAAACCAAAAAACAAACCTGGGTGATTAACCAAATTACTGGCGACAAAATGCTATTTGAATCAATCAAAGCGGCCGAAACTGCTTTGAAGCGTCATGGGTTTAAATGCGCTTGCGCTTAGCGCAAGAAATAAAGAGGTAAAAATTCACAGAAGCAGAATACGAAGATTGGATGAAAAGGTAATAGACTATTTAGATAAAATACTTGCGCCAGCCAAACGCCGTGTCATAATAATGTGAGCAGAGAAATAAATAAAGGAAAGTAAGTAGGTTATAAATGAAGATTATTATTGAGGTAAAGGCAGGCAAAGAGGGGCTCGACCCTGTTCCAGAGGACTTTGACGACCAGCTAGACGCGTTGGAGCGGGCATCGAGGGGGCAGCAGCTCAACTGGTTCGACCAGGCGATGGTGGCTGACATCGCCTCTATCATCCGTGGTATTCAGCAACAGGTGAGGATACAGCGGAGTTTCCCCTGTGGTGAGCTTGGTCGAATGTTCAGCGCGTGGCTGTATCAGCATTACCCAGGGACGAGGCTTGAGGCGGTCCCGGCCGAACAGTTGGCAGAGTACCTGTCCGAGACTGGTGAGAGTTGTCCTGTCGGGAATATGCGTGTCGGGGACGTCTTTGACCTTAGCGGGAGACAGAGGCATGGGAAGGGGTAAGAAGCTAGACTGGGATCGATGTCTTCTCCATCCGCTCCATAGTGGTACGCGGAGAAATACCGTGAGAAACAAAGAGGAAAAAAAAGAAAGTGGACTATCTAGATAAAATAATCGAGAAATATTCGGCCAAACCCACAAACAAGAATACCGAGAATTATTTCTTCCGGGAAGAAAAAACAAAAAGTAAAAAACAATTTATCCAAAGCGTGAAAACAGAGATTGTTTGTGTTGATGATGAGGATGACGTTGATAATGACGACTATATCGAAGATGAGTATGATGACGACGATGATTATGACGATTGTTGGGATTGATAAATAAAATGGATATATTTGCTATTATATTAATGATCATGTTGGGTATAATCGCTGTTATGGGCGTATTTGTGTGTATTTGTATTTTAAGTATTTTGCTCAAAATAATAGCTGAACAAGCAGAGGAGAAACACAATACCCATACGGAACCACCCCAAGGAAAATAAATAAAATGGTAGCCTTTGAAAAAGTACTAGAAAGATTAATTAGAACAACCACAAGAGATCTAGAATACATCCGGAATATAGATTTTTGTGATGAAAAGTACTTAAGCATAATAGAGCTCCAAACCAGAGTAGATACGCTATCTGAAGTACTGTCATTATATAATGATGTATTATTGTGGAATAGAAATGGGACAATAGGTTGATAGGCCCCCACTCACGATCGGTTCTGGGCCGGGTGGCTTTTATTGGAGGCATAGCACCCCATCATATAATGCAAATAATTTTTTTGAAAATAGCCAAAATACTACCCCACTAAATTATGCAAATAACCAAGGAGAAAAAAATAATGAAAGAAAACAATAGAATATACATAAATTTTACAAAAAAGGCTTCGAAATGGCTAGAAGAAAATACGATATATAGGTGGGTTATTGATGGCTCGCCATTATCCCGGTTTCCGGAAATAGACAGGTTGGACAACCAAGGCGTTCTGATATTATACACACACAAACCACATTTTGATTTTGTGATTGGTGCGACAACAGTTTATCCAACTGTTGTTAATTTCGAAGATCTAGAAGAAAATATACCAAAACAGTTCCTGAAAAAATGAAACGAAAATATTGCTGTAAAAAAATGAGCGAATTTGACAAAAACATCCGTTCTTGGAATATGTCCGCTATATACGAATGTGATACGTGTGTACAAATTTCCAGCAAAGGTATCTCTTTCGAGAAATATAGAGGGTGGAATGAAGGCAATCCTCAGTGGAAACTAAACTTTCCATTTAGATTTTGCCCGTTTTGTGGTAAAAGTATACCAAAAGAGATGTTTTATCTTCAATATAAAACAGAAGAAGGAGAAGAGAAATGTCAAAAAAATTTGCCATCGAATATAAAACAAAAGAAGAAGTAAACGAAATACTCCAGTGGTTAGAAGAAAATACTGATTTCATTTGGCACTATAGCATGGATAAACCAACTGCATATATCCCCAATTTTATCAAGAACTATAATATCCTGATATTGATAAGCGACGATACTTTGGGTTATGCCCGCTTCGACAAAAAAAAAGAAGCACTAGGTTTTTTGAAAACTTGTTCGGGGATCCGTGAAATATTAACCTTTGAAGAAGCAAAAGACAAAATTCTTGGTGTTGAAAAAGAAAAAGAAGACCATAATAGAGGTATGGTCTATAACCCAGTATCAGGTAAATGGAACTGGGGGTTTTAAAATGGAATATAAAAAAGGATACAGGTTTGAAGTGTTAAAGGAATTTGAACTTTCCTCTAAAACAAAAATACCAAAAGGTTCTTATCTCGAAGTGACAAATATCTTAAATAATGGTCTTGTCGAATTTACAAATAATACTCTAAAAATAAATTTTATTTTAACAACTAGTTTTTTAGATACACTCTTTATATATATTTATTTATCTCTTCCGGAAACGAAAATGCCTCCATTTGAATCTGAATATAACAGTATCTGTCCTAAATGTGGAGGTAGAGCATATACCTCATTGTTTACTACGGAATGTGAAAATGGATGCAAATAAAGGAAAAACAAGTATTATCCTGAACAAAATAATTGATCTTGCGCTCAAATCAGAGAAAGGTCCGGTTGTGTTGGTTTGTAATACAAAAAATACAACTATATATTTGACAAAGCGATTACAAAATATGTGCTCTGATAAGGGTATTAATTTTGAATATAAAAACTTTTGTGGTTTTATTCAAAATCTGAATTTTATCATTCTTGGTCCTTATCCAAGAGAGTTTTTGGGATTAAAATTTACACACTTGTTTTTTGACAATTCGATCGAAGAATATATAAGGAGGGGACAATATCTTAGAACTGAATACCTGTTTGATGTTATTCGTTCCAGAATTAGTGCCGAAACCTATATTGATGATTATGTGAGAAATATACTTTTTTAGAACAAATGTTCAGTTGCATGGAAGTATTTTATCAACTATATTTATAATATGAACGACACAACAAACAAAGGGAAAAAGAATGAGAACTGATATACACAGAAAAAGTGAAATAAAACCAGAAAATTATGAATATATTTTATCTTATTCTTTGGCCACTACATTTGATGGTTGGGAAGTTCCTTCTCAAAATATAAATTGTGAAAAAAAACACTCAGAAGATGGAACGTGTTGTATTGTTGCTCTGCGCAATATAGCAAAAGTAAATTTTGCATTACATGGCAGCACGGGAAAGTGTACGGTTTGTGGAACACGTTATATCTATGGCGAGATCTGGAAACATATCGAAACTGGTGAACATATCCACGTTGGACATATCTGTGCCGGTAAATATGGAATGGTTTCAGAAATTGCTAATTCGAAATATAAAAAGCTCAAGGGCTTGAAAGCTTATGAAATTGAGAAGATCAGAAAAAATATTGAAAAAGAAGAAATTTTGTCGAAGCACCAGGGTTTGAAAGAAGCTTTTGAGTGTGACCATTATATTGTACAGGATATAAAAAGCAGATTTGACCGCTATTGTAATATATCTGCAAAACAGATTGATCTTGTTTTCAAGCTGTTTAACGAAAGCAAAAACAAGGCAGAAGAAAAACACGTTAAGGCTCCACAAGGCAGGGTTGAATTCGAAGGTGTTGTGTTATGTACAAAGACGTCACACACCAACTTTGGATTAAACACCAGAATGACGATCAAAGTGGAGACCGAGGAAGGGGTTTGGCTGGCCAATGGGACTGTCCCAGGGAATCTTCTGGGCCAAGGTTTGAAAGGCAAAGTGGTGCGCTTGAAAGCTACTCTGAGTAGGACAAGGGACGAGCACTTTGCTTTTTTTAAACGTCCAGCTGGCGCAAAAATAATTTCGGAATAAAGAATTGCTCTTGATATTTCATAAAGAAAAATACTTGCACCAACCAAATACCGTGTCATAATAATATTATGAACAGCAAAACACAAACAAAGGGAGAAAGTAAAATGAAACGCGAAACAATAAACCTTATCCCGGATGATTATGATGGCTGTCCTAGAAATGCTGCTGGCTATTTTTGGAATGAACTTGTTTTGAAAGATGATGGTACGGTCGACAATGACAAATCGGTACCTAGTACCGATTTGTATGGTATATCATTAGATGAATGTTTCCAGAACTTACAAAAAAAATTTGGAAACATTGCTATTCGTAACGATAATAATTACGGTTTTGTCAAAAAAATTGGTTCAACGCTAGACAAAAAAGAAGTTTCTGTTGCCAAAGCCATATCAGTTGCGGTTGTTAATTGTATGTGGTGTGGTGGCGGTACATTTTCCGTGTTTATTGATTGGAATGAGATTGTTGCACACAAAAAGTCAGATTGCAAAGAAACAGAGCTGTCCAACAGCTTTGGGTATTGTGAAAAGTGTGAAACATACTGTTTTGGTGATTGTGAAGCTAACTGATCATAAAATATAAAACAATGGTAAAATTGAAAAAAAAAGATGGTAAGTTATTTACGTATACGCCATACAATAAAAATTTTATATCAACTGCCAAAAACCTAAATGGCAAATGGAATTCGATCGACAAGTGCTGGGTTTTTGATGAAAGAGACGAATCTGATATAAAGGACGTTCTTTTAGATTGTTTTGGTGTAGACGGAACCGGTAAAGAAGAAAATTGTTGTATAATACTAAAAAACAACACAAAAATAGAGTCGGGATATAGAAAAGCATTATTTTGTGGACCGGTAGAAATTGCGCGAGCTTATGGAAGAGATTCTGGTGCTAAAATGTCCGGGAAAGCTATTTTGAAAAATGGCAATGTGGATTCGGCAGGTTCACTAAAAAACTGGTATGTATCGCTCGATGAAAATTCTACAATAGAGCTGAGAGATATTCCGCTTGGCATAGCAAAAAAAATAAAGCGCGAAGAAAAATGTTGGGCAAGCATAGATATAATAGAACCTAATAGCATCAATCCCGAAGCATTAAAAAAGGAAAGAGAAAGGTTGGTACAACGTATTAAAGAAATCGACTCTATTTTAAAAAAGGGAAATGTAGAAATAAATACTGATATAAAAAATGAAAGTTTGTTTGAAAACTAAACCCCTTGAACATCAAATAAAAGCGTTAAAATATTTGAAAAAAAATAAAGTAGGTGGTTTGTTTATGGATATGGGTCTGGGCAAAACATTTACTGCGTTTTTGCTTATAGAACAAAGGCAAAAAAATATTGATAAAGTAATTTGGTTTTGTCCCGTTTCTTTGTTGAAAACTTTTGAAAGCGAATTGAATAAACACTTAATCGAACCTGATCTGTATTTGTTCGATTATTCGAAAAAACCGAATAGGCAATATGATTGGTATGGTGTTGGAATAGAATCAATTAGCAGTAGTAATAATGTATATTTTTCTATTTCGAATTTGGTTACAGAAAAGACATTTGTAATTGTTGATGAATCTTTGTATATAAAAACACACAACAGCAAAAGAACGAAAAGGATAACTGAATTATCATCTATATCAAGGTATCGCTTTATATTGACAGGAACTCCATTGTCTCAAGGAATAGTAGATTTGTTTTCACAAATGAAGTTTTTAAGTCATAAAATACTTGGTTATAGATCTTTTTATAGTTTTGCAAATAATCATTTGGAGTATTCCGATAAATATCCCGGTTTGATTGTTAGAAGTTTTAATATAGACACATTGACTAACAAAATAAAACCATTTATTTTCCAGGCTACCAAAGAAGAATATGTGAATTTGCCAGACAAAAATTATATAAATAAGATTTTTGATTTAGAAGAGTTACAAAGGAAGACTTATGAAATAGAAAAAGAATTGGCTTTGGACAAAATGTGTTCATGTGAAGAATATATGTATTCTTTTTATATATTTAAACTTTTTTCTACTTTACAAAAAATTGTTTCAGGGATATATATAAATGAAGATGGTGAAACCGTTTGTTTTGACAATAGATTTCGTATGCTAAAAACAATAACAAAAGAAATAAAAAAAACTGATAAAATTATAATTTTTACCAAATATTTAAAATGTTCAGAATATATTTATAATAATCTTGAAAATTGTTTTTTGATAAACGGAAATATAGACCATATAACAAGAAATACGGTTATAGAAAAATGGAAAAAAAATGGCAGAATATTGGTTGCAACATATGGTGTTGGAGGTTATGGTTTGAATTTAACAAATGCTTCTTATTGTATATTTTATGATAATAAATTTAAATATTCAGATAGAATACAAGCTGAAAATAGAATTCATAGAATAGGACAAAAAAACGAAGTGTTTTACATTAGTATTTGGGCTGATTGTGGTATCGAAGACAAAATAAGTTCAAATATATCTAAAAAAAGAGATACTTCTGAAACATTTAGAAAAGTTTTAGAAAAATGTAAAAATTTTGATGATATAAAAAAAATAGTTGAAGAATTATGAAAATTTTTATTTCAAAATCTAAAAAAAGAAGAGAAGATTTTATAAAAAAGATTTTAGAAAAAAATAATGGAATATACATCTATCCAAAAAATTTAGATAGAAAAAATTTTAATTTGGATGGAATTTATAAAACCACATACGAATCTATAAATGATAAAGATGTTTGGTTGCATATAAATTCTTTGGTTGGTGATGGTGTAAAAATAATGTTGGAGAACCCCACCAGGTATCCAAAAATAACTAGTCCAAAGTTTCAAAATTTGCAGAGATTGAGTATGAGGTGTGGTGAAGAAAATGCTTATATAACAGATATAGTTCCGTTTACAATATCAAAAGAATATATATATACTACATTTTGCTATATAGGGAGGCAAATATTAGGTTATCCTCATTGGTACGCTTTTAGAGAAAATTATGAAGAATATTGGAACGGAAAAATAAAACATTGTCACGATTCTGATTTGCTGGCGTATAAGACGAAAGATTATGTAGAAATAGATTATGAATTTTTTTCAACTAAAAGAATAATAAAAAAATTTAATACTACCGATGACGAGAAAAAAAAATATGCCAAATTAAAGAAACGTCTTTTTGAATCCGATTTGTCTTATAGAAGAATAATTACAAAATTGGCAGATTTAGCACATGCAGATCAAAGTAGACTTGAGTTTTTATTAGAGTTGATGTTGAATTTAAAGAAAAATACGATTGTTTATACAAATCTATCAAATTATGCTAATAACATAAACAAATTAATAAAAAAAAATAAAATAAGGAATACAAAAGCCATTTCTTATCAATTGGGCAATGTTGATCTGTCAGGTATACAAAATGTTATATATATGGAAAGCCCAATAACCAATAGTTATTATTTTCTAGACACTATGACGTTGACAGAAGGTAAAAATGTTTTTCACATATTGGGCGATTCAAATGTAGACAAATATTTGTTCAATTTAATAAACAATGAATTAAATCAAATAGATTCTTATACAAAGGAGTTGTGGAAATATGAAAAATAAAGATGGTAGAAAATTATATATAAATTGTAACGTTTTAGAAGCGGCAAAAAAAAGAATAAGATGGATTTTCAATAAATATGAAAACATAATAGTATCAATTTCGGGCGGAAAAGATAGTCATGTTGTATTTGAAATAGCGTATAAAATTGCTTTAGAATCTGACAGAATTATTAAGGTATTTTTTTTGGATCAAGAAGCAGAATATGATTCTAGCATAAAGGTTGTAAAACAAATAATGAATAAAAAAAATGTAGAACCTTACTGGTATCAGGTACCAATAAAAATGACAAATGCAACATCTTACGAAAGCGAATGGTTTTATGCTTGGGGAAAAAACGAAAATTGGTTGAGAGAAAAAGATTCTATAGCAATACACAGCGAACCAAATGCACCAGAAAGATTTTATGATTTTATGGATTGGTTTGAAGGAATCCAAGATAAAAAAACTGCATTTCTTGTCGGATTGAGAACAGAAGAAAGTTTGAATAGATTTGGTGCTGTAACTAGAAATCCGGCAATAAAAAATATTAATTGGTCGTCAAAAGGAAAAGGAAAATCAATCAGATTCTATCCAGTTTATGATTGGTCTTTTGAAGATATTTGGACATATATGGGGAAATATAATATAGAATATAATAGAATATATGATTATTTATGGGTGAAAAATGTAAGTATAAATGATTTTAGAGTGAGTTTTTTGTTGCACGAAAAATCATATAAAAGCCTGGCTACACTTCAAGAATTCGAACCAGAGAATTATGATAAATTAACAAAAAGAATAAAAGGTGCCCATACAGCAGGGATATATTCGAAAGAACACCAAATGTATTCTGCAAAAAAATTGCCGAAAAAATTTAAATCATGGTTGGAATATAGAAATTTTTTATTAGAAGAAATGGCCGAGCATAGGAAGAAAAGATTTAAAAATAGATTTGATAAACAACCTAATGATATAAATGTCCATAGACAACAAGTCAGACAGTTGTTGATAAATGATTGGGAAAACAATATTTCCGTCAATACTTCTAAAACAAAAGAAAAAACAGAAAATATAAAAGAAAAATGGATGAAAATATTATGAAAAAAATAAAATTCCCGGTTTTGAAAGTTAAAATGGTAGAATCAAACAGAGTTATTTCAAATGATTATAACCCTAACAAAGTTGCAAGCAAGGAATTATCTTTACTGAAACACTCTATTTCTGAGGATGGTGTTACGCAACCTATAGTTACTTATTTTGATTCGGAAATAAATAAATATATAGTTGTAGATGGATTCCATCGTTTTATAGTTTTGACTAGAGAATTTAAATGCGAGAAAATTCCTATTGTTGTTATAAATAAAAATATAAAAGATCGCATGGCGTCAACGATAAGACATAATCGGGCTAGAGGAAAACATCAAATAGATTTAATGGGGGATATGGTAGAAAAATTGTTAACACTAGGTTGGAAAGAAAAACAAATTGCTAAACATCTCGGTATGGAAGCGGAGGAAGTGCTTCGGTTAAAACTGTTACAGGGGATTGGCTCGCATTATAAAAATCAACCATTTGGAAAAGCTTGGGTGAGAGATGAGAACGACATATTAATAAAATCAAAATAATACTTGCACCAGCCAAACGCTATGTCATATTCATAATATGAGTCGGGAAATACAAACAAAGGGGAAAAGAATGAGAACTGATATACACAGAAAAAGTGAAATAAACCAACTAAAAGAGATAATATTAATCGAATATAGAACGGTAGAAGAACTTAAAGAAATTCTCCAGTGGTTGGAAGAAAATACCGACTTTGTTTGGGCGAAAGGTGTGGGTAAACCGACTAAATATGCCCCAAGATTTGGTACGTATAATGTTTTGCTCCTGAAAGACAATTATTTAAGTCACTATTACACCAGGACAACAAAACAAGGATTACTTAAAATGTTTAAATATTTTTACTCAGGAACAAATAATATATTAACTTTTGCGGAAGCAAAAGACAAGATACTTAATTGTAGAATAGAAAAGGAAGATGACAATAAAGGTATGGTTTATAATCCAATTACTAAAACTTGGAATTGGGGGTTTTAAAGAATTGTTTTTGATATTTCATAAAGAAAAATAAAAGTACTATGTCATATTTATAATATGAGCGGGAAACATTATTCCAGAAGGATAAGAAAAAATGAAGGTTATTATTTTGGGCGAATGGTTAGGAAAAAAGAAAGTAGAAGATTTCGAATCGGAAGAAGAAATCGAGGAGTATTTTACTGAAGAAAATTGTTTTTACATGTGGCCAACCGAACGACAAGACATAATCAAAATGGAAATGGCACGTGATTTGTGTATTGAAGAGTGGAAAAAATTGATAGCAAAGAGGAAATGAGGAAGATGGGAATAGAATTTAAGGAAAAGGAAATGACAAAAGAATTTTGTTGTAAAGAGAACTAGAATATAATAAAAACCTTTCTGGAGAATCATTTCCAATCGGAGAAGGGGAAATCTCTGGTTATATAGAGTTTACAGATAGTGAACTGAAAGAAATTGAAATTAAGGAAGGCATTTTGCATTATATATCAGAAAAAGATCCCCTTAAGCCGGTTTTGTTTGAAAAAATAAATATACAAATAGCTGGTTATAAGGAATTTGATCATTAGGTTTATTTGCGATTATATCTAAATTTGATTAAAAACAAATGTTGAATTTTTCTTGTCCTTTTGTTATACTGCGCTCGTATGCATACAATAAATTTTTACCAAAAAAAGGAGAAGAAAAATGACTACTGGTACATTAAACACGTGGATCAAGGGAAGAACGGGTAAATTGCTTGAAGCATGGATGATTGACTTTGCTATTCAGCGCTGCAATGGTTCGGGTGAGTGGCTGGTTGACTTTTATCCGGAAGTTATCGGGCAATTGAAATCAAAATACGCAAAACCTGCAATCGCAAGGGATATTACTGATTATAGCAGTTTGACGGATCAAGCAACTAAAACATTGGAATTGGTTTTTGATGGTTTTAAAACCGATGAGAATACAGCAAGTGCAACTTATGGCAAGGGAATTGCATATTCCGTTACCAAAAGTGTAACATTTACAGCGCCCGCTGTCACGCCGCAACAAATTGCCTGCCAAATCAAAGCGGCAATATCAGATATGGCGATTGTATCGATTGTTGATGGGCAAATCATGATTGAATCAATTGACTGTGGCCCTGATTGTACAATTTCCTTTGGGGCGTCAAATAATTGCGACCTTGCGTTTTGTTTTACCGATGGTTCAGGGTGGCGTGTTCACTGGCGCAATTATGTTGGCGCAAAGAGAATCAATATTTGGCCTGGCACTGGCCAAATTGTTAATCATTTCGAATTGGACATTCCTCCGGGGGAGTATATGATGTGGTGTCGTTGTTGTCACAGCGGAAATGAAGAGACAAACCAATATTATGCGCTGGTTAAGTGTGGAGACCATCTGTGTGTCAACCTGATGCTTCCCACGATCGATGTGTGTGGTAAAAATGATTGGTTTCCAATGGCCGATCATATTATCAACAATGGTCCGATCCAAGTTCAGGCCGATCAAATTGCGTTTTTAAAAGGTATGAAATATGTAGCAAATATTGAAAAGGCTGCAATGCAAGAAAATTTACAATTGCGTTTGTTGGATGCTGATAAAGCACCAGAAACCGGTTTGGCCGAACGAATCAACGCGGTTCTGACCGTTGTTAATTTGCTCCCAGAATGCTACTAATCATTTCTTTTTAAACCAATAAATATCTGTTGAATAAAAATATTTTTTGTTTTATAAAAACTAGACAATTTTTTTTATAGAAAGGAAAAAAATGTATTCAAAACTGTTTTATTCGATTGTTATGGTTTTGCTTTTAATTCTTTTGACAGTAAGGGGTTCGTGTAATGCGCCAGAATCTGCCATTGAAGCGTCTGTGAAAGCGGGGTTTTCGGAAGTTAATGTTTTGCAACATCATTATTTATTTGTTGCTTTGCAGGGTTGTAGCAATTCAGATGCTGCAAAATTTGACATGATTGGAAAAAATCCGAGTGGAAAAGCTGTACATTTTTCGGTATGCCAAGGGTTTTTGTTTAAGGATTCGACGATCCGTTTTTAAAACCTACCGAATTTGAAAACTAGACAATTTTTTTATAGAAAGGAAAAAAATGGGTTATTCGGCAAATTTTTATGTTGGCAGGGTTTTTAGAACTGGAAAAAATCTGTATTTGGACACCCTTGTTTCGATTGACTTGGAAAAGGTTGAGCCAATTCCGAATTTATTAAAATTACAAACAGAAAATAGAAAAAAAATTGCAAAGTTCTAGTTGAAACAAATACTCTTGTTAATGATATTTATAATGCTGAACTAGTTTATATGCCGATTAACAAAACAATAGAAGCACTCGCTCTTGATATTGAGAATGGTAATGACATAACAACTCTAAAACTGTCAAAAGCTATTTTGGAAAATATTGTGGCTTTTTACGATGAAATTTATGTTGTTTTGCTTGCAAATTGAATTCCAATCGCATTGTAAAAATAAAATAAAAATTTATTTTATTGACAACCAACAAAACATATTAAATAATAAATATAGGAGGTAACAAATGCCAGATAAAACTAGACAATTTGATTCGGTCGAGCTTGAAGAAGAAAAAAAAATCCTTAACAGAATGCGCAGATCAAAAACTTGGATAGATTCGGCAATCTTAGATGATTCGGAAGATCTATGGGCAAAAATTCCCGTTGACGGGAAACCCACAGTAGTTATTTATGAATAGGGACGACAGATATTATTATCTTACAGACAGGGAAAAAACCTTAATGATTTTGGTTTCTGTTTTGTTAGGCATCTTGTTATCTCCTTTATTTTTTACAATTTTGTTGATACTGATAAATTTTGCCTTGAAAGCGATTTAAAATGCAAACGTTTTTGCCTGTTCGGTCTTTTGTAGAGACGGCTAGAATTTTGGATTATAGGCGTCTTGGAAAGCAAAGGGTTGAAGCAAGGCAGATATATAATGCGTTGATGTATCCAGCAAAAAGTCGTTGGAGAAATCATCCAGCTGTACTCATGTGGCGAGACTACGAACAATCTTTGATCGAATATGGCAATCGTATGATAATTGAATGGGTCAGGAGAGGATATAACAACACAATGCCGCTTTGGAGTTTCGAAAAAAACCCAAAAAGACCTTGGTGGTTTGGTGTTGAAAAATTCCATGCTTCGCATCGGTCAAATCTTTTGCGAAAAGATTTTGAATATTATAAAAAATTTGGCTGGAAAGAAACTGATAATTTAGAATATTTTTGGCCAACAAAACACAAACATGACAAGGCAAAGGAAAATAAAACAAAATGATGCGCGAAGAACTTCTAAAAAAATATAAAAATGGAGAAAGAGATTTTTCTTGGGCAGATCTTAGGTGGTTGGATCTTAGGTGGTTGGATCTTAGAGGAGCAGTTCTTAGAGGAGCAGTTCTTAGTTGGGCAGATCTTAGAGGAGCCGATTTGAGCGGAGCCGATTTGAGCGGAGCCGATTTGCGAAGGGCCGATTTGAGCGGAGCCGATTTGCTCGGAGCCGATTTGAGCGGAGCCGATTTGCTCGGAGCCGATTTGAGCGGAGCCGATTTGCTCGGAGCCTATTTGAGCGGAGCCGATTTGCTCGGAGCCTATTTGAGCGGAGCCGATCTTAGAGAAGCCGATCTTAGAGAAGCCTGTTTGAGAGAAGCCTATTTGAGCGGAGCCGATCTTAGAGAAGCCTGTTTGAGCGGAGCCGATCTTAGAGAAGCCTGTTTGAGAGAAGCCTATTTGAGCGGAGCCGATTTGTCCCAAACATGCTTAGATCCGACAAATCCCCCAAACGGCTTGGCTGACAATTTCGTAGACCACGACGCCAGTTGGAAGATCGGGTATAGGACTCGGGAATCAAAGTATATTGGATCGACGATATACGAAGTAGGCGAGTTGTACAAAGCGCCAGTGTTTTCGACTTGCGACACCGAATGTCATCCCGGGCTTTATGTTTTTCCTACATTTCAAGAAGCGAAGCGCGAAGCTCGATACCGCTCAGAGGTGATCTCCGTGCTTTTCGAGGCTCATAATCTCCACAAAGCGGGATCGAAGTACCGAGTCACCGAATTCTTAGTTTGGGGGGGGGTAGAATGAGCTTAATAGACGAAATAAAACGTGGGAGAAGAGATTTGCAATGTGCTGATTTGTGCGAAGCCACTTTGAGCGGAGCGGATTTGAGCGGAGCGGATCTTAGAGGGGCAGATCTTAGAGGGGCAGATCTTAGTTGGGCAGATCTTAGAGGAGCAGATCTCAGAGGAGCAGAACTTAGAGGGGCAGAACTTAGGTGGGCGGATCTTAGGTGGGTGGATCTTAGATGGGCAGATCTTAGGGGGGCAGATTTTAGACGGTCTGATCTTAGATGGGCAGATCTTAGACGGTCAAACCTATACAAATCAAATTTAGAAAATGTAGATCTTAGATTGGCAAACCTGACAGGGGCAGATCTTAGAGAGGTAAACTTTACAGGAGCAGATCTGACAGGAACAGATCTTAGAGAGGTAGGTCTTACAAAAGATCGTGAAAAACATGATTCTTGTTTCAATTGGTTGTAAATAAAGGAAAGGGTAATAAAATGAAAAAAATTGTATTATTGTTTATGTTGTTGGTTTTAACAATGGCATGTGCAAAGAAAAATTATTTTGAAAAATTTGATTTTTCTTATTTGTCGAACGAATATGGTTATTTTGAAGCAAGAAAAAAACAAATGAAAATTTGGCATGTCCATGATAAAGGAATTGGACCTTTCGAATGGGGAATGACCAGAGAACAAGTGAAAAAAGTTTTGACCGATGCAAAAATATATCATGAAACAATAAAACAAGGCAAAAATAGGGTGATAGTCATAGCTGTTGACGATCTGTTTTTAATTGATATAGTTTCTTCTTATCCCCAGATACAATTGATTTTTGACGAGTATGGTCTGTATTGTGTAATGGGTTGGTTTGATACACAATTTTTAGCTGATTTTAATCCATTAATAAATCGCTATTTAAAAAATTGCAAAAATGATAATGACAAGTGGGTTTGTGGTGACACAGAGGTAGAATATTTGCTTGAAAACCATGCAATAACAATAAAACAAAGGAAAGCAAAATGAACTACAAAGAAGCAAAAGAATTGTCTGGATGGAGATCGGGAAGCGAAAAAGCCAAAGAATACATGGAATCTCTTGGTGTTTTTCAAAATGAATCTTATTCTTTAAGTATACGTGATCTAGTTCCAGTTCGCGACAAGAAAAACGCAGAAAGGTTTGACGAATTTTTTCTTGTCGCAAATAATACTCGGATTGATTGTGACGGTGATTTAGAAATATATTACGAAGTGTATGGAAGGTGTAAAAGAGCCTTTTTAAAATCTCTGTTAGAACCGTATACAGCAAATAGGAAAACTATGGCTAGACGATTAAAAAAAATAACAAAAATATATGATTCTTTGCCAGATAAACAAAAAATAGATGTTTGGGTACATCCTTTTGAAAAAAAAGGTTTGTCGAATTTTAAAATAGTTCAAGAATCGGTAATTTTTTCCTATCATAAAATAGGAAAAGACCTGTTCGTTTCATACGAACACGACGAGGCAGTTTAAAAATGATACCTTTTAGGCCATCTTTGAAGGCATTGTGCAACAGTTTGAACTTTAAACATAAAGATTTTTTACAATACAAAAATATTGTGTCATATAATACAGTATGGACGTATGGCGAAGATTATGTTATCTTTAACTGTCGGTTTTTTCCGATTTTAAAAAAAACCATCGGTGAAAAATTTGCGTGTTTCGTGTTGGCCAAGGAAAAAACCGTTGTCTGGCTGGCCACAAAAAATATGTCAAATGGTGTTGATAAATATTATGGATTCCGAGAACTTTGAATTTGTTTACAAATGCGATTATTGTGGTTGTGTTGAAAGAATATATTCGGACAATGAGGAATATGGCACTCACATTGTTATGAAATTTGGATGGAAATTTTTAAAATCTGCAGTATGTTGTAAATTTTGTCTAAATAAAATGTTAGAAGAAATTGTGCCCGTTTATCATTTATTTGAAAATTTGGCGGAACAAAACGAGAATGAACGAGAATGATATAAAAAGGAAAATGTTGGAATTGGCCGGATATTTTGCTTGCAAACAAATTCCGTTCAAACATGAAAAGTTAGAAACTTTTATAGAACGTTGGGAAGAGCGGGGTATAAACAAAAATATTATAGAAAAAATAAGAGAATATCAGTGTTTGGAAAAAGAGATTGAAAAATTTGAATAATGATTTTTTTTGTTGACGACCTTGTTGTTTGAGCTATCATAATATTAGAAGGACATTGAAAAACAATGTCGAAACGGGGGAAACAATGTACAACATAGTAAAAACAACAATCTTTTTGGCGTCACTAGAACTGGTAACGATAGTTGGACTTTGTTTCTGTTTTTGTTAATTTCTGAACAAAGGGACAAAAAATGTCTGTAAAAGAAAAACGTCAACAAATGGTAAATTTTTTAAATGAACGCGGCATGAACGTTACCTTAAAGATGTCAACCGTAAGGCTCCAAAAAAAATACAACGACGAAATGAAAAGGTTTAGAAAGGAATTTGACAAATCACCAAACCCATTCGCTCAGACAAAAACGGAGCGAAATAGAAACAAAAGGAATAGAAGAAAGCAGAGGAATAAATAAATGTTGGCTTTTAATAATATCGGCAATAAAAGGTATATGTTATACAAAACCGAAACAGACTACCATGTTTATATAACTCTACGTTGTGAAGAAAAAGTTGATTTCAAAAATTTTATTTTTTTTAAAACGAGGCATCTCGCAAAAATTGATAAAAAAAATAAAAAATTAATTTTAAAAAATGAAAAAAAATTTTCCGACATGGTTTATAATATGGAAAAATCTAAGATAGAGTGTGAAAATTAGGATACTATTAAAAAATGAAAATAATTTATATTGCGGGGCCGTTTAGAGCTAATACAAACTGGTTGATACAAAAAAACGTAAGAAGGTCCGAAGAGAAAACTCTCGAAATATGGAAGAGTGGAAATGTGCCCGTTACACCACATCTTTTGGGAAAAAATTTTTACGGTGAATTGCATGAAGGAAAAGTGTTACAAGGATTATTAAAATTGCTGAAAAGGTGCGACGGCATGCTGTTGCTACCAGGCTGGAAAGATAGCAATGGCACAATGGCAGAGGTGGGCTGTTGTTGTTATCATAATATTCCATACGACACAGATCTTGAGCAGCTTTTGAAGAAAATCGATAATGATAAAAACCAAATCTGATTATTATAAACAAACTGAATTGTACAGAACCGGCAATACTCTAAAAGCTTGGAAAAACATAAATGAATTGCTTGAAGATAGTTATGACGGATATGTTTCGGCTCGGAATACAAAATTAGATGGAAACAAAATCCCGCAAAAGAAAAGAATTTATTATGAAAAAAAACATAATTTAAAAAACATAATAAAAAAATATGGCTATTTAGTAGAGGATTATATTTTTTTTGAAGGCCCACTAGATAAGAATAGAACCTTGCAAGGAGAAATTGTTTATGCGGATAAACTATATCTCCATTACACTTATTTAAAAATGCCTTTGGGTTTGGCAATGGCAACTGGAGACATATCTTTTGAGACCAATTTGCTTGCCAAACAGAGATTAAAAAGATATTGTGACCCACGGTCATATGACATGATCTTTGACTTAATAGATTTGTATTGCGGTGAAGCAAACACTAATTGTCCTGTAATTGAGTTTACTTGTTTTAATATACCTGTAGGTTTGTTTAAAATAAATACGCTGATTTGGGAAGTTAGAAATTATTGACGTTGACTTCTGTTTAGAATAATATTATTCTAAACAGAAGTGTTTTTTAAAAATTTTAAAAGTATTTTGATTGGAGGTGATATTTATGGTTGGCTTTAGTTGTTTTAAAAGACAACACCTTTAAAGGTTGTCATTAGAAATATTTTATATGCACACTTGGTTTTCGGCTTTTCCTTAAAAGCCGATTTTTATAATTGCTAAAGCAAAAAAGGGTTTTTATGAAAGATATAATTGAAAGAGCCAAAAGAAGATATAGGATTACTTTTGGCAAAGAAACTTGCAGTAACTGTAAAAACTACAGAAATAAAAAGTGTGTATATTTTAAATGTAACGTATATGATTATTTTGTATGCGATGAATATAATACAAGGGATGTTGTTATGAGTTCTCAAGCAATTCTCAACCCAGACAGACAAGCGGAACTATGTGAAATAGGCTGTCAGATGAAGAAAAGCGGATTGCCCACCTCATTTATTGTGGCAGTGGTCAGGACAGCTTTCGAATATGAAGGTGTATATGATCTCATGCGTTTGTGGAGTGAGCATTCTGGACAAGAAGAACGAGAAGAGATTGTTGCGGATCTCCAGGGTGTAATTGACGATTTAAAGATTTTTTTGAGCAAAAGTTGATGAAAGAAGTTGAATAACGATGAAGAAAATAGACGAATTGATAAGAGAAATAAAAAAAGTTAATCCGAAATTCGAGATCAGATTCAAGAACGAATCTAAAATGAACAAAGCAATATCTAAAATATTGTTTTTTGCTAAAGATTATATGACAAGAAATACAACAACTTTATTTGGAAAAGTATATTTTCCAAATAAAGATTTTTTTGAGAAAGATTGTGATAGAACCTTCCGGATATTGTCTCACGAATATGTTCACGTTTATGACAGTAAAAAATTACCGATTTTATTTGAACTAGGTTATTTGTTTCCACAAATATTATCGCTTTTTGCATTTTTTGCATTTTACAATTTATGGTTTTTGTTATTTTTGTTATTTTTGCTGCCGATTCCTGCCCCGTTTAGAACTTATTTTGAATTTAGAGGCTACTCTATGACCTATATGATAAAAGCATTAAGGGGGAACAATAATGTTGTATTAAAATCGATTGATAAAAAATTCTCAGGGCCAGTTTATTATTACATGTGGCCATTTTCCGTTGCTGACGATATATATTTGCACGATAGAAATGACTATCCATATCGAGCCGTTAAGAAAATTTTAGAAAATTGAAAAAATATATTTTTGGAAAATACTTCAAAAAAAATCAAAAATGGATATATGTGTCTAAAAATGATATAAAGACAAGGCATGTCAATACAAAACATTCCGTTGTTGTCTCTAGGTATAGCTCCGAAGAAATAAACGATTTGATTGAATTGCAGAAGTTGGTTTCTGCAATTTCTGACTGTAAAAGATTTTTGTTGTTAAAATCATATGATTTTTTGTTTTTTAAAAAAACTATTTGCACAAAACGAAAAATTATTGTTTTGGACAATGAAAAAGATTGGTTTGATTATTCGGCTTGTATATATGAATATGATACAAAAATAGACATAGTTAAAAAAATACTGTCTGAAAAAGTTTAATACTTTACTTTTATTTAACAAACAATTAATGTGGAAATGTGAAAGGAGGTTTTGAAATGAAAATAAATACCTCGAAGAAATCCAAAATCTCTTTGTATAAAATAATTTTTGCACTCGAATGTGGCGGCGGAAGTCATATACTTTGTGCTAATTCAAAAAATGAAGTGTATGAAAAAATTAGAAAAAACCATCCAGAAAGTCATATGAAAATAAAGACCGTAGAGGCATGTAATGAATAAAATTATTGTATCGGGGAAATGTGTAAAAGGGGGCGATAACGGAATTAGACAATTGGCATCTAATTCTTACGCCAACAGTTTTTATCCTGAGGACGGCATTCTTATAAAAACAGATTTTAACGGAGTTAAAAATCTTGTTTATATTAGAGATAGCGATCTTGATAAAATTTTTAAAAATGAAACGAAATTTGTAGAATTGGTTGGTTGGAAAACCGAGCGGTCTATTGCAAACGATGAAGAAGAATAAAATAACAAAACGGTTGGAAAAAATAGGCTTGTTTTATGAACTTGCGTCTGAAGGCAGAAATTTAAGTGAAATTAGTGAAATAATGGGGCTTGATAATGATGAACTTTTGTCTCTCAAAAAAGAGGTGGTAGAAGAAAAATCGTCTGAGATAAAAAACAAGCCAATAGAACATATATATTTTGAATATTATCTTAATCAACTGGACAACGTTGTTGAATTGAGCAAATTAATAAAGGGATTTGATGGTAATTCGCGCAATTATGGCGGGGTGGTGTCTGCCATTCGTGCAAGATCAGAAATACTTGATAAAATTTTGAAAAATGGACAAGAGCTAGGTGTTATCAAAAAGACCATAACGCAAAAAAGCGAATATTCGATTGTTACTGAACTATCATCAAGCGAACTTAGAAAAGCAATTATAAAACAGTCTAGAAAATTTGCAAAGATAACAACCAGTACAACAGACGATAATATAGTAAATTTACAAATTGGTAATTTGCATTATGGAGAAGCAAAAGCCTTGCCAGAAGTTGTAGATGCAGAAATAATAACCGAACCTGAATATATAAAACCCAAAAAGAAGAAGAAAAAGAAAAAAAGAAAGAAAAGTGATGAATAAGTATAGCCTTACGGGAAGTTTTGATGAGAAAAACACTTTTGTGTATGCAAGAAGACAGTATGATATAGGCGTAAGGGTAAAAAAATGGTTTGAAATCGATGGTTATGACGGATATAAAAGACCTCTTAGAATAAAAAAAAGAAATAGAGATGTTAGACAACTGCTTGTGCATCATGCCGGACAAGATAGATTGAACCCTGGAGTAATGTATCATGTGTTATGGGATATTAGAAAATTGTCAGTTCATTTTGCATACGATGAACCTTTTGGCGTGCCAACTATATATCAATTTGTCGATGCTGATTGGGTTTGTTTGCACGCGGGGAAAATGAATTCTACATCTGTAGGGATAGAAATTTGTCATTATCCATCAGCGTGGCAAAAGCCGGATTATTATAATCAAGCAAGAAATGATAAAAATGGAAATGTTCCGCATGAAATTGTTGAACAACCAGTGTTTAGCGTTAAAAGGAAAATTTTTAAAATGACAGATGCTACGATCGATGCTGTTGCTCGTTTATATGCTGGTTGTTGGGTGGCATTGAAACACGATAAACACCTTACAGGAGTGGTTCCATGGACGTTTAAAGAACCTCCAAAGTTCCCGAAAAACCGTGAAGGGGAAATACCTTGGGATACAATTTTTAGGCCAAGAGAACATTATGGTTTAATAGCTCATCGACATTGCTCCAAAAGAAAATGGGATCCTGCCGGTATGGATTTTTATGAATTCGAAGAAAGAGTTGAAAAATATTGGAATATTTTCAACTCTAATTTTCAACTCTGATCCTATTTTTGTCTAATATTAGACAAACCATTCTGTTATCTATTAATATCAAAAATATCGTCCCAGTGGCATAAAGCCACAGGCCCGCGTTGTCGCTCAGATGCCAAGGGCTGTCAAGGACATAATACACTAGGAGGTGTAAAATGAGCAGTGGTGTTAATAGAAATATGAGTGGTGCTTTTACCGGTACTGGTGCAGCTATCAATGTGCGAACAGTTGGATTTCGACCCAAAAGAGTTGAAATTGTGAACAGAGGCGGTGTTTGTTTTGCCGTCTGGTTTGCCCCAATGCCAGATGCTTCAGCTATGAAAACCGTTACGGCCGGAACCACATCGTTTGTCACAAGCGGTGGAATTACTCCGTTGAGTAACGGTTTTACTCTTGGCGCAGATACCGATCTAAACGTTGACGGCGAGTTATTTTATTGGCATGCGTCCGAATAAGGATTGCCAATGCCTCAATTTATTAAATATTCTCCAAACTACGTTTTGCACCGTGACGGAATTACAACTGTAGATTCTTCTTTTGACAATTATGATCGTGGTATAAATACATCGTATCATAATAAGGCAAACATACAAGTCATTCCGTCAGGGGGGGCAAATCCGACAGTAGAAGTTATGTGGTGGTCCGAAACTGCTGACTCTTTTATAAGCGAACATACTGCGCTGGAAAAAGCTGGTATTGGAGTAAATACACCGTTTGAATTTAGCGTAGACTGTTTGCGTCGGACCATGTTTGTTGCAATTACAGCGTTGACAGCTGGTACAGTTGATATTTTGGTATCTGGTGCCGATCCGTCTCACCCCGAGTAAAACATGAAAAATCCAGAAGTCCAATTCTTGAGAAGTAACTCGAAGGCCCGTAAAATTCCGTTTATCGATAGAGATAAAATAAAAAATGCAGAGCGTTCAGAGCTGTTAGAATATTATGGATTTTCGAAAACTTTATATAACCAATGGTTAAAAAAACAAATATTAGAAAACAATAGAATAGATCTTTTAGCGTCAGAAATATTGGATTATATAATAAAACCTTTTCATCTTTCGATGATGCAATTTCAATTTTTGCATCCTGACAATCTTCAACTGGTTTATAGGGGTTCCGGAAAAACAAGCATATGTACAATTTGTAAATCAGTACACCTTCTACTAAAAGATCCGAACCTTAGAATTTTAATTGCTTCAAAAACGACTGGAAATGCAGAGTCGTTTTTGAAAGAAATAAAAGCACATTTCGAAAAGAACGAAAAACTTATAGAAATATTTGGCCCATACTATGACAAAAATAGAAAATGGGACAACCGCGAAATAGAAATTGCGCAAAGAACAAAAATAACAAAAGAGTCTACAATAACATGCATAGGTGTGGATGGAACGATTGTCTCAAAACACTATGACATAATATTTTCTGATGACTTGGTCGATCAGAATAATTCTCTGACTGAATATATGAGGGAAAAAACAAAGGACTTTTATTATTCTGCAATTTTACCAACTTTAGAGCCTCCAGATCCTAACGTGCCACATAGGGGCGAACACCATAGACAAGGGACCAGGTTTCATTACAACGACTTGTATGGTCATTTAATCGAAAATGAATTAAAAGATCACTATCAAAGAATAATGGGGATAAACAAAGAGGGTAAAACCGTATGGCCGGAAAAACATCCACCAGAATGGTTCGAAAAACAACGCAAGGAGCTTGGTATAATAAGGTTTAACGCCCAATATTTATGTGATGCCGAAGCTATGAAGGGCAAGATTTTTAAGTATGACGATTGTCAATTGATAAAAAGAGAAGACCTTCCTAAAGACTTATCTTATTATATGGGTGTTGATCTAGCCATTGGCGAAAAAGAGCAAAATGATAATTTTGTTATAGTGGTCATTGGGAAAAAAGAAGAATACTATTATATAGTTGATTTTTATGAAGGCCAAATAAGATTTAGCGATCAAACAAGAAAAATAAGAGACTATTACAAAAGATACGATCCTATAAAAGCACACATAGAGACAAATGCATATCAAGAAGCACAATATCAAAACTTAAAAGATAAATATCCGGACATGAGATTAAAACCAAAAAAACAAAACAAAGATAAAGTGTCTAGAGCATGGAAAAGATCTGCTGAATTTGATGATAAACGGGTATTTGTTTTGGATATACCAAAATCACACCAAATAATAGAGCATTTAGTTTTATTCCCTGATGGCCCTGGGTCTAAAGATTTTTTTGACGCGATGGATTTGGCTTTTAGCGCATCTAAAGCAAAAAGAAGAAAGAGAAGGAATTACGAACCTGGTTTATTAGGATAAAAAAATGAATGATACAAATAAGAAAGTTTTAAAAAATGTAAAAGCCAGAGTGGTTGAAGTTAGAAAACAATTCAACACCCAATCAAAATCAACAAAAGCCAATGACGATCCTCTTGTTACTCTTGGCGAATCTGGCAAGGTTATAGAAGCGCCATTTGACCCATTCTCTTTGACCTTGATGTTGGAGCGATGTACCGAGCTTGGCCCATCAATAGAAGCTATGGAGGTAAACATAGATGGTTTTGGGCACAGGTTTGTCCCAAGAACAAAAAGCGATCCGAGAATAGAAATTCCAGATGAAATCAGAAACGAAATCAAAAAGGAGAATATAAGACTACAAAATTTTTTCGAGAATTGTACTGAAGAATCTTTTATTTCGTTTCGAAGAAAACTGCGAAAAGATCTTGAGACAACCGGCATGGCTTATTTTGAGGTAATAAGGAGTCAAACCGGAAGCTTGCAAAGGTTTGTCCATATGCCGTCTTATCAAGTTAGACTCGGCAAAAAAGAAGATGAACAAGTACTTGCAAAAAGAAAAATTTACGAACTGCAAGAAAACGGATCTGTAAAAATCAAAACAATGAAATATTGGACAAGGTTTAGAACCTATGTCCAATCTAGACTGAATCATAGACACAATCTAGAAATAGTTCCGTCAGACAGAATAGTATGGTTTAAAGAATTTGGCGATGAAAGAATTTTAAATAATAAAACAGGCGAATTCGATCCAAATACAAAACCCGAAAACATGGCCAACGAAATAATTTGTTTATCACTTTATTCAGCCAGAAGTTCTTATGGTTTACCAAGATATATAGGTTCGCTTTTGTCCATGTTTGGCGATCGAGCGGCAGAAGAAATAAATTATACAACGTTTCAGAACAACAATATTCCGTCTATGGCTCTGTTGTGTTCAAATGGTCAAGTTACTGAAGGGACTATACAGAGAATAGAAAGTTTTTTGGAGTCTCAAGTACAAGGTTCAAACAATTATAGCAAAATATTGATTGTGGAAGCAGAAGGGGAAGAAGAGGGGGAAGAAGGGAATCAGATAAAATTAGATTTAAAACCGTTGACAAGAGAACAACACACCGATGCTTTGTTTCAAGAGTATTCGAAGAACAATAAGGAAAATGTAAGAAAATGTTTTAGAATGCCACCTATTTTTATCGGAAGTACAGATGACTATAACAAAAGTACTGCCGATATATCAAGAAGAATAACTGACGAACAAGTTTTTGCTCCAGAAAGAAGCGAATTTGATTCTCTGATGAATAAAAAAATAATGCCTGAGCTTGGAGCTATTTATCACAAGTATACATCGAATTCACCTAACACAACAGATAACGAACAACTTGTTAAAATGCTGGCTACTTCAGAAAAAACTGGCGGCATGACGCCTTATATTGCGAGAAAAATGTTGGAAGAAATTTTGGGAAGAGATCTGCCAGAGTTTAAAGAAGAATTTGATCCACATGTACCTTTTAGTTTGACAATGGCCGAGGCTGTAAAAAATAAAGCCGATCCAACCGAACCAGGACAACAAGTTACTGCTATTAAAAATTTAGAAGAATCTAATATGCTTGTACAACTTGCAAAGAACCTGAAAGAACGGGATCCTTTAATAGAACATCTATTAGAAGTACAAAGTTTGATTGAGAAAAAGTGGACAGAAAATTTATCTGAAGAACATGATTATGAATGCGAAGATGATTGATACTGAATTGGATTATATAAGGTTGTCTATAGTTGATAGAATTATATCAAAAACAGCAAACGTTTCGGAAATAACTCAAATAGGAAGATCTGAAAAAAGAATTAGAAGTTTTTTTTTAAAAACATGGAGCGACAGGGTTAAAAAAAATTATACAATAATAAAAAATATTAAAAGTGTTTCTACAATAATAAAAAAGATAAACAAAAATATGAATAGCTGGAAACACGACGTTTCAAAGGTTTTTTCCTTAGAGCTTTCCAATGTTTATAAACTTGCAAGAATTGCTGGTTATAAAAAAGCAACTGAACAAACAAAGGAGCCTCTTAGATATGGCTTGCCAAAGCAAAATATAAAAAAAGCAAAAGTTGTTTTGCCAGAGTTTGACTTGGTTGATGAAAAAACGGTAGAGTCAATAATACAACATCAGACATTTTGGGTTGGCGAAGTATATAACGAAAAAATGTCAGATGAAATCGCCAGAACAGTCAGAGAAACTATGGTCGAGTCGGGATTAGGTCCAGATGAAGCTTCAAAATTATTAAGAGAAAACTTGGAAAAAATATTTGAAACTATAATCTTACCAACTGGTTTTGTTGGAACCCCAGAAAGTTATTTTTCAGGTTTGGCCGCAAATTCTTACACCGTTGCCAGGATTCACGGCCAAATGAGATCTTTTTCGGAAATTGGAATAACATCGTATGAAATAAGCAACCCTGGTGATAAAAGAACATGTTCTAGGTGCGCTCATTTCGATGGAAAAGTATTCCGAACAGAAAACGGGGTTGAACAAATTGTCAAAGAATTGTCGCTCAAAGATCCAAAAAAAATAAAAGAAGTACACCCATGGCCTTCTTTGTCCGAGATAAAAAAAATATCATCAAAGGGTGGCTTTATAAGTGGAAGTGATGGTCTTAGGGATTCGGAAAAACTGGCAAAGGCCGGTTTGTCTTTGCCTCCATACCATTTTAAATGTCGGTGCACTGTAGATATATCTACTGAATCTAGTACGTTTGAAAATCTACAGCCTTTGTCTATGCCATTACTCAACAAAAAGTCAAAAAGCTAAATAAAAACAAACATATAACACTAAAATCGCTTTGTAGGAAATTGCAGCAAAAAGTAATTTTTGTTTATAATTTTACTATTAAATACTATTTGTATAGTATTTATACAGGAGTTTATGAAATGAAACGTATGTCAGCTCAACAATACGAAAAATTAAAAAACAATAGCAAAACAATTTTGTCAAAAAATAATGAATCTTCGAGCAATGGAGAAATTACTGAACAAAAGGTTTTAGCATATGTTGAAACAATAAAGGTTTCCGGAGAAGAAAGAAAAGTTACTGGTGTAGTACTTAGACCTAATGTTTTTGACGCACAAAAAACAACGATAAGTGATGTTGTTATAAGAAATGCTGCACATAAATTTTTATCAAGCTACAATAAAAAAAATACTATGGGTTTGCAACATTTGGATTTTAAACAGCCTATAGAACTGTGCGAATCTGCAATTGCACCAGTTGATTTTTCGTTCGGCGATAAAACTATTACAAAAGGCACATGGTATATAGTCGCCAAGGTCAATAGTGATAGTTTGTGGGACAAAGTAAAAAAAGGAGAACTTACCGGGTTTTCAATCGGCGGTAAAGCAAAAATAAAAAGATTAGAAAAGGAGAATGAACTTGTCTGATGTAAAAAAGTCTTCTAGTATTGGCGTGAAACATGAATATACCGATCTAGAAGTGAACGAAATTTCGATCGTTGATTTGCCAGCAAATCAAGAAGAGTTTGCCGTAATTAAAAGAGTCGAAAATAACAGCGAATTGGAGAAAAAAATAATGGCCGAAAAAAAACAAGAGATTGAAGAAGTCAAGAAAGAAGAAGAAAGTGAATTTGATAGTGGGAATATAAGTGATATTATCAAAAAGATTGGTGATATTGAAAGTAAAATCGAAGCTATTAAACTTGAAGAACAAGTTGTAAAAAAGGAAGATGAAAAAAGTCAAGCCAATGATGAAGTTGTAAAAATGGTTGTAGAAAAGTTGAAAGAGCAAAATGTAAAAAAGGATGAACAAAGCCTTATTGATGAGCTTACAACTGAACTTACAAAGGCAAAAACTTTTACACCTAGCAGAATTAAAAAGTTAGAAGAAGCTTCTGAACTTCTTACAAAACTTATGGACGAAATTAAACAAATCGGTGTTGGTCAATCTCCCAAAAACAATCTCCCAGCAAATTCTCAATTTGGCGATTCTGGAATCAAACAGATTATGAAAAGTGTAGAAGACATTGGGCAAAATTTTTCAAAACTTGCCGAAACTGTAAATGTGTTGAAAAACAAAGTCGAACAGTTTGAAAAAATAGGACAACCCAGTAAAACACTAGACAAGTCCGAACAAAAAGAAGTGAAGAAATCAGATAATCTTTGGGGTGGAATATTTAACCAATCGCTCTAAGAGAGTGTTATATAAAGGAGAAAAAAATAATGACTATCACGAATGAAGAGCTTGTCAGAAAAACTATTACTGCTGCGGACGCTCTTGCGTCAAGCGGGAAACTTAATGATGCCCAAAGCGATCGATTTATTGATTATGTTATCGACGAAACGAGCCTTAAAAACAACGTAAGGATTGTAAGATTTCGCAATGAAAACATGAATATCGACAAGGTTGGGATTGGAACGAGAGTTGCTGTACCAAAGAATGAAGCAAGGGATCCGGGAATCAGAAGGGGTATCACTACATCTAAAATCACTTTGACCCCTGCCGAAATTATGGTCCCTGCCGAGATTAGTGATAACTTTAAAGAGTTGAATATCGAAGGTGATAACTTTGAAGATCACGCTATTAGAATGTTTGCCACCCAACTGGCCAACGATATGGAGGAACTTTATATTATTGGCGATCAAAACGGACCAGCTGTTCTTGAGGGCGATATTATTGACAATGGCTCTTCGACCCAATATGTAAAAGACAGTTATCTTGCCTTGCAGGATGGTTGGCAGCTTTTGGCTGACAGTGGAAATGTTGTCGATGCTGAAGGTACCAACATTGGATTTTCTGTTTTTTCGGACGCAATCAAAGCGATGCCTACGAAATTTCGAAGAAATAAAAAAAATCTACGTTGGTTTATGAGCCCTGACCTTGCACAAACATATGCAGAAAGATTGACCACAAGGGCGACTATGGCGGGTGATGAAGCGGGCAGAGGTATGGTAATGCAACCCTTCGGTATTAAACTTGTAGAAGTTCCTTTGTGGGATTTTAATTCTAAAGTGGTCGAACATGTTGTTCTTAGCGGTACAACTGCAGTAACTCTAAAATATAAAAACATTACAAGTGTTATCGTTCTTCCAAACACTTTGTCTGATACACCTTCGACTCCGTATATTTCCGGCACTGATTATACCCTTGATGCTACTGCCGGAACGATTGCTAGAGATGCTGGTGGAAGTATTGGTGACGGCGACACGGTAAAAGTTACTTATTTGGCTTCTCCCCAACTTTTACTCACTCATATGAGCAATTTTATCATAGGTATTGGAAGAGATATACGGATCGAAAAAGATCGAGATATCTACAAATCTGTTGATCAATTTGCTATTACCGCAAAAATTTCGTGTCAGATTGAAGAGCCTACTGCTATAGTAAAAGTTAAAAATATCGGCGAAGGGGTCTAATTTAATTTTGGCCACCATTTTAACAAAAGGAGTTTATAAATGCCAATAGCAAGAATTGTTTTAACAAGTAAAGGTCCATCAACCCATACAAGGAGAGGAAGGAAATTTCTTAGAGGACAACCACAAACATTAACTAGTAATTCTGAAATTGAATATTATAAAAATGAATATGGTTTCAGCGTTACTTATTTGAGTGGAAGTGGCTCTCAAATCGAAAAAAAACAAGAAGAAAAACAAGAACAAAAAGAAGAAGATGAAATTTACACAAAAGATAGTCTTAAAGAGATGAAGAAATCTGTTTTACAAACAATTGCTTCTAAATTTAATATACCCCTGATAGGAAATGAAAAGAAAAAAGCAATAATAGAATCTATTCTTTTGGCTCAAGAAGAAGATGATGAGGAAGATGAATAAAAATATAACTGTCAAAGTATGTTTTAACGCTCCGTTCCAAATCGATTTTTTTGGTGTAGAACAAAAATGCAGAAGCAAAAAAGGGTCTATACATTTTATCCCAAACTCTGTAAAAACGCTTACTCTTCAAGAATGGGATTTTATTTGTAAGAATGGATATGAGTTTATGTTTTTGTTACTTGAGAAAAAAAAGAGCAATAAAAAAATAAACAAACCTGTTCCAAATATTATTCCAAATATTATCGAGACATCGCTTTACAAAAAGACCAAAAAAAAAGATAAAGAAAAATCAGAAGAGAACAAAGATTGATAAAAATACAAACCAAGTCTGGTTCCACTAAAATTTTTGATTTAAAAGAAAATGAGGAAGAAATGAATGAGTTTTTAAATCAAAATGAAATAACTTCTATCTCAATTTTAAAAAATTGTAATAAAAGATTGAGATGTGAATTTTGTGGAAGCGGGCTTGTTGTTTGTAAGGGCTGTGGAAACAATATTATAGACAAAAGATGTAACAACACTTTTACAAACGTTTTATTAAAACCGAAAGGCTTCAGAAGAGAATCATTTTTTCCAGAAATTATAGAAGAAAATGAAAAAACAAATGGAGGTGAAAGAATAGTAATACTCAATGATGGTATAAAAACAGTTTTGACAGTTCATAAATCGCAGAATTCATCAGTTTATTCTGTAAGTAAATATGGAAATTTAAGATTTAACAAAAATGGTTAAAAGTTTACAAAGATTATCCCAGATAGCAAAACCAGACAGTTTTGACGATCAAAAAACTGCTTCTGAAATTGCAAATTCTGAAACTGTTTCGGAAAATTTATCTCAATTTTTTGAAGCTTTATTGTCTCAGATAAAAAGGATAATCCACGGTAACGATCCGGGCAATTGGTTTGATGACCCGATAAGTCTTATAGGTGATGTCCGTTGGTTGGTCTATAAACAAGATGTTGCGTGCCTTGCGTCTGATTCTGTTGGGGATTGGATGTGCACACGTGGCGATAGAGTAAACGGAAAATGGAGAGTGCACAAGGCCGATCCAAGGGATATAGATAAAATGCCAGCAATAGGTGTGCTGATTTCAAAATCAACACCTACAGTCGGCGTTATGCAAATAATGGGACCGTGCGAATCTTTTACAAGTCTAGATTATACAAAACCACTTGCTTGGCTAGGCGATTCTGGATTGCAATATATGCCACCGATTGCAAATTCGGGCGGATATGTTATGGCGCAAAAACTTGGAAAACCAATGGCTAATAACATATTTTGGATAACCGGATCATTGGAAATGATAAAAAGGACAAATTAAAATGCCAAAGAAAAAGAAACAGAAAGAAAAAATAGAACCTTTTATTACTATCGAAGGAGTTGATAAGCCCTGTTTGTCAAAAGAACATTTGCTAGAAGCAGAATTGATGAACTATAAACAATCGGCAATTGTAGAAGCTATAAGGGCTCGAACATTTGAAGCGCAAAAGGTTGAAAACGAGGCAAAATTAAGAATAGATGCTTTGAGAAGAGAGATAGCTCATCTTAACGACGAATCTTCAAAATTAAGAGATGATAATAAACGATTTTGGAACAAATTAGGTGATTTATATAAAATAGATTTTTCAAAAGTCACATATGATTCTGATACGGGAATCATTACTTTTATTGAAGACAACATAAAAGAAAAAGTAGAACGTAAAAAAAATAAGAAAAATAGTACGTGATACATAACGAGGAAAGGATTTAAAAAATGGCAACACGAAAACCTCTATTTTTAGGTGACTATGGCGCTGAGGAAATGGCAACATCAGATGATATTGCTCTTGGCGGTTTGGCAATGTCTGGCAATATTACAATGGGTACAAACAAGGTGACTGGGCTTGCAAGTGCAAGTGCATCTGGCGATGCTTTGTCTTATGGGCAAAGTGGAGCGAGTCTTGCCGGCTTGACCCTTACATCTAACCTGGCAATGGGTACCAACAAAATCACTGGCTTAGCCGATGGTACTGTTGCAACAGATGCCGTTAACAAAGGGCAATTAGATACTGCTGTAATTACTGGTGGTCAGGTAAAGGAGCTTGTGTTGCACGAGAATCAGCTAGATGATACCGAAGGCGTATTAGCTTCTGTGGCTCTCACGATGGCTTCAAACCCTTCTTCTGGTGACACGATTGTTGTTACGGATGGAACTACTACAAGAACATATGGAGCGGGCACAGGCGGCGATGTGCAGTATACGATTGGTGCAACTGTAGCCGACAGCATGACAAACCTTGCTGCAGCAATTCAAGGTGATGGTTCTGCGATTTGGGGAGCTTATTTTTCCACAGATTTAGATGCAATTGACACTGATGGCGTTGTCGTAATAATCGAGGATGACAATGATGGTTCTGCATCTTCAATTTACGGAACTTGGGGAACTCAAGCAGATTGTCAAATTGTAGATTTTGGCGGCGAAACTCAATATACCAAAAAGACATTATCCACTCTGCCTTCGTCCGTTCCCGGGAGCACCAATTTTGGATTTAATAGAACGCAAAGTTCTTTGATTCCGGGCGAAATTCATACAATCGAAAATCTCGATCAAGCTTATATCTGGGATGATGATGCTGATACCTGGCAGGCAATGACGGGTGCAAGTTCGATTCCTGATGCTACATCGGCAAGTGGTGGTGGAACAAAAGGTAAAGTCACTTTTGATTCTGATTATGGTCTTGTTGTCACAAGCGGAATCGCTGCTATTTCTCTTGCGACCGATCCGGGCTTGGAGTTTTCAAGTGGAGATTTGCAGGCAAAAGCAAATACCAGTGCAGGAATTGAAATTACTTCTAGTGGCATCGGTATTGATTTAGCAGCATCCGATCCAGGTTTGCAATTTGATGGGTCTGGCGATTTAGAAGCTTTGGTTGATGGGACTACTATTTCTAAAGCAACGTCTCTAAATGTTCTTGGCGTTCCTTTGCAATTTACTGTTAACGGAGTTTCAACGACTACAAATGTAACTGCTGCAAATTTAAACGAGTTGACTGGTGGTGGTGCAACTACTTTGCACACTCACGCGATTGGAAGTGCAGATCGTTTGGAAGATGAATTAACTGCTGAAGAAACTTTGGCGCAGGGCGATGCTGTTGAATGGGGAACCACCAATGATGAAATCCGAGAATGCCAAGCAAGTGTAACTGGCAGGATTGATATAATCGGAGTTGTTGAAGAGTCTGGTGGAATCTCCGCATCTGGTACTGGTACGGTTGTAAAACTTGGTGTTGCGGTTGGTGTTATTTCTGGCGCAACAGTTGGTGATAGATATTATGTCGGCGATTCTGGCGGTTTGGTAAGTGGGATTGGAAATGTCTCAGCAGGAAATCACGTTATTTTTGTAGGGACGGCAAAAAATGCCACCGATCTTGATGTTGCTCCTCAATATATTGGTAAGAAAGCTGCATAAATAAAATGGCTATTGGCGTAGATAGAGTACAAGTTACAAAAGTAGAATCAACAGCTCTTGGAGGTGATGATAATGATATTAATCCGTTTGGTGCTCCTACGCCAATTGAGCCACAAGAAGATGCTATAGAAACAGCAGGTATTTTTTTACAAGACGAATCGAACAGAGATGAAAATGTTGGCATTTATAGAAACGGTAATAATCTCTGTTTGTTCGATAATGATAACGCAAGTAATCAATATCCTGGTCATACTCTGACAGATTTAATGGCTAACGTTGCAGTTGGCGTTAGAAAGTTTATTCCAGTTGGCACAACAGTTTCTGTTTTGGAGCATTATCAATATATTGTACATCACAATATTACAATCGAAGGTAATTTAATATTAGATGGTGAGCTTGTTGTATTGGAGTAATAATGTCAGAAATAACACTAAAGGAAACTGACAGCCATGATATACCAGCAACTGGTTATCAAAAACTTTATGTTAAAACCGATGGCAGTTTGTATATAAAAGATGATGGCGGAACCGAAACGGAAATAAAAGGTAATGTTGTTGGTGATGCAAGTTCAACTGATAACGCCGTAGCAAGATTCGACGGTACGACCGGAAAAGTTTTACAAAACAGTTCTGTTACCGTTGATGATTCCGGAAATATTGCGACTTCTGGAACTGTAGACGGAAGAGATTTGTCGACAGATGGTAGCAAGTTAGATAATATTGAGGCAAATGCTGACGTAACAGATGCTACTAATGTAGCGGCAGCAGGAGCCGAAATGACGGCTAACAAAAATGCTGCTAGCGGTTATGCAGGTTTAGATGGTAGCAGTAAATTAACTGGTTCTCAACAAGTTTATGGTTCGTCTGCGAATACGGCTTGCGAAGGAAATGATAGCCGTTTGAGCGATTCAAGGACGCCTACTTCACACAATACTTCACATGAGAGTGGTGGTGGAGATGCTATAAAATTAGATGATTTAAGCGCTCCTGATGACAACACAGATTTAAACGCTACTACATCAGCACATGGTTTATTGCCTAAATTAGGTGGTGGTACAACTAACTATTTAAGGGCTGATGGAAGTTGGTCAGAACCTCCTGGTGGCGGTTCGTCTTATCCAGAATTTCAAATCTTTGCTGATCAATTAGAGTTCCCTATTAATTCGGATTGGACAGTTAATGTGCACGCTGGTGGTGGTGTAGATTCTAACAACTCGGCTTTTTATGTTAGGCGGTTTGACGATACTACCGAGGAGGGCATTGGCTTTACTGTCAGATTGCCGTCAGGAATTACAAATATAATTATAGATATTGTATCCAGGGCTGAAACTGCTCCAGGCGGATCTAGAACGGTCGGATTAAAACTTTATAATAGGGGTTTGCCAAACACGGTTGACAGTTGGACAGCTGGTTTTACAATGGATGACATTGACATTCCAGATAACGAACAATGGCAATACGATTCAGAAACAATTGCTATTTCTTCTTTGTCTGTTAGTGCTGGTGAAATAGTGCAGTTCGAAATGACACGTGTAAACCCACAAGCTGGAACAGAATTGAGCGGCGATTGGACGCTATTGATGTTAGGAATAAGGTTTAGCTAATGGGTGTTCGTTTAGATAGCTCTTTTTCTACTTCTGGAATAGATTTTGGTGCTCCATCCCATCTTGAAGATTTAGATCCCCTTGCCGTTAGTGCTTGGATTTATCCATTAGGTTGGGGTCAATCTTCTTATGGAAGAATATTGTGCAAAGAAGGTGTATCCACAGGTTGGATGTTTTTTGTGGATGATAATGCAAGTAATGAGACGTTGGCTTTTTATAGATACCGTGAAACAGGAAATGCAAATTATAGGGCTGTAGATTATTCTATTACGTTAAATCAATGGCAGCATGTTGCGGCTGTATATACTTCTACATTTGGCAAATTATATATCAATGGAGAGTCGGTATCACTTCAAACGTCCGTGGCCGGTTCTGGTTCGAACGTTTCGGACAGTGGAACAAATTTAATTGCTGGCAATAGGTCTGGTTATTCAAGAGGTTTTTTTGGCAGGCTTTCTGGATTACAAATTTTTAATCGAGAATTAAGCGATTCTGAAATTGGCCAAATCTATTATGCCAGAGGACACGATAGGGTTTATGACAAACTTTTTGATGCACCATTGAATGAAGGAGTGCCACAAACTACTACCGGAACTGACGCTAATATGAAAGATAGAACAAATTATTTAGTAACAGGAAGTTCAATATATGCAAGTTCATATTGGACTTTCAACGTTCTTGCGCCACGCAGGAGGGGATAATATGGCAGATGTAATAAAAAGAACGGCAGATGCAAACGGTATATATGAATACTTAACAACAGTGAATACGCCTGAATATCCATCGGGCACCTGGCTGATAAATCCTAATTTATCAGGCGTTAGTGGTGTTGCCCAAAAGTATTGGAAAGTTGTTTCAGACACTGTAGTAGAAATGTCTCAAGCCGAAAAAGATGCTGTTGACGCAATTATTGCTCAACAAGAACAAGATCAACTTGAGGATGATATTGTAAGAAATGTTGCTGTATTAAATCCAACAGCAATAAGTACAGAAATTCAAACATTGTTGGAGGGTTCACCTATTTGGACAGATTCTGTAACAGGCAAAAAAGGTCCGCCGCCTTTTATGCTTGCGCTGCATAATGAACGTGAAATTCTTAATCCATCTGCAAATCCTCTTTATGTTTCGACTTTTGTTTGCATTAATGATCGTGTTTCAATTTTGGAAGGTTTGCATAATGGCAATACTGGCTGGCATCAATTGCAAATTGACCAATCATTGTATACAGGACCTAAAAAATTACTTATTTATTATGGGTGGCCAGGAAGTTTTAATTCAGCGCAAAATGGTTGGGATTGGAAGAAAGTTGCACTCGATATGTGCAAATATGATTTGATCGTTCTTGGGAATTCTTTGCAGGAATTATTAACGCAAGGATCTCATACTGGCTCAGATGGGCAATCCGTTTTGACAGATAGTTCAAAAAGTTGGACGACAAACGAATTTGTTGGCAAGGTGATTATAAATACTACTGATGGCAGTAGTGGAACTATTACCGCAAATACTTCTACAACAATAACAGCAACTTTGTCTGGTGGAACGGATAATGACTGGGATACTGATGACGAATATTTGGTAGGTGATCATGGAGATATAGCGAATACCTGGAGAATTATACAAAGAATAAAAACTGTAAAACCAAGCGTAAAAATTTTTGGTTATGTTTCAGTAAATCAAACAGATGCAAATTTTGATGATAAAGCAGATGATTGGAATACTCTTGGAACCAGCGGTATTTTCATGGATGAAGCTGGCTGGGATTATGGTTCTGCTGCAACAAATGGTAGAGACGCATTTAATGCAAAAGTTGATCATGTACATGGTCTTAGTTCGGCCAATATTTGTTTTGTAAATGCTTGGGATATAGACGATATTTTATCAAGTGATTATGACGCAACTTGGAATCCCGATTCCGATCCATCAAATTTGACTTATAACGATTGGTATTTGTTGGAATCATTCCCAATAAACGATCTTGCTTATACTGCATCAACGCCAGATGGATATGAATCAAAAACAGATTGGGCAAACAGGGGTGTTGCAGCGAATAGTTACCGCTATTCAATGGGAATTAATCTTGCTGCTGTTGGTGTTATAAGTAATAGCAATTCAATTGGACAAGATCTATATAATTTTGGCGAACTTTCCGCTTTGATGTGGTGTTTAGAAGCGTGGGGAACTTCCGATCAATATTATGGAGCAAGTTCTGCCGCTGTAAAATATTGGCCCAGAAGTGATATGACTCCGCTAGGCAAAATTTACACAAATAGCCCTTCTATACAGGTTGATTTAGTAGATACAGATCTTTATACGAGATTTGTAGAACATGGAGAACTAAAACTTGATTTTTCCGACTCAAATAATCAAAAATCTGAAATAGTTTACCATAAAGGACTTCTGCCTTATACATATGGACCAAAATCAACAGCCGAAATGATTTCAGTTTTAAATCCTAAAATAGGCGATACCTGTTTTAACACGGATTGGAATTTGCCATGTTGGTATGACGGCAATATTTGGCTGTCCGAGCAAACTATAAAATTGGTAAATAATAGCGGTGGAACATTAGTTGCTGGTGATGTTGTTATTTTGCATCAAAGCACAGCCGAAAGTTGTGATGATACAACAACCGCAAATGATATAAATGTTATAGGCGTTATAGCGATTGGAGGTGATGACACCGAATATATCACGGTTGCAACTAAAGGAGTTTGGGATGTAAATGTTACAGCAACTACATCAATAGGAGACGGTCTATATACAAGCACGACTGCTAAAGCGGCCGCGCCAAACACAAATGGTAGTGTAGGTGTGTTTGCTCAAGCAGTGGCAAACAGAACCGGTTCAGGCCTTGTTAAAGCGATGATTCTTGGGCCGGAAACAACTTAGGAGCAAAATTGAAAAATCATTCACTATCTGGTTCTGAAATTTTTTCGATGACAATTTACCCGAACAGGGGTTGGGTTGATTTAACAAATAACGTGCAATTTCCATTTATTTCTGCTGATATACCAAAAAAAATAAAATTTTCAAATGTAAGGTTTGATGGTTCTGGCAATTTAAGGGTTATAAATATAACTAACAGATTTTTCACATTTTCTGTGTCTGCAAACGGGGGGAAAAATAAAAGAGGAATAAGAACAGTATCTTTCGACTGGGAGGCAATTTTCTGATGCAATACAACGGTTTACCTGACATAACTAAACGCTCTGACACAATCGGGACACATTATTTTGATGACCCAGAAACATGGACAACTTTAGAAGATAGCACGTGGGAACTAAAACCGAACGCTGGTGAAGCAATAGAAATACAATCTGCTCAGATTGATTTTTCGGAAGATATAAATACTCCCAAAACGGGCAATGCCATTATTGTAAAATTTTGGTCAAACAACATACAACAGCCATTAAAAACAGTTTATTATCACAATTTGAAGGACTGGATTACAAGATCATATAAAAAGACAAAAACAGAATTAAATACTGGTGGTGTAATAACTGGTTCAATTTTACAATTGGATTTAGATTTTGCTCCACCGCAACCAATTATTTGGTCGTCTGCTGGTTTAGATATTTTTGGCATACCAAAAATAAACAGAATGACTGTACATCTTGAAAATCACACACCTTATAAAAAGTTGTCAAACCCGAACGAAAATGCTGAATTGGCAAGAGCTAGATATTTTACGTCTGTTTATGAAGACCCGGATTATGAGTAGAAAATGACCAACAAAATTGACGAAAATATAAAATGGTTGTTTGATTCTAAAATAGAACCAATAGAAAAAAATCTAGATTCTGTTTGGTCCACAATAGACAGAATAAGAATACACAAATGTGTAAACGAAGAAAGAATAAAAAACACAGAGGAAACGTTGAAGAAATTACCAAATTTGATTTCTGAGATAAATTCTTGGAAGAATTTTCGTAAATTCTTGATAGGTGCTGTAACTACATTGTTATTCGCTATAGTGGCTGCTATAATATCTTTTACAACTTTAAAAGCTGATACAGAATATTCAAAAAACACAATAGGTGAACAAAAACAACAATTAATATCTTTAGAAAAAGATGTACAAAAAATAAGAATAAATAGCGAAAAACAAGAAGAAAGAAATGCAACTATAAGAATTCTATTGACTAAGGTTGACGAGATAAAGAAAAAGATAGAAGAGGAATAATGTCTCTTTACAATTCTGTTTTGGAAAAACTTAGCGGAACTATCGACGGTGTAAATAAATCATTTAATACGCCGTCGAAGTTTGTATCCGGTACAATTAAAATAGTTGTAAATGGACAAGTTTACGAACCGGACGACGAAAATTTTGGTTGGACAGAAACTAGCGATCAATCAATCGATCTAGTAACTGCGCCAATTGCAGATGATGTGTTGCAAGCGTTTTATCAAGATTTGGATACAGAACATCTTGGTCTGAACAACGTAATAGGCACACCGTTCGATCCGGACGGTATTTTGCCTTAGGTTTAATAAAAATGGAAGAAATTGTATCAAAACCGTTTCCAAACGAACACGCAGCTAGACAAACAGAACCGAGCCAATATGATTCGTTCAGAAGGTTTAGACCAAAAGGATTTCCAAAGGGTGTGGATGTGATAATAGGTTTAAAAAAAATAAATGGCAAGACAGTTTCAGAGATTCAAACAATCAGATTTAAGTCTAACAAATGGACTCCAGAAGAAGCTAAAAGATGGCTAAAAGAACATGGTTTTAAAACAAACCTGGAAGTTGCAAGTAAAAGAGAAATTAAAAAAAGCTTTTGGTATGGAGTAATATAAAATGGCATCTTTAGCAAGAGGTGAATCGAATACTACATCTGTATTAAACTGGTTTATCCTGGTAAATGGGGTCAAAACAGATGCATATGAAGTTGGATACAGGATAATTGATATAACCGGAGGTTTACCGGGAACCCAAGTATTCCCGACAACAGAAGGAGAATATGAAGATGTAAGTAGTTTGCCAGGCCATTTTGCTGTAGGTTCATATTATGCTTATGATAACACCGAGAGTAAGGGTTGGACGCCGTCTATTGCTGAACCCATAGGTACACATAGGATCGAGTGGAGATGGAAGATAACTGCTGCTGCGCCTTATCAGTCGGGGCAAGAAGACTTTGAGGTATTGGTTCAAAGCGCTGGCTCATCTGTCGATACATATATATCTATACAGGACATAAGAGATCAAGGTTTGCTCGAAGCAGATTATGACGATGAAACCGTTTTGGCAGCGATAGAAATGTGGCAAGCGTTTATTGATAGAGCTTGTAGACAATGGTTTAACCCAAGATCTTTAATTTTGAGTGTTGATGGGACCGACAGTGACACTTTACATTTTGGCGTTCCGATTATAAGCATATCATATATAAAAATAAACGATAGTACGACAGAATTAGATACGTCATTATATAAAGTGTATAATAGATTAAATGACTTTTCAGATCGTTGGAATCCAAGGATAAAGCTTGTAAATTCTCTGGAATATACTGATATTTTTACTGCCCCAATAACCGGTAGAAGCCTGATATTTAGGAAAGGCAGACAAAATCAGGTAATAAGTGGTGTTTTTGGCTATGTAGAAGATGACAATAGTCCGCCAAAATTAATACAAAGAGCTTTAACAAAATTGGTTATTGAAAAATTGACCACACCTTTGTATTCGACAAGCGGTTTTTCCACTGGAACAATCCCACCAATATTGGGAAATATTCTTGAAGAATGGACGGATGGTCATAAAATAAAATATTCTGCGCCTGGTGGAACTACAAAACCAATTGCACAGGGGCTCAGAGGAATAACGAATGATCCTGAAATATTAAATATTTTGAAATTGTATAAAGCGCCAATCGGCTGTGCAACTCAAGCAAATCCAAGTTACAGGTAACATAAATGGTATTGCCAAATCTAATACATCCCGTAAACGTGATAATACAAACTTTAGATACTGCAAACACAGTGTATGATGAAAACCACAGGGAACCAATACCACAAACGTCAAGAAACAGTTCACAAACGGTTTTAGGACAACCAAAATATTTTGGAAGAGAAAAGGAAGTTGATATCGGCGGTAAGATAATAAAGGCAACTGGATATGTATTGTTTAGGTATTCGGATTTAGAATATCAATCAATAACTTTAAAAACTGATGACAAAATTACAAAGATTGGAAAACTAGATTGTGTATATTATATAAATGGATTGACGCCAGCAGGTCATTATACAGATCAATTAGGTGCTACGATGGTAAAAGCATTTTTTAATGATAAACATCCTGCACAGAACAATTATGCGATATGAAAACTATTTTTAAAAAAGATAAAAATTGGAAAAAACTAGAAAAAATACTAGGTACAAATGTGCTTAATAAAATAGTTAGAAAAAATATAAGAACGGCTAGTAGACTTAATGGTAAAATTTATGAAAAACATCTTAGAAATACTATAAAGAGTGGAAAATTTGAAGACAATGCGCAATTAACACAACTTATAAAGGGTGATAACAAACCGTTGGTTGGATTTGAACCAGGGGCGACTTTGTTTAAATCGGTAACATCGAAAGTGCTTGGTACAAACAATCCTTTTTTAGATTTTGTTTTTGTCGGTGTATTGAGAACCAGTGAAAACTACAATATTGCTTTGACAGTGCATTATGGAAAAACAATAAGCGTTACTGAAAAAATGAGAGGATTATTTTTGGTGTTAGCAAGCGCAAGTCAAGGCAAATTAGATTCATCGAAATTGACAGGACGTGCAAAAACTTTGTTTGGTTATTTTAAAAAATGGAAACCTCTAAATAACAATACTACAAAAATAATAATCCCCCCAAGAGAATTTGTTGATGAGGCATTTAAAGATGGCGGTATAAAAAATGTTTTGATTGATAACTGGTTTAAAGCATTCAAATCAGCCTATAAAGAATTGGTATCAATGACATGATAGTCAAAAAAATAGTAAAAAGATTTTTGTTTTACGAAACAAATAGAAGTGAAATAGAATTGGGAACTGATACCAGATTAAATCCAAGTGACAATTGTATACAACTTTTGTATAACGAAAGTACAAAGGAATATCCAACTGATTCAGATCTTTATGTTAAAAGTTGGGTTTTTAATCCTGGCAGTGTTGTTAGATTTATTGGTTTTGATGTTTTGGGAGATATAACAAAAGATTATGATAATACAGAACTTACAGGATATAATTTTAGAATCGGGAATGGTACAAACGAGTATTATTGGAACGGTGCAACATGGGAAATAAACACGACCGACTGGAATACAGAAGATGAAATTGCAGAAAATATAAATTCGTTTGATGCAACAGAAAAGAAATTACAAATAATAATAAATTTAACTTCCAATGATATTAGATATACTCCAAAAATTTACGAGATAAGGGTTTTATACGAATCTACAATAGATTTTCAAGACGACCTTATATATAATTCAATAATCCCAAAATTGAAAGAATTAAGACCAATATCTGATCACATAATTGTAATGCCAAACGATAGTGACACAATTGACTTAAACGATTTCGAACTTGACACAGATTATGAAATAATTGCAATCGACAGCTGTTTTAATTACACTGACGATCCAAGCAAATACACCGATATATATTCAAGTTATGATTCCAACACAAAAATAATAACGCTTAATACAACTGTTTCAGAAGATAAAAAAGTTTGGATAAAATTTACATATAAACCTTTGGTGGCATTTACGACTGATGACGATTATATAGAAGTAAGCAAAGTTCCAGCTATCCATATATTGAACACGGAAGTTTTAAAGAACATTCCGGCTTCCTTTAAAACTTCTGTTAGAAACAAATTCAATTACACTGCTACAAGTATAATAAAATCAAGGCAGAGAGATTATGAGTTTATAGTTTCGGTTATAACAAACAGTTCTTTTGATTTGCAAAGGTTGCAAGATTCTATACAAAAATTATTCGAAGAAAATGAAAAACTTAATCTAGTTGGTTTGGACGAGTCTTATAATTGGTTTATAAGCTCTGATTTTACTGGACAAGGAGGAAAAAATTCTGGAGTATTTTCATCTATTTTTAGATTTTTGGTAAAAAATATTGTATTTTCTTACAGTGATGAAACTAATGAACTTGTACAAAGTTTTAATATTGCTGGTGATTTGTCTATCACTATAATTTAGGAGGTAATATGGCTCAAAGACGTTTTGGACCTACTAGGGGCGCTGGCACAGTAATAATAGAAAAATCTGGCCAAAAAAGCATTGAGCTTGCACCATATGGCTGGTGTGGTTATGCCGGTTTGCTTGAAAAAGGACCGGTCGGTGAATTAATACAGTGTCAAAGCAGAGCAAGTTTTTTGAAAAAATGCGGATCTTACATAGACGATTCGCTATTGCCTGACAACTGCTTTAGTTATTACAGGATTGCCAATGGCGCTGGTGGTTTGTACTTGGTTAGAGTAACTGATGGGAACGAAGTTCAAGCTGAAAAAACTATATATGCGAGAAAAGATGGTGTAATTCCTGTTGCTATGGGAAAAATCAAAGCTCATAACGGTGGCCGTTGGGGTGGAAAAAAACAAAAGTATGATGGCGATGTTTCGGACGTAGCAGATATTGATGAAACAGAAATTACAACTGGTATTACTACATGGGTAACAGATCAATGGAAAGGCGGATATGTAGAACTTGAAGGTGTTGCAAATACTCAATATCCGATTATTGGAAATACTTCTGCCGGTGTTATCCAGGTTGCGGCAGATCAAACAATGGACACTGATTTAGGCGCTGGTTCTGAAACCGGTTATACTCTGTTTTTAGACAATGACGACAAAGCGGTTTCTTTTGAAATTGGGGACGGCGAACAAAATCCGGACACAGAATTTTCGTTATCAGTTTATGTTGATGGCGAGTTTGTCAAAAAATATTCTGATTTGTCAACTGACCCAACTTCGACAAAATATTGGGTTTCGATCATAAACAACGATGATTCGAATTATGAAATCGAAGCTGAAGATCTTTGGACTGGTGCTCACGTAGCAAACGTTCGTCCAGCAAATTATTATGGAACTGTTTCAAGCGTAACAGATACTATTTTGACAGCAAACATACATTATATGGATTTGTCTGGCGCAACTGGCGACCCTACAATTGCTTTGGGGACTGTTAACGCCGAAATGGTACGACAAACGCTTACGATTACAATGACATCGGCAACAGAGGGCGGTGTTGTTTCGTCTGAATTTGGTTCTCTCGGGACAATAACTTTTGGAACAGAGTTTGATTCTGGTCACAGATTTGTTCCTCCTTTTACAATCACGGCTGGGTCAACTGCATGTGTTGCTGCAGACGTAATTATTGTGTATTATAAGCCTCTGGAAAATGGCGAATATGCAAATGGTTATTTGTATCCAGATAAAGCGAATGAAAAACTGAAAAAATACAGAATTGTATCAAATGCATACAACACTATAACCGTTGCTGATGGTTCTGATATGACTTCGATTTCTGAAGCAGACGATCAATTTATGGTTGTTGCAACAACGGAATTGGCTGGCGGGATTGACGGCAATGCAGATATTGCAGATAGTGATTATACACAACAAGCGTGGGATACATCTTCAAGTCCGTTTAATAGACTCAAAGGAACCAATGCTGGTTTAGTAAAAATGGCCACCCCTGGTGTAACTTCTACAACTGTCGCTCAGGCGGGAGTTGCATATGCAGAAGCAAAAAACCATCAATACAGATACGAAATTCCATCAAACATAACAACCGAAATTGGTGCGATCTCTCAAATAAATGACACGTATGGAAGAAATGATTTTGCCGTTTGTTCATTTCCATCTTACTGTTATGTTGCCGATCCACTAGGAAGCGGAGAAGGAAAAAGAAAACTTGTTACGAATACGGGTATGGTTCATGGTCGTGAAGCAAGGTTTTCTGGAGATTATGAGGGTTATCATAAAGCGCAAGCTGGTATTGACGCAACGTTGCCAGAAATTCTTTCTTTGACTACCGGCAACACTTTGCTTGACGAAGAAAGTCTAAACCCGGTTGGGATTTCTGTTATCAAAAAGGTAAAGGGAAATTATATTATTTGGGGTGATAGAACTTTATATCTGGATTCTACCTGGAAATGGAAACATCAACGCGAGCAGATGTCTTATTACGAGCACGTTCTTTCTGAAAATTACGATTGGATCATTTTCCAAATAAATGATTCTAACTTGTGGGGGCCAACAAAATCATCGCTAAGATCATTTTTCTTGCCCGAATGGAGAAAGAAAAATGCAATTCGCGGAGATACATTTTCCGAAGCATGTATAATCAAAATCGATGGCGAAAATAATACTGATGCAACGATGGCCCAAGGTGATTTTAATGCATCAATTTCATTAAGATTGGCCGATACAGTTGAAAGATTTATTATAGAAATTGGAAAACAAGGAATTTTTGATTCTGCTAATTAAAAGGAGCATAAAATGACCGTAAGTATAAAAAAGATTATTGGCGACGCTGGAGCGGGTTTGGACAAATCACACGGCACTGCTACGCTGTATGATGCAATTGCGGCAATTGCAACACAAGTTGCAGCTTTGACAACCGCCCTAAACCAATTAATAACAGACTATAATGCAGAAACTGATGCTGACCATACCGATTCGTCAGCATCATCTGTAACCACTCAGTTTACGATCGAATAAAGGGAGGTAAATTATGTTAAAAGGATTAATCCTTCCGGATCACGCAGCGAAGAACAAATATACACTCAGTGTTAATGGTATGGTTGATTTGACCGTAACAATGCACGGCAATATAGAGGAAGAATTAAAAACCGTTGATTTGCCTGATAACACAAAGGCAAGTGGTGGTGATTCGAATCCTGTAGAATTCACTTTTTCTATTCCTCTGCACCATGCAGTTGAAGTTTTGGCTCTAGAGGAGTGGTGGTTAGAATGTAAAAACTCAGCGCCAACATACAAAAGGCCTGCTACATTGACATATAAAACAGCATCTGAAACGGCAGTTAGAAGTTATTTTTTAGATGGAATGTTTTTGACAAAAAGAAATTTACCCGATTCGGAAATGGGAAATGACGGCGAAGCACAATTAATAGAGTGGACCGCTTCTGCTGATAGTGTTGAGCCCCTTCCGTAATTTTTATTAAAGCAGATCTAACATAAGCCTATTGTGCTAAATGGAGATAGCTAAATGCCAAAAGAAACCAGGATAATAAAAGACATGAACGAATTGCCATTAGGAATTAGAGATGGCAATTCGTACAACAAAACATTTTCAATTAAACGTTGGACAATGAAACAAGAACGCGAAATCGGCCTGTTGGCAGAAAAAAATAAAGATGCTACCACAGGCCGATTTGTTGCAATGCTTATAGGGACAATGTTTACAAGGCTTGGACCATGGGATTTTGAAAAATTATCAATAGAGGAGAAGATCTTAAAGATAATGACCATGTTTTCCGGTGATGTTATGTTTCTATATTGTTATATGAGATATAAATCTCTTGGTCCTGAAATAGACATTAAACTTGCATGTCCAAATACAAGGGCGTGTGGAAACGAATTTGTATTTAAGGGTGATGTTGGCAGTATAGATAACACTTGTTTCAGTGATTTCGAAGAATCGAAATGGTTTTATGAATTGAAAGAACCATTTGAAATAAGAAAAAAACAGATAAATAAATTCAGATTAGCACCGTCAAGATGGAATTCGTATGAATCTTTCACGGATAAAAACATGAAAGGTTTTGGCGACTTAAAAGCAAAAATATTTGTTTCGCACATAATTGGCCTGAATGAAGAAAAGGAAAGTATAAATTTGGTCGATCACGAACTTGATGAGATGGGAAAGGCAGATATAGAAACGTTGTCAAACAAAATCGACCAAAATAGGCTTGGTCCAGATTTATCAATAGAAGCTGTTTGCGACAATTGTAAAACTAAATTTATAAGAACTATACCATGGGAGTATACCAATTTTTTCGGAATTTCTTCCCAATAAGCAAACTTGACGACTTATTGGAACAAGTTTTTACATTAACTTATTGCATGAAGGGAATGGATTACTCGTCAATAATGGAAATGGAATTTGTGGAAAGAGAATGGTATCTCAAACGCTTAAGCAAACAACTGAAAGACGAAGAAAAAATGCTTAAAAAAGGTAAAAAATAATGGCTTTTGAAAAAATTGGTTTAGGTTCAATTTTTTCCACTGATACCAGACAAATGGTTTCTTCTGTTGATAGAGCAAGAGAATCATATAGTCGTTTTGTAAATATTACAAATACAGTTCCAAATTCTATGAGTAAAATATCTCAATCCTCGTCGCAATTAACAGCCAAAATGAAAGCTATGGCTCTTGGTGTATCATCGGGTGCATCGAAAATAGCGTCAGGGATTGGAAGTGTCGGATTGGGTTTTGCCCCTCTATCTCTTGCCATTGGTGCAGGTTTAAACCAAGCGATAAACTATGAAAAACAAATGTCGGCCGTTGGTGCCGTATCCAGAGCCACCGGGGAAGAAATGTCAATGCTGTCTAGAGAGGCAAAGAGAATGGGTATTGTATCCGTGTTCTCTGCCTCACAGGCAGGCGAAGGTATGGAATACTTAGCAAGGGCAGGGGCAAGACCGACTGAGATTGTAGCGTCTCTTGGTGGCGTTATGAATGCAGCGGCAGCAGACGGAATAGAATTGGGACAGAGTGCCGACGTTGTTGCAAGAGTAGTAAAAGGCATGGGCAAGGAATGGAGTGACGCTGGCCACATTGCGGATGTTTTGGCTTTGGCAAGTGCAACCGCAAACACAAATATATTGTCTTTAGGCGAAACGTTTGTTTATGGCGCTTCAAGCGCAAAATCTTTAAATTTGTCGATAGAAGAAGTAACATCTCTGTTCGCGGCTGCTGCAAATGCTGGTTTAAGAGGTTCTATTGGTGGTACGGCATTTTCAAATATGATGATTAAACTTGCCAAACCTTCTCAGAAAGCTCAAAAAATATTAAAAAAATTTGGATTAGAATTAACAAACAGTGATGGTAGTTTAAGAAAAGTTGCTGATATTGTTGACGACTTTAGTAAAAAAATGTCAGGAATAAAAGACGTTGTTGAAAAACAAGCGATTATTTCTGAGGTGTTTGGCCAAAGAGGAGCAAAAGCATATAATGCTCTTGCTATTGCTGGCAGAAAAAGTATTCTTTCTCTTGAGGAACAATATAAAAAATCGTCCGAAGGCGAAGGTGCCGCTTTGGAGATGGCCAAAAGAAGATTGGATAATTTTGCCGGTTCTGTAACGCTTCTCAAAAGTTCCTTAGAAGGTCTATCTGTTAACTTTTTTGAACCACTGCTAAAACCCTTTGCTACATCGTTAAGGCAATTTACAGAAGGTTTTAACAATGTATTGCTTGCGCTCATGGAAATAAATGAAGCGGCGGAAGATCCTAAATCCATTGGCATAAGCATTGATGCAGTAAAAAAATATGGCCAAACAGCTTTAGATATAGCGCGTGGTTTGAGAGACGCTATAGATACAATCGGAAATGCTTGGGATTGGCTTACTACAAAAATAAAAGAAGGTGCAAATTGGTTTAAAGAAACTTTTGGTGGTTCTACATCATTAAGACAAATAACAAAAATGGCATCACTGTTTTTGATTGCAGCGGCAGCAATCACACCGGTTATATTAGGGTTAATTGGTGTTAAATTTATAATTGGTGGCATAGTATCAATTGTTTCCGGAATTGGAACCATATTGGCTGCTGTGTTTTGGCCTGTTGTTATAGTTGCTGGCGCTTTACTTTTAGCTTGGCAATTACTTAAGAAAGAAAATGAATCGTTTTTTCAAACAGCCGTTAGAGTATGGAAAAACATTAAGACTTGGGGTTTAGATGTTTATCAAAATGTTTTAAAACCGTTATGGCTAGGTATTAAAGATGCGTTTATACCGATTTTGGAAGAACTGGGAAAGGTGTGGTCTGAAATAGTTATAAACATAAAACTTGTATTTGCTGATTTATATACGTTTTTGTTTGGCGAAATGGATAAAACAAAAGTAGATTGGCGGGAAGTCGGAAGAGTAATAGGATCGATAATAGGGGCAATTGCACAGGCGATTTTAGTTTTTGTTAAATATGCAATACCATTGATTGCATCAATTGTGATAGCGATCTATACAGTTGTAAAAGTTGTTGTTGATATAATATGGACATTATTAAAAGTTGTTGGCGTGATTATAGAAACAATTATGAAAATGGTTTGGCCGGTGGTAGATTGGATAGCTACACAATTCGGCGAAGGTTTTGCAAAAATTGCAATTGCATTTGAGGAAGTTTTTGCTGGTGATATGGTAAGAGGGTTAGCAAAACTTGGAACCGCAATATTAGATTTTGTTTTAAAACCATTAAGGTTGATAATAGAGGCAGCATTGGCTCTTGGCGATGCCTTCAATATTGATGTACCTGACGCTGTTAGAACTTTTGCAAAAGAAGGGTTGAGTGGAAATTTATTTAATATGCCATCCAACGAAAAAGTTTTTAACACAAGAGAAGAAATGCTTGAGTCGATAGGTATTGTTAAAACAAAAAAACTTGTAGAACCTGAAGACATTTCTAAAAGAAATTCGGATCTTGCTAAACTTGCTACACAAGCTTCTACGATTGCAACAAAAAAAGAAGCGGCGAAAAGAGAAGATATAAAAGTTGAGAACATAATAGAAGACAAAAGACAAATTGATGTAAAGAATGATTTGTCTATAGATGGAGATTCTTTGAATATAGCAAGTTCGAGAAAAAGACTTGAAATACAGGAAAGATCTGGTTTTAAATCAACTCCGTGGCAAAGAAGAGCTATGTTGGAGCACGGTTCAGCACCGATGAATAGAGGTTAAAATGGGACTTATTGACGCAATATTTGGAAAAAGAACGTTCTTTTTAAGAAATAAAGATACGGGGCAGGAATTGCAAGGACAATTTCCTGCACAAAATGTAGTTGAAAACAAATCGTCAAATTATTCCGAAACTGTTTCTCTGAATATGCAGACTCCAATAAGCCAATTTGTGAATGGAGAACTGGACACAATTTCTTTTCAAGCAACATTTTTTAATCGAGATATTGTATTCGGTCAGGCCGGGGATGATATTGATCTTTTGGATAGTTGGATAGAAAGAGACAATTCTCTGACAAGACCGCCAATCCTTTCGTTTTCAATTGGTGACGGCCATTTGTCTATGGGATCGTGTACACTTCGACGTTTGTCAAAGCGCTTTATGATGCCTTATAAAACAGGCAAATTAAAAGGTGTTGTATGTGATATAACACTCGCCAAATACAAAGGATATAGTCTTGAATCGGAAGAACCTGGCGAAACTCGGTATCATATAGCAAAAACCAGAGATTATTTTGAAATGCTTACATATAACGAATATGGTTCAGCTGAAATGGGAGACATAATAAGACAAAGACATCCAGACAAGTTAAACATACAAGTTGCTGATGTAATAAAATTGCCGTCTGTAGAAGCTATAAGAACCGAAGTAATTACGCAAAAAAGTAATGTTTTTAAAACAGCTTATGGCAAAAAAGAAACAGAGCAAAGAAGCTTGCGTATTTCAATGCTAGAACGAAGAGATGATGATTATACGAGCTATATAATATGACACTTTTAGACAATATAAATGGCGTTAATGATAAAACGCTTGCTCCAAAATTTTCTATCGATGTTGCAAACACAAACGTCGATGGAAATATAAAAGATTTTATTACAAGTGTAGAATATGAAAGTTGTGATGGTATAGCCGACGTTCTAAGATTGCGTTGTAACAATCCTGATGGAATGATTTCGAATGCAAAAATTTTTCAACCTGGAAATGAAGTTTCTGTATATTTTGGATATAAAGAACCATTAAAACATGTGGGTAGAGTAATAATTCAAAGGCCGGTTCTTGATTTTCCAGAATCGGGAATACCAACTATAAATGTAATAGGTTATACAAAAGATTCGTCGATGACTGGTTCGCCAGAAGAGTCTAAAAAAAGAAGGTTTAAAGACTACAGATATAGCGACGCTGTATATGAGATTGCCGATCGCTATGATATGGAATATGATATAGACGATACAGAAGAAGAACCTCACAACTGGTTTCAAAAGTCAGGCGTAACTGATTATGAATTAGTTCAAGGTATGGCTAACTTGTCAGGTTATGTCTTTTGGATTGACGGTGATAGCGTTGGAAAATGGTATTTACATTTTAAAAATCCAAATAACATAACTGACCAGGAAAAAAAATATACATTCACATATAATGATGGTGATTACACTACTTTGCTTAGTTTTAAACCAGAAATGCTTGTTACCGGCGCAACAACAAAAATATCTGTTGTTACAAAGGACAGAAAAACAGGAAAAATTATAAAAGCAGAGGTTGAAGAAGAAAACAATAACTCGCCAGACATTCAGGTTTCTGGCGATCCACAAACAGTCGTAAAAGGAAATTTTACAACTGCCAGTGATATAAAGCTGTATTTTGGAGATTATTCTTTCGAAGCTATTTCAAACAAAAGGTTTAAAAACCAGAAACAAGCTAAACTGTGGGCAGAGCAATGGTTCAGGAGAAATAGAGAAAATTTTATATTGGCGAACAATTGTAAATGTATAGGAACAGAAACTTTAATGTCTAGACAAATACATAAAATTTCGAATATTGGAACAGCTTATGATGGCGATTATTACTTTTCGAAAGTAAAGCATGTTTTTAATAACCAGGGATACAATTGTTATTTTAGTTGCAGAAAGGCTACTCCATGATTGTTGAAAAGCACGAAGCGACTGTTATGTCTGTAGAAGATCCGGAAAAGAGAGGAAGAATAAAAATAGCTTGTGCTGGTTTGTTAGGCGACGAAGATACGGAACTTCCGGATTGGATTGAACCAAATTTGGATTGGGGTTGGTTTGTTATTCCGGATGTTGGCGAAATTATAGAAGTAGAGACTATTGCTGGAAACGATCAAGACGAAGTTTTTGGTCAATCGTCAATAGAGAATATGGAAATAAGGTACACGGGAAAAAGATCTTGGACTGATGATGTTGTGGATTCTTCGAATGAAGCTAGACCGGTAAATGAAGAATTCAAAACAAATTATGGCAAAAGAAGAGGGTTTGCAACTCCAAATGGGCATATGATTTTTTTTGACGATACATCAGATGGTCAGAAAATAAATATAACGTGGCATCAGGACGGAAAATATCAGTACATTGCAATGGATGAAAAAGGTTCGATGACAATTGCAAACGCAAACGGGTCCATGATCTATCTTGATGCTGAAAATGGTGCTGCTACATTAGTAGATGAGCATGGAAATCATTATTCTTCTGATGCAAACGGTTTAAAGGTTGTTGATAAAAATGGAAACTTTATCGAAATGAAAGACGGTGTAATACAAATCGTCTCGCAAGGGAATGTTGTTGCAATGGGTTCTGACGCTACGTTGAAAACAGCAACTGTAAATTTACTTGATGGTGCAACGGATAGGGTCGTAAAGGGTGATACTTTTATGACGACATGTTTTGATATACACACCCATGCAACTGCTTTTGGACCATCTGGCCCGCCTTTGCCGTTAATGTCAACACTTCAAGCAACCGTATTGAGTGCAAATTGCAAGGTAGGATCATGACAAAATGTAATTTTCCAACATTACCGTCTATTTCTCTGCCTATACCAAGTATAGAGTTACCATCTATTCCGTCTATACCTTCACCGCCAACTTTGCCAATAGGACCTATAGTGCCCTCTATTCCGTCTATCTCTCTACCCACACCGAGTATAGGGTTGCCCTCTATTCCGTCTATACCGTCTGTTCCAACCCTTCCCATAGGCCCTATTGTTCCGACATTGCCAACTATTTCTCTACCCATACCAAGTATAGGGTTACCATCCATTCCGTCCATACCAAGCATTTCTATATGGCCAGAGTGCCCGTTGGATAATTGATATGTTAACATCTGCTAAAATGTCACAAGAATTTACAAACAATATGGAACCGGTAAATACCGAAGCAAAAGGAATTAATAATTTTGCAGATGCATTTGAGAATTATTTTTATGAATCAACGGTTGCAACAATACCGGTCAATCCTGGCTGTTTAGCGGTTTGTTCTACAGCATTAAAATCTGCAATGGTTGGGGCAAGCTCTAATGCTGGCACAGCAATACAAAACGGGATAACTGCTTTTTGGTCTTCAGTAGCAACTGTTTTTTTGACAATATGGACAACGGTTCCGCCTTTAATTGCCGTAGTTCCACCGGTAAATTTAGCAACAATAAATGCTTCCTTACAACCTGTTTTTACATCAAATAAGGAGGGCGGATTAAGCAAAGCAGATTGTTGGAACGCAATATCGGCCGTTTTACATCCTTTACAACTTGGCGGTATTGCAAAAATAGGTCCTGCACCCGGCGTAGATACACCAATTTTGTGAGGTTTTATAATGCCAAAAGGTTTGAAAGTTCCGTTTAGTATAAACTCCAGGGGTGGTTTAGAAACTGTTACTGGCGATGAAAACGATCAACAAACAATAATGCTATATCTTGCATCTGGGGAAAACGAAAATGCATTTCAACAAGATATTACGCTTGGTATTGATATGATTTTTAACGTTGACAACGAATTAATTAGGTCGAAAATAATAACCACAATTGTAGAAATATTTGAAAAATTGGAAAGACAAAAAAGATTTAAGCTATTGAAAAACACTTTTAAATGGAATTCGGAAGATGGTGAGTCAGCCTTGAGTTTTAGATACCTTAATCTGGAAAGTGATGAACCAAACACGTATGAATACAAATTTAATTCAGGAGCATAGATAAATGAGCACAATAACAATACCAGATTTTAATTTTGCATCATTTTATTATGGTGAAATTTTAGAAGCTTTGGTTCAGTATAAAAGAGTAAATTTGCCTGAACTTACAGATGAATCAGACGTCGAACCCTCTATACAATTGTTAAGAGCTTTTTCACTTGTTGGGCATTTAAACAATGTTAATTTAGATGTTTTGGCCAATGAAAATACTCTTAAAACAGCCGTTCTGACAGAAACTGTCAGAAACATGTTGCGCCTAATAGATTATGAGCTTGATACAGCAACACCAGCACAAACGGATTTAGTTTATGAATTATCTAGGGTTTTTACAACATCAACTTTGATAGTGCCTGAAAACGCCCAAGCTTCTACGAAAAGAACTGACGACTCAGATTCTGTATATTTTGAAGCTTTGGAATCTTTGACAATAACGGATAGAACAGACCAATACAGTTATGTATTGGGCGAAGAATCTGGAAGTTTTACAGATTATACAACGGAAGCAAACAGTGATACAACGCCTGCTGACGATTGGTCCCCCTGGTCAACTCCAGCATCAAAAGATTGTGTTTATTTTGGACACAAACAAATAATGTGGGACAAAATTGGAATCACATTAACAACAGCAATGGCAAATATAACTGGCGTTTGGGAATTTTATGACGGAGAATACAGAAAAACGCAACCAACTAGCATAACAGATCTTGGACCAAACTTGGAAATAGATTTAACATCTTTGCTAGGAACAAGCAATCGCCAAGGGACTTTGGTAAGAGTGCAATTAAATTCGTCAACCGCCTATGAAGATCTTTATTCTACTTGGAATGGTTCTGAAAACATAATCACAACAACTGGTTTGTTGGGACAAACAACGCCGTCAACTGAAGAAAATGATTATACAGTCGGATCGGATTGGACAATATTAGAAATTACAGATACAACTAGTGATTTAACAGTGGAAGGAAATGTGTCTTATACACTTCCACAAACAATAACTCAAGACTGGACGACAAAAGAAATAGATGATAAAACGGCTTATTGGATTAGATTTAGAATAATTTATGTAAACACACCAACCGCGCCAGTTTTTCAGAAAGTAACCTTGGACGAAGGAAAACAATATGTTTTAAGAAATGTTACACAAGGCAGAACATATACCGAAAATCCACTTGGTTCCTCAACTGGTTTAGCTAACCAGAGTTTTGAAACCTCAAAAGATTATTTTTTGTGGGACAGCGAAACAGTTACGGTTGACAGTGATGAATGGACCAGGGTTGATAATTTTTTAAACAGTAGTAATGCGTCTAAACATTATGTTGTCGAGCTTGGCGAAAACGATAGAGCAACAATAAAGTTTGGCGGAAATGGAAAAGGCCTTGTTCCACCAGTTGGCGCTGGTAATATTGCAATAACTTATCGCTATGGTGCAAATATAAGCGGAAATGTAGGCTATGAAACAATAGATATAGATAAGACAGGCTTGACTTATATAAACAGATTGTGGAACCCAAGAACGGCCACTGGGTGGAAAATAGCAGAAGGTTCTACCGATGAGAGTTTGGAGGAAGCAAAAATAAAAGGTCCTTATTCATTAAGAACAAAGACCGTTGCAATTGGCCCAGATGACGTTGAATATCTTACAGAAAATTATACCGATTCTGATGGCGCTTCTCCTTTTTCGAGATCTTTAGCAATCGAAGAAGGATTTGGGCCAAAAACAATCGAGCTTGTTGTTGTCGCAAGTGGAGGTGGTTTGGCCAGCAATAGCCAAATAAATTCTATCGAAGAATACTTTAATGGAAACAAATATTCGAACCCAATTGTAGAAAAACATTTGGTTTCAAATCAAGAAGTTACCGCTGTAAATTATACTCAAAAAACTATAAATGTTACGGCAACTGTTTATGGTGATGTTGATGAAGAGGAAGTTGAAAACAAACTTTATCAAATTTTACAACCGGAAGCAAAAGATGATAGTGGAAATTATTTGTGGGATTTTGGCGGAACGGTTCCTGTTAGCAAAATAAATCATGAAATATTTAATATAAGTTCTAATATTACAAAAGTTGACATAAGCACGCCAGCAACAGACACAACTCTACAGAGTAGAGAATTGCCAGTTGCTGGAACATTAACAATAACGATTGTTAATCCGAATGATTAGGAGAACAATATGACACAATACTACATATATGCAAGTGTAAATGGAGAAACACCAGGAAGTGCAGGAGAATCTTTGATTTATCCATATGGTAAAATAAAAGGTGCATCTCCAAGAATTACTTTTCAACTATCAGATGTCACTGGTGTAATATCATATGAGTGGGAATTGGTTGGCAAACCGTATGGTGCAACTGCCACGCTTATCAATCCTACTACAAGCGCACCTTATATCGATCCGGATGCTGATAAGCCTGGTACATATTTTATTAAATGTACAATAAATGGTGGTGGAAGTGATGATGCATTACCGATAGGTGTGTCGTTTAAAACGAAACATAGAGAACTAAGAATCCCTTCGCCAGAAGAAGGTACAGAGTTTGATTCTGATTATGGCTGGGCAAAATCTATGCACGAATTGTTCATCGCTGCTGATAGCGCTGGTCACGAATCTAGGTTAAAAAAGGTTATCAATATCATAGATTGCACTGCATCACCACCAACAGAAAACGATGGCGATAGATATATTTTAGATACTACTGGATCTGTAAATGCAGGTTGGGACGGTGCTGCACAAAATGATGTTGTTGAGTTTGATAGTTCGTCCGGTTTTTGGATAGCAAACACGCCTGTCGAAGGGGCAATTTGTTATGTAGATAGTTTAAATTTAGATTATCAATTTGTAGATGATGGTTCACCAGTTTGGGAAGCAAGGCCGAATGTTCTTGGTTATCCATCTGACGCAATTGTCATTGTGCAACACGGATCAAGTTTTTCAGAAAATGAAACATATTTGAATACGGCTTACACAAATGCAAAAGCTTTGACGCCTAGTGGTCAAGCTTTATCAGAAACAAACAGAGCACTTGTTATTCTTCCATCCGGTTCATATAATTTGACGTCTAAGTTCTCAATTGATACCGATTTTGTTGATTTTTTAGGACATGGAACCGCGTTCAGAAACGGCAATATTGACGATACAACTACAATTGTTAAGCCAAATTCAAGATTATATGGAAATTTTGATGACACCTTGGTGGAAGTAACAGCAAGAGACGTGAGATTGACAAGAATACATTTTGAACAACAATATGCAAATGCTATTAATATGTTATTAAATGAAACAAATGGATGTGATAGAGTAATTTTAGACAACGTTGCTTTTACATCGGGTGCGACTAAAGGACCGTCTATAAAAGTTGATGACACAAACAACAAAGCAGCAGGAACTTTTAAAGACTGTCACGCAGATTCGAATTTTATAACCGGAGTTTCGCCAGTTTTTTCTGGCACTTGTATTAATTGCTCTGCAAATGCATCTTCTTTCGGCGATACTGGTACGATGACCGGAAAAGTAATTGATAGCCAATGTTATGGTAATTCGTTCGGGACCGGTTCGTCTGCTGCAATTTTAAAAAATGTTACAAATCTAGGTAGAACTTCTGATTTTACTTTTAGTGGTCATATAGAAGATTGTAGATTTCAAGGGGCTTGTGCGCCTGTTATAACACTTGGGGCAGGAGCAAATTTGTTTAAAACAGTTGTAGAAGCGAATGGTGAATTTAGTGTTGATGCAGTTTCATCAACATCTGAAGTTTATATTTCTCAATGCATGCTGAATTATGATGTTTCGGCAGATGTTTTGAATGGAATATTACAAGGTTATAACATTATATCTACAAAAATTTCATTACCGAGTTTTTAGGAGTTAAAAAATGACTTCAAACGCAAATCCAATATTTAAAAGCCCAATAAAATTGTCTTTGACAGATATAACAGTTAGCTCATCTAAACAACAGGTTGTTTATTTGCCAGACGATGTTTCGTCTTTTACAATTGATGCGATTTCTGTCAAAATGGACAGCGGCACGTCTTCAGATTCTGATGTTCAAATAGCTGAGGATTCGTCTTTTACTACAATATATCATAGTACAACCGGAATGGATTTGGACACAACCGACCCCACATCTATTGATCCGGATTATACTGTTGATACAGTTGTCGACAGAAAATTTTATGTTAAAGTAACACAAAACGCTGGAACTACTCTTTCTGTTACAATAACCTTGACACTTGTACATGAATTGACTGGCGGAGATACTCTGACATATTACGAACAATCAAGCGAACCAACATTGTCAGAAAATGGAGAAATGGCTAAATGGAGAGACACCGATGATGACAAGGTTTATCTTTTGATAAGGCGCGGTTCTGGCGATAATGTCGGTGTTGAGTTAGACTGATGGCACATTATAAAAAAGCAAGTTTGGATGGTATTGTATCAGCCAATACAATAACGCCAGAATATTCTGGGCAAATATATGTAGATACTAGATTAAATACTCCATATGTAGTTGGTAGAGGTGATAGCAACGAGTCCATGAAAAGATTTGTTCCTTTTGCTTCATTGAACGGTGTATCGAACGTAATTTGGGAACATACATTTAATTCACAAGAGTCAGAAATATATGTTCCAGAATCTGTTCTAGGTTTATATAATTTGGATATTGAGATAGATTTTCGTAACGCAGTTGCTTTAGACTTAATGTACATAGCGGTTTTGATAAATGACGAAACAGATACTGATGATTATCGCTCTACACATATAAATTTTAACGAAAGTGATATTACAGAAGGCTCTTATAATTGGTTTACATTGGGACATGCTGATAGTAGTAATATAGCAAAATTTTTTTCAAAAATAAGATTTGTAAACGGCAAATATTGGTTATCAACTGTTACATATTACACTTCTGGTTCTGGTTATGTTCGGATTAGACATGGTTGTGCTGTATTAAATAAAAATTTGACCGAATCTATTAGAAAGTTAAAATTTTATACGTCAACAACATCTTCTGGCATGACAGCATTCGATATTGGAACGCGCATAAGATTAAGCGATCCGTATAATTATCATTATAACGTCGATATAAACAGAAGAAGTGATGAGATTTTAATATCAGAAGCAATCGATGGCAGTTCGCCACCAGCAACAATCGAAACCTTAACGTCTGGAAACGGAAGTGTAAAAGTTAGAAAATTTGACCCTTCTACAGATGAAGATGTTAAATTAATATGGTCGGTACCAAACAACTTCTATGGCAACAAAATATCCGTTGCGATAGAAGGAATAATTTCTGAATCAACAACACCCATAAGTAACGAAGGAGTATCTTTTGAATTAAAAGCTTACAAAATCTCTAACGCTGACGAACTAAACGGAACATATAATACGCCGGTGTTATGTAACATAAGTGATTTAAATGGTTATGGCTGTGATTCTCAGTATGATTTTTTTGTTACCGATTATTCTGAGATGACTATAACAAATATTTCCGCGAGTGATGATGTTGTTTTGTCATTAAAAAGAAACACAACACATGCCGATGATGATTATTTGCAAGATGTTGGTATAACGAAATTGTTAATAAAATATGACGAGGAATAAATGCATTTATCAAAATCAAATTTGTCTGGTTCTGGAGCACCAACCACCGTTACGCCAGAATATATTGGTCAAATATATTATGATACGACAAATAACATAGAATATATATCTTTGTCAACAACAATTGGAGATTTCTATAAGGTTAAAAAACTTTCAACACCTAGTTCGAACACAACAACTGAAATATATTCTAACACTTTGTCGTCAACGGCGCAGTATATATACGTTCCTGATAAATATTTATATAGATATTCTTATGATATGGAATTGATTGTTTATAATTCTAGTTCTAATGGTTTTTGTAAAATGAATATAAATGGAGACTATACTGATTCTAACTACAAATTGAAATTTGTCACATCTGACGGTACAGCATTAAACAATAATACTTCAGACGTCCCAAACATAATTAGAAGCAAGAGTGGCTATCAAACTAAAGCATATATTAAAATAAGACACGTTAATGGATGGTATTGGATTTTTTCAAGATTTACGCCCGACGACAACAGTGATTCTACTGTTAATAATATATGGTATGCTATTAGGTACACAAACCAAACGGCAGAACCGTTAAAAGAAATAAGATTTGATTCACATAATTTAACTAACTTTGCTATAAATACAAAATTAGTTTTATATAGACCAACTTGGAGCACATCATTAGCGACCGAGCAATATAAAAAGAAAACTCTTTTGGTAAAAGAGTTTTCAGACGGGAGCCCTGCCCCATCTGCATTGACAACTGTCACAAATGGCAATGGTGCTTTGCAAATAAGAAAATTCGATTCATCTACTGAAGAATATTTGATAAAAAAATGGACTATTCCAGAAGATTATGCAGGTTATAATTATTTATTTGTAGATTTTTCTTCTGTTATAACAGAATCGACAGTGCCGACATCTGGACAAGGAATTGCCTATAGATTTGCATTTTACAAAATTGATAAAGATGGTGGAAATTTAAATGAAACTTACGGTAGCAACATTGTTTCTTCGATTGCAAATTTAAATTATATAGATGTTGATTCTCAATACGACATTTTTAGAACTGATAAGGTTTTAATAGAACCAGGTGATTTAGAACCTGGTGACTCTTTGATATTTAAAATATCTAGGTATGTTGGTCATACAGACGATGATTATGGTCAAGATATAGGTTTCGCAAGAATGGTAATACAATATAGGGCAAAAAATGCATACTAAAAATATAAATTATACTGGAAGCGGCGAACCTTCAACCATAACTCCAAAGTATGAAGGCCACGCATATATAGATATGGCAACGAACAGGCGTTATCAATCTAAATCAACTGCCAACGGAGATTATGAAGAATCCGTGATAAACAATACACCAATATCGTCAAGAGTCATTTGGGAGACTGAATTAACATCTGACACTCAATCAGTAGAAATTCCTTCCGGGTCTTTAGGCGGATATGAATATGATTTAGAGATATTCGTTGTAAACGGAAGTACGTCAGAAACTTTTGTTTCTCTGTATGTCCAAGATGATGAAACTGATTCTAATTATTCTAATGCATATTATTATTTATATAATACTAATACCGGTGCTGGACATTCCAACGATGCGCAAATTTTTAGGGTTCCGGCAGACATGGAAGGCTATGCTTTTGTAGAGTTGAGGTTGGTTGGAAACAATTATAGATATGAATGTAAAAATACGTCTTGCATTAGTTATAGCATGTTGGGCTTAAATAAAAGAGGCGTAAAATATAAAACAGCCGATACTAATCCTCTTTCTAAAATAACAATCAAAGCTGATCAGGCAGATGGCTTAGGTGTTGGAACTATAATAAGATTGTTAGGCCCAATAAATAAAACACCTTGGAATGTAAACAACAGAACTATTTCAAAATTTATACCTGTCGAATTGGGACACGATGGCAGTTCGCCACCAGCAACAATTGAAACTTTGACATCTGGCAATGGAAGTGTAAAAGTTAGAAAATTTGACTCTTCTACCGATGAAAATATGTTGTTTGAATACGAAATACCACATGGCTTTATAGGAGATGATATTGACGTTGAGATACATGGTTATATCACAGAAACAAGTGCGCCAGTTTCAGGTGAGGGAATAACTTTTGATGTAAGTTGTTGCTTAAATAAAAATGGAGATAATCTAAACAAAACACATGACAGTAATGATACGGTGTCAACAAGCGATCTGGAAGGTGCTGGGATTGATAGTCAATATATTAAATTTGTATTGTCTTCAGCAACTATTACACAAGCGGATTCGACCAATGGTGATACTTTGTTTATAAAAATAGAAAGAAATACCTCACATGCTGATGATGATTATTTGCAAGACGTTGGTATATCTGGTATAAAAATAATCCATGAGGTTGAAAGGGATATAAGCTAAATGTCTGGCTTTGGAAAAACAGGATATGGTACCGTTTTACTTTGGGGTGGTATTGGTGTAAATCCAAAAATAGTTCAACCAACAAAACTGTTGTCAGCATATAAATTAAAAATAACTTTTTCAAAAGAAATGGAATATGACAGTAATTTGTTGAATCTATCAAATTACATGGTTGAACCTGATACAACAGACGGTGTACCGATAAATTTATTATCGATCGAAACAGAAAATACTACAAACCCAAAATATGTCGAAATAACATGTTCTGAATTTACAAATGGAGAAATATATAATATATCTATTGAGAAAATAAATGGTCCAAAATCAATAAGCGGTTTTTATATGGATCCTACACAAGGTTCATTTCAAGTTACTGGGATAGGTGTTATTCCGACAGTCGAAACTCTAGTTGCAACATCAAAAAACACTTTTGAATTAACTTTTAGCGAAAATATGTTAGACAACACTTTTATAAAAGATAAAACAAAATATTCCTTTGATAAAGGTTTGACAATAAATAATTTGATTTTTACACCAAGTACAATTACATTAGTGACTACAGATCAAGATCCAGGTGAGTTGTATACACTTACAATAACAACGGAGTAAAAATGCCTCCAAACAAAATAACAGATTTAGCTTATAACCAACTTTTGGACAATACCACAATACAAGGAATTGGTTATGTAGAAAGTTCAGCCGAAGATGAACTGTCTTTGGAAATGTATAGATTTATAATAGAATCTATACGTAAAGAAGACGAGAAAACATTAGAATTATACAGATTTCTTGAAGGGCCACAACAAATGTGGTCTCAAATACACGAGCGAATATTTAAAATAAAAACACTTTGGAATATTTCGGAAATTGAAGATGAATACTTACAGTATTTGCAATCAATTGTTGGTTGGGTTGGAGATTTAACAAAAATAACTGATTCGTTAGATTATGACACGCTTAGAAGATTGATTTCTGTTTCGGTCAGATTTTGGAAAAAAAGAGGAACAGAAGATTCTACTATAAATATTCTAAGTCTAACAACACAAGCCGAAAGTAGAATATGGAACTGGTTTGATTATCGTTGGATAATTGACGAAACACAATTAACAGAAGAACATTATGGTAGAGATTCAAGCATAATAGATTTGCCAGGAACTTCTGAACATGAGGAGTATCAATCAAATGTTAGAATTGTTGATGATGGAACGTTGGATAAAACGCTTGTTAAAAATTTGTTGAAATTGACCAGATCGTGTTCGGAACGAATTTCTATTACATATATAAAGTTTTTAGATCTTTTTAATGTTGACGATTATAAAGCAAAATGGACAGAAAGAAGTGGCGATATGGTTGTGTCATCGGGAACTGCAAAACTGGAAGACACAACTGCGGAAGAAGCGGCCTATGTTACGGAATTTTTGCCAACGATAACAACACTCGAAAAGCATGTAATTTATTTCAGAACAAAAGTAAATTGTGTTAACAATTATATAGCTGGGATAGAGTTTAGATCTGATGGTACCGGGGACAATTGTTTCGTTGTTTATTTTGATCCTGAACACCAACAAATGGTATTCCACAGAGTTATAAGCGGAAGCAAATCTAACTTCAATTATTACGATTGTTCGTTAATTGGTTTGCATAATGATTTGTGGTATGGATTGAGATTAGATCTACAATATCCTTATATAAAGGTTCATCTTGATGGAAGTTTAATATTTGATATAAGTGATTCTACATATTATCAAGGAACATTTGGATTTTTTGCAGAACAAGATTCTACAATTGAAGTAGATGAAGTAGAAATGTTTGAATTGCCGATAGAAACCGATTCGATCGGAATAAATGAATAGGAGTAAAAAATGCCCACTGGTGATAAATATTTAAATATCGTTACAAAAAGAATTGTTGGAACTGACGATTTCGGAACTAGGTTTTTAGAATATCTTCGATCGAGAATAGAAGAAATGAATCGTCAACAATACGAGGCTGCGTTTTTTCATCCTAACGGCGTTGCAATAACAGCGGCGGGAAATGATAAATTTGATCTCGAACAAGACACTGTTGATGGTAACGCAATAGCAAGTGATGGGTTGGGAAATTTTCTTGATTTTGAAAATTCTGTATATGAAAACGTTGAATTTGAAAACCAATCGTCAATAGACTATTACATTGCATTAAAACACACAACGGTCCCAGATGGTATACAAATAAACCCAAGAACTGGCTATCCCGAATGGATAGCTTGGGAAGATCAAATAGGCGAAAAAGGTGACCCAGATTCAGCAACAGATAATGGAAACGGAACAATAACTTTTGTGATTGACGGAATCACAGAATCGTCTGTTGATCATTCAGGAAGAATCGCAACTGTTTATCTTAAATCGCCAGCAAGTGGGGCAACAACGGAAGCAATAGCAAAAGAAGAGTGTACCGTTGTATATAGTGGAGGAGAAAACAAAATAACAACAACTGGCGATTTGGGTCAAACCACAATCTCAGAAACAGAAACGTTGTATTCGGTTGTTATAAAAGGGCCGACAGTAAGAAGAAATACTGATTTGAGAACCGAAGACGGTTATTGTTACATAGGTTATGTTACAGGCGCTGGTGCAGGTAATCCACCGACAGTTTTCAATACAGATGACCAAAAGATTATAGATCATTCTTGGACCGAAATACTTGTAAATGGTTTGGGACAAGATTTTTATCCAGACACTGATGATACATATTCGTTGGGTACAGCATCAAAAAGATGGTCTGCAATATATACTACAAATTTAGATTTGAGTGGTGATTTTTTACCGGCAACAAGCAATTCTCAGGATATAGGTTCTAGCTCATTGCTTTGGAAAGACGGATATTTTATATCCTTGAACTCTGGCCATATTTTGCCAAGATTAGATGATACATTTAATTTAGGTTCCGGATCATTCAAATGGTCTTATCTGTATTCGCAAAATATAAGTTGTAATAATAGGGTGTCTACAAATGAGCTTTCGGTCGCGTCTCAAGGGGTTGCATCTGATTTAATACCAGACACGAATAACACACATGATCTTGGTGCCTCTAGTTACAGATGGGATAATCTGTATGTTAATAATTTGGACGTAACCGATTTTGGTTCGGATTTGTTGCCGGATACAAATAATGCATATGATGTTGGTTCGGCTACATATAGATGGCAAAATATATATTGTGGAAAATTAAACGTATCAACAACAGCAGGTGAGGGAATTTCCAGCGATTTGATACCTGACACTGATAATACACACCAGCTGGGTGCTGTAAGCTACCATTGGCTTAGGATATATACAGACTACCTTTATGTCCGCTCGGGCGCTGGTGGTGGCGTACAGAGCAATCTACAGCCATCTGTAAACAGCACTTATAATTTAGGAGATCCTTCTTACCAATGGTCAAACATTTATAGCAGCGGAACGTTAAGTTGCAATAAAATAGATTTAAGTGCGCTTGGCGGAAATGGATTTTCAAGCAATATAGTCCCAGATACAAATAACGCTTATGATATAGGTGGTTCAAGTTATAAGTTCAAGGATTTGTATTTACAAGGCAACCTTGTTGTTGGCGGTATCTCTTCGGACTTGATACCAGATACAAATAATGAATATGACTTAGGCTCAACATCATATAAGTGGAAAGATCTTAAGGTTGCCGGAACCATAACAGCTGAAAATATAACGTCCAATGGAATAGCAACCTTTTCTGTCACTGGTGACGAAGGAATTGGATCTCATTTTTATCCCGACACAGATGAATCATATAATATTGGAAATGGCTCTTATCGTTGGTTAACAATATACTCACGTTATTTAAGGACCGATGAATTAACATTTGAAACAGGTGCTGGAAATGGTTTAGCTAGTGATATGTTTCCGAAAACAACAAACACTTATGATTTAGGTGATTCGACTTATTATTGGGGCAATATATACTCAAATAATATATATTACAAAACAACTTTTACTACATTTGATGATGAGGACGACCTTGCTCTAGTAGAGAATTATGGCCCAACTGATAAAAAAATAGAGATTATAAAAAAAGGTGAAAAGAGGATTGTTAGAACTGCAAATCCAAACTCAATGCCTTGGCCAATGGTAGGAAAACAAGACGGCGACAATTGTTTTATTCATGCCGGTGATTCGATCACCTTCTTGCTTGGTGCAATAAAGCAGCTTTATAACAAGCACAAAGATCTACTCAAAAAGGTAGAAATGTTAAAATCTACCAATTAAACCTGTTGAAAAATTAGAGAAATTGATTTATGTTTTCTGTGTGTTTTTGTTTTAAGGAAGGAACAAAAAAATGAATAATGAAAAATACATACAAGATTTATTAGACGGAAAGATTGAAAAAATTTCAAACCCGATGAAGTTGTTGTTGGAACAGCTAAAAAATAATTTGTCTGCAAAAACAAAAATAGACGGAGAATTAAAGAATTTAAGCGAAAAAATTGAGAAAATCAAGATAGAAGAAAATAGAACAATTGGAAGACTAGATCAATTGTGTGATCTGGTTATCAGTTTGCGCATGTTAGAGGATAAAAAGAAAGGCGAAAGAGATGAATAATTTGTTTTTTGAGATAATAACAAAAGAAATGGCTGTCCTAGCTGCATGTGCCATAACTATAATGTTGTTTTTGAGTAAAATGCCAGTATCAAAATTATCTGGAAAAACAAAACTATTGGGTAAAACAAAATTGTGGAAAAACTTTGGCGTTTTTATCCTACTCGCAGTGTGTCTAGGAGGCTCATTTATTCCCGGTATAAGGCCTGATGGGGAATGGGGCAATGCTCTTGTTTTTGGCTTTCTGAGTGCATTCTCAGCACATATGGGCAAAAAGATTCTTGGGCCTGTTGTATTAGATAAACTAATGAGTAAAAAATGATAAACACAATAATTCAATGGTGGAAGGAAAAACCACTGTGGTTAAAAATTGTATCTTTTATATTTGTAGTAATTTTAATTATTGTTTGTTTTGTTTTTTTGTTTCCAAAAAAGATGGCTGAAAAACTTCTTTGGAATAACAGTCTTGAAAACGAACTAGACGAAAAATATAATTACGAATATGAACAGAATAAAACAGAGAGTAAAAAGCTAAACGAAAAACTAAAAGAAAATGAAGATGAATTATTAAAGTTTGACGAAGAAATTGAAAATATTTTTGAAAATAATCGGGGAAAACATGAAAAAATTAATAATACAAATACAAGTATTGATGATGTTATTAGTTTGCTCGCTGAGCAACGCAACAGACATAAAAAAACCAACTGAGATTGTCCAACCGTTACCGATCAAAATAAGTTCAAATGGCCAAGACTATATTTGTTATAAACCAAAAGATGGCTTGGTTCTCGCCGAAATATTTGAGGATTATCATTTGTTTTTTAAATATTCATCATTATTGGAAAACAAAATTGATATTTTGGAACAACAGAATTTGTTATTGAAAAATGACGCAAAAATTTGGAAAAAAAATGCAGAACAAATGAAAATACGAGGTGATTTGTATTTAAAACAATTCAAAATGCAAAAAAATCTGTATACGGATTTATCATCTTACCACCAAAAATCAATAAAATACCAATGGATTCCTTGGGCTTTGACAGCTGTAGTTGGTGTTGGTTTTGGAATTGCTCTGGCAATCAAATAAATTAGTGCCAATTGCTATCTTTGCACTTTTCTTTGATTAGAGCAATCATCAAATCAATAGGTCTTTTACTAGGGCCAGGCGAATACAATGTTTTGCTTTCTGCAAAATTACATACTCTTTGGTATGATACATTATCATATGGACATTCTCCGGTTGTTTTCCAAATACCAAACAATTCTGGTTTTTCATGGCAAGATGCGTCATAGCGCATCAGTTCAATACAAAGGTTGTCTGAAATTTCGCCCCAATCTGCTAACAACACCATAGTTGGTGATGGCAGTTGGCAGTTTTTTAGATCTGTTTCTTCCAGATCTGCCCATCTAAGATCTGCTCCTGTCAGAACTGCTCCTGTCAGATTTGCTCCTGTCAGATCTGCTCCTGTCAGATTTGCTCCTGCCAGATCTGCTCCTGCCAGATCTGCCCATCTAAGATCTGCTCCTTCTAGATCTGCTCCTTCCGGATTTGCTCCTGTCAGTTCTGCTCCTTCCAGATCTGCTTCTGTCAGATCTGCTCTATATAGATCTGCTCCTGACAGATTTGCTCCTGTCAGATTTGATCTTCTCAGATCTGCTCCTGTCAGATTTGCTCCTGTCAGATTTGATCTTCTCAGATCTGCTCCTGTCAGATTTGTTCCTTCCAGATTTGCTCCTGTCAGATCTGCTCTATACAGATCTGCTCCTTCCAGTTCTGCTCCTTCCAGTTCTGCTCCTTCCAGTTCTGCTCCTTCCAGGCCTACCCATCTAAGAATTGCTCCTTTAAGATCTGTTCTTGTCAGATCTGCTCCAGAAAAATCTCTTTCTCCATTTTTATATTTTTCTAATAATTCGGATTTTGTCATTTTTTTTCCTTTTGCCGATAGAATTTTAGTTTTAAAAACAATTTGCATTTTAATAATATACTATCTATCCACTCATATCTCACCTTGCTTTCTTTATTAGTAGTTTTTTAACTAATCGTTAATATTAGCAACAACCATACTTGTTAACCTAAGCTATAAGTATGGTTTAAATAATACATAATTTGACTAACAACATTATTTTTATCGTTGTTGGCATTTATTTTTATCACATTAAATTTTTCAGTAATGTCCGACCAATATTTATATTGCTTGGCAACACATTTTTGATACGAATCAGTTTCATACAATTCTTCGGGCCTGTTCCTTGTTTTCCTCCTTGTTCTTGCAACATCCAAATCACAATCTAACAAAAATACAACATCAGGAATTATACATCCATGCGAATCAGAAATATTGTTTTCTATATTCTTTATTGCCATTTTGTTACACAAATATCCCGGAATTGTTTGATAGACAATTGTAGAAGGAGTATAACGGTCACAAAAAACATGTTTTCCGGTATTTAACGCCGGTAAAATTAGATTTTGTGTGTGTTGTGCCCTATCGGCAACAAACAAAGAAAGGATTGCTTCGTTACAAAACGTTTCTTCTTTGTATTGCAAAATGCTACGAATAAATTTACCTATCGCGTTGTCAGATGGTTCAAAAGTCCAAACGCTATTTTTAAATTTTTGTGCAATAAATTTTGAGATAGTAGTTGTTCCAGAACCATCTATTCCTTCGAATACTATAAATTTTCCTTTTATAGACATTTTTTCTCGTTTATAAATTATATTTGAATATGTTTTCCAAACCAACAAAGATTATCTTCGTCTAAAATACTTTTTATTTCTTGTTGACTAAGTTTTTTCCTTTTGTTCTGACATATAAGTTAGAATATTCTCTATTTTCCGGACAATGTTTTTGGATTGGTATTATATCACAACGGCAATTTTGATGAATCGGTGATAATACAATGATTGTATTAACAACAAGACTATCTTCTACGTCGTTCCCAAGAGTTTCTTCTAATTCTTTTTTATCTTCTAACCAAGACATTCTTTCTCCTTTATCTTGTTTATGAATGACAAACAAAACGCATTCAGAGATGAATTTTCAGATAAAAAACAATCATAATCTTTTCGATCGATTATAAACCATTCAATTTTACAATTGTCATACATGATTAGCTCAACATAATAATACTCCTTGTTCCAAACAAATTTGAACTCGTTTTCAAACTGACAAGCGATTGGTAAATCAATATCCCGGATTAATGAGTTTATTTCCGACCAAACATTCCTAACAAAATCAGCATGCCTCCTAGTCAAACAAATGGGTTCTTCTGTAAGATTTGAAAAATATCTTTCAAATCTTACAATATCGTCATTTGATCGCATCATTTATATCGCCACCAATACCATCAAGACCAAACGTAAAATAATCACTGTCAACCTTTAATGCTTGTATCTTGTTTTCTATCTCAAAAAATTTTCCTTTCAACAATTTAATATCTAACAAAATTTTTGCTTTTGCCCTGGATAATGCACCATGTTCTGTATCCGACTCTCCAATACACACACCGTCCGAATCAAACACAAGCCATTTGTCATTATGTTGTTCTATTATTAAATTTTCCATTTTTATTCCTTTATGTTTTTTGGCATAACACCATCATCTTTAAAAAGACTTTCAGGCCACAAACCACTTCTTTTTGCGTACAATCTGGTTCTTTGGTATCTTCCGTTTGGAAGATCGTCATCCCATCGTCCATATTTATTGTTACCAAGCAGTCTAACAAGATTACATGCCCACTCGATTGACGTATTCGCACCAATCTCAAAACTTTGCCGAAGCATCTTGCGAGCCACACTGGGGGCATTTACCGAATGAGACAACAATGTGCACATAGCTAAATCTACATGGCTTATATTGTATTTTCCGTTGATATAGGGGTATTCTCCGTTGATACTTTTAAGAAATTTTCCGAAAAATTCAAAACCATGTTGTATTTGAATTTGAAAAGTTTTTTCCATGCTGAAAAGATCCGAAACCAATCTTACTAATTTGGCAGATCTTTCATATTTTGTACCAGATTCTGGTGTCCTTCCTTGTGCGCTCTTATTAAAAAAATGTCTTATTTTATAACCATTTAAAAGATAGCCATCATCCAAATTATATATTCCAAATTCGCCAATTTCATAATTGGCGAGATAAAATTCACGCCACAATTCGTGTTCTTTACACTCTTCGATCTGCATTATATTGTACAATAATTTCCATAATGTTCCTTGGCTTGCATTTTTACTTAAATCCGACCTTGGAAAAACAGCTGTTGCTTGATGTATGCCAGCAGTTATACCAGTGCCGTCATAACTGTTTACAGTACCAAACAAACCGCTCGATTCGACTTGTGCAGTGAGCCAAGATGCACGCTCTAAATGTTCAGTTATTTTATCTCCTTCTCTATAAGGTTTCGCCATATCCTTTTCGCAATGTTTTTTTCCAAGATGAAAAAAGCCACTATAATTCTTAAATTTTTTATAAATCATTACCCAAGCCATTTTCCAATGCGACTTTTTTAAAACTACACTTTCTTATAATTTCGTGATGGTCGCCTTTATAGCCATTATAAAACAAAATTACATGAGCAAGTTCGTGCATCAACAAACAAAAAGTTTTTACAATATCGTATTTGAAAAATTCAATTTGGACTTCGTTTCCGCACTGAACAACACCATGGACTTTTTTATATCTTTTGTCTCCAAATTGAATATATTTTACCTGCCCAATACGTTTAATACTACACAAAACTAATTCTGGATGTTTAAAGTGTATTGGAGCATAGTTTTTTAATTCTCTATAGACCAATGATAATAAGTTTAATTTTGTTATAGGGTGAAAATTTTCAAACTCTAGAACGGCAAATTCGCCTTTGTTGATGTACATTATATTGTTCGAATATCCTATTGTTTTTTTATAATTGTTGTATCTTTTGATAAACGGGATTAATGACATCAACATTGAAATAGACGACAAAATTAAGCTCGAACCCAACAAAATTGCTTTTGCTACAAAAACAGAATCTGTAAAATAAGCAATAAAAGAAACTGATATTAACAAAAACAAAGAAACAATAAACAGAACCACTTCATGCACAGTAACTAAAGGATATACTTTTCTCAACTCTTTTTTATTCATTTTTATTCCGTTTCATCTTTATAATTTTCCATAATTGCTAAAGCGCTTTCCTTGTCAATTTCCTCCCATTCTGCCCAATCCTCTTGTTCAATCCTATCTGGACAACGGTATGGTTTTGAGTCTTCTAGCAAAAGTGGTTGTATAAAGAGACAATTTTCTTCACAAACATCACACTTCCAAAACCTAGCTTTCATTTTTTTCTCCTATTCCATTTCATCTTTATAATTGTTAAAACACTTTCCTTGTCTATTTCTTCCTCTTTTATATTGACATCCATTAAAGAATTAACAACCTGGACGATTTGCCTAATGTTTCAAATCTGGATAATTTAGTTCGTATCCTGTAATAATTTCATTTAGGGCGTCGCTATCCTGTATTTCAAAAGAGATTTCACTTTTCGTTTCTTTAACTTTTAAAATTCCACTCGAAATCCATTCGTTTAGCGTATTGATGGCTTCAGGAATTTGCAATGTTGAATGATTGCTTAAATTCACATCAACCATGCAACCGTTTTTCACTGCGTTTTCCAACGTTTCTCGAACTTTCCTCATAAGTGTCTTTTCATCAACATTTTTTACGTTTGTTAATTGCAACGCTAATATATAATCGAGCTTCATTTCAGGCATTTTTTTCTCCTATTCCAAAAATATAAAAATTTCTTTCCATCACTTTGTTGGCTCCCAAAAAACACTGTATACCAAAAAAACAAACAATCACAAGCATTAAAAAAGACGAAAGAAAATAAATAGAAATTCTTTTCCTTTATTAACCATAACACCAAAAACGATAAAGTATAATAAAACAAACCGGAAACCAAAGGTGCTATACAAGTCATATATTCCATACCGCCCCTTGTCTGTTCGGCCATTTCGTATCTTGCGAAATAAAATCTGTCTTCATAAACATGAGGGTATGGCCATATTTTGACTGGATTTCTGCCCTCAAAAATATGGCCAAAAATAATGTGACTTATTTCGTGCAACCAAAATTGCAAAAATAAACCAATTGCAAAAATTATAAAAATTGTATAAAAACTTGGAATTTCCATCTATTTATTCCTTCGAAAACATAATAATACAAATGTTTACATTAAAAAGCCTGGCTGTATAATACAGCCAGGCCAAAACAAAGGAACAAATGCCAAAAGGCCACCGTCCCAATAATATCAAAACAACAACAAATAAACAAAAGAAAGGAAAAATTAAATAATAAAACATATTACGAAGGTTTTTCACCTTTTTTAATATCCAAACTCATGTTTGACAAAGCCCTTGTTCTCAGCAAATACGTTTGAATTTAAGTTCGTTATTATTCTCTATAACTTCCCACTTACTTCCAATTTCAAACACATCTTTTCTATGATTTAAAAACAAATCAAAAATTTGTTCTGGCTTATTTCCAGATATTTCGACACATCCGACGCTAAAAAAAACCCTAAGTTTTTCCTCTATTATCTCAACATCGTCATGTTTCCATAAATCAACAAAGTTGTCAACTTTAACCAATGCATAAACCAAATCGTCACAAACAACCCATTTTATAAGTTGGCCACAGTCACCAGTATCTGAATTTAAATAATCTTCCAAAAGCTTTAGTTTCATTCTTTCCACCTTTCTTCTATAATGTCACATATTTTGTCTCTTGCATTTTTTGTAATGTTGGTCATACAATCTGATGGCGGTAAATTGCCATCTGACAACATTTCATACACATCTTGCCACATCTCGCCATATACCCAAGTACAAAAAAAAGCATCCCTTACAGATAGACAGTCCGAGCAAGTTTTAACTGTAATAAATCCGTCTCCAACCAATTTCTCTATTTGATATTTTTCGCCAAGGTCTATTTTTCTACCACATTCATAACAAATGTGTTGTTTTTTTGCTTTATAGGTTTTCATTTCCAACAAAACACAGAAGCCAGCATCATAACCAGTGTCAATCAAACAGTTACAACTCATTGTTTTGTATCCAATACATCTCTAATATCTTTTTCTAAATTGGTTAAGAAATTTTACTTTATTCAAAATCAATTTCCTCAATATATCGCAGTTTGTTTTTATTGTTAAAATGTATTTTATCTTTGTATAAAAATAAGTGAGAAAGTGGCAAACATCCTATCATTTCAAATGCAAGCTTTTGATATTCCAGAAAAGCTCTGGGCGATGTTCTTTGCATTAAAAGATTTCTTAGAGATGTTGCATTTATAGTAAATATGTTAGTAGTCATTAACCCTTCTATTAAACAATCCTTAATTTCATCATTGTTCAGATTATGTTCTTTTTTTATTTCCATAATTTTGCGCATATAAGATATTTTTAAATCATCCAGTTTTTTAGAAACAGAATTTGCAGATACAGGGGATTTTCTGATTTCTCTTTCGAACTTTTCCACATCATTAAGATCAAACGATAAAAAAGCTCTCGTGCTTTCTACACTGTGCGAAGCAATTCTCGTTCTGGAAGTTTCTTGCAATGTAGATCTGCTGTATCTCAAAGCAAAAGTGTAATATATATGCTCCAAAACACTATGGTGTAATGCCCTAAGCTTGTTTGATTCTTTGTTTTGAGCCAAAATAGTTTCTGAGATAAGTTTTTTGTCTTTTGGACCTATTTCGTCAGTGTCATACTGTTCGGTATCAGACAAATGCACGGTATTCCGACATGTTCTTATAGCCAGAACGGAAATTCCCAGTGGCGTATGATAGAGCAATTTTGCCTGTACATTGTTATTTCTTTTAAGTGGCGTTTCCATTTTTTACCTAGTTATATAATCCTTTTCCCTCAACTGCTCAAACTTCTTTAATGCCTTCATTTTCGAACAAAAATTTTCTCCGCGAAGCAAAAATCCGATTCTTGATGAATTTTGCGTACTAGACAAAACTGTCAAAAACAGTTGATCAAACGGCGAACCAGGAGACAAATCGCAGCTCAAAGGAACATTAACAAAGTTATTAATCTCATTAAATGAAAGCGAAAAGTATATATGAATTAAAAAATCTGCCGGGATAGAATTATATAAACAACCATTATCAACAACTCTATGATCTGATTTTAATTCTTTGGCTATTTGTTCTATTTCAAAAAGTTCAGAATCAGAATAAAAATTATTTTGAAATAAATTTTTATAATCATTACAATTTTTGATACGCTCAACAATTGAAACTTCCGATTCTTTTAAAGATTTTATAAGAAAGTTTTCTGAAAATCTATAATAAAGCCAAAGAGGCACAACGCCTTTAAAATTAAGTACATAATTATCAAAAATATCTCTGTTATTTTCAAAACATTGTTCCACAATTTTATTTACTCTAAAACCAAAAAATGGCTCTGTTTTAATATCATCAACACATATTGATTTGCCAGTTGCAAGTGATATTAAATAACAAAAATTTTCAACACTTGTTTCTGTCAATAGTTGTGCTCTAGTCTCATTAATAAATCTTTTTGTAATATTCTCAAACATAACTTCCTCCTAAATTAAAACTTTCTTGGCCATATCAATAAACAACTTGGACCAATTTTCAAATTTATCTTCAAATTCTTGAATTTTATCGAAATGAACAAATTTAGAATTCACAATTTGTTCTTCTTTTGGTATTATCCTTGTGTGTTTTAAAGTACACAAATGAACAATACCAAAATGAACCTTACCTACATCTGTAGTATTATCATTTATAATTGCCATTGGTTGACCCAATTCCCAATCATTAATCTCAATTTCTTCTTTTATTTCTCTTTTTGTTGCATTAAGATACGAACCATAATTTCCAAAGCCATCGCAAGGGTTTATATGTCCGCCTATACCCAAGGAATATTTTCCAACTAATCTTTGTTCGCCCGACTTTTTTCCCCTCTGATAAACAAAATATTCGTATCCACACCTAAAAACGACATATGGTATTATCTGTTTAAATTTTGGGTCATTCTCCACTCCAGAACGCTTCTTGAACAATCCGAAGTTATCTATCTTTTGCTTTATACTGCAAAATAAACCCATGCTTACTTTTGTTATACCACATTTGTCATTTAATAAAACAGACGGAACCACCAAGACAGATTCTGTCATTTTGTTTTCCTTTTTTTTATAATTTTATTAAAAATTGGAAAAGCTACTTTTTTTGAGTTTGAGTTTGGGTTTGAGGTTGTGTTTTAAGCTCTTTAGTTTTCTTTTGACCTTTTTCTTTCTTTACAGATTTTCCATCCGAATCAAGTTTCTTTTCTCTCTTTTTGCGCTTCTTCGTCCATTTATCACAAGTTTCTTGTTTGCTAACTTCAAAAATAACAAAGTCCTTAGCAAAACTACAAATCATTTTACCATCAGTCGAAACCGACGATGATTGACAATTAGAGCATGTTGACGGATTTGTTCTGTGACCAATCTGTTTTTTGATCATATCAGCAAGTTTATCATTTGGTGATTGGCGTTTACCTTTTGGCATTGTTCCTCCTTATAAAAACAATTTAGACTACCTAAAACGGTAATCTATCTTTCTTATACTTATCTATCATTATTCCATTTTTTTCAAGCATTTTTTTAATATTTTGTATTCTTTTTTTTAACTTCTCAACTTTTCTAACAAGTTTTTCGTTGGCGCTGTAACAAGCACACAACGGACAAGTTTCATTCTCGCTTTCCCATGTTATAGTTAAATTTGGTGCATGAGAATAACACCTATTCACCTTTACAAACCGAACGTTGTTTGACATTTGTCCTCCGGCAAAAAATGTTGCGAAAAAATCTTTTCCAAGTCTACTATATGTAAATCTTTTTTGTAAACCGAAATAACAATCTCTCTAGAATATGGAAGACAAATAAAACCATTGTAAAATATGATCGTGCAATCATGATTATAATATTCAATGTCATCCAGCACCAAGGTAAAACCACATATATCTGTTGGTGGATCATAATGAAAATTAGTTATTTGTCCAATTAATAAATTATTCAATTTTAATTTATTATAAATTTCAACCGTTTTCCTCATTTTATATTGGTGGACAGAATGCAAAATAATGTCAAGTTCTTCAATAGTTATACCAAAACTCGAACAGACAATTTTAATCGTAATATCCCTATATTCCTCACCCAACAAAAAAGACCAATAGCGTTCGAAAACGACAAAATCAAAACTATTAGGGTTTTTCAATTTTCGCAACATGACCTATTCTTTTTAAACCATTCAGAATTCTACTTCTGTCAATTTTGGAATTTCCATTGAACACAACAATGCAACTTGGAAATGGAGCACAAAATTTTGATATTCCACCCTTTACCAAAAATTTCAGCCTACCAGGAATAAAACAGATACAAAAGGAATGTTTAAAAACGATTTCGAACCATTTTGTGTCAGTCCTAGCTGGCAAGAGACATGCTATCGCAGATTTATACTGCTCAGACTGTCTATGCGCCCTGTCAACCCAATCAAATAAACCCGGTTTATCATCGACCAAATGATAACCACGCCTGTTACAGACCGTTTTTGAGCAATCTGGCAAACATTTGCTTTGTGCTTTTGAGTATGGCGGATTCATAAAACAATTACCACGCCATTTTTTTCTAAATGAATTGTTTTTTTCCGAAAAATATTTTTTAACTTTGTAATTCCAATCCGATGCACAAACATCTATATCAAAATTAAATATATCATTAAGACGATCGAACAACCATTGGGGAGTACCATAATCATCTTTTCCAGTAGACATGATTGTTTCTATTGTTTTTTTATCCATCGTCCAAAAAACTCAGTAATGCGTCAGCTTTTTCTTTGTATTCGATCGGAATTCTTCTCAACACGTTTATAATGTTCATACATTGATCTAACATTTCTAAACAGTCGAAATAATTTCTTTGCAAATTTTTTATTTTGTTTTCCAAAACAATACAATTTGTGCAAATTATTTTATTCTTTTTCTTAAAGATTTTTCCAAACATAAATCTAAATGACAGAATATTTTAAAATCTCCGTTATCGGTATTCTGTCTCCCGGATCATTATTTAACTCAATTTCAACGATCATGTCAACACGCTCACCATTAAAAAAAATCCTCTTATGTGTAAAACCGGTTATTTTACCTCTTCTTATCGTTCCCAAGCTGGTTTCCAATTCAACAAACCCATTTACCGCTTTTCCTAGTTCCCTAAAAAACTTATCCGTTTTCATTTTTTTCCTTTTATTATATCTCTCATTTTTTCAACCGCAGGTTTAGATTGATATTCATCCATACATTTTTTACAACAAAACTTTTTATGCTTTATAACATCCCTATTACAATTATAACAATACGACAATCTAAAAATTGTTATTTCACCGTTTTCTATTTGTTTATCAAGTTGCAACAAATCCATTCTTGACATATAACCAGAACGTTTCATAATAATTTTTTACAAATCTTTCTTACCTTTTGTTCTTGGAACATCAACTATACGCCCTATAACAGGATGCCAAAAATCTCTAGAACGTTCACCTATTAATTTATGCAACTCTTTTTTATGTATTAAAAATATATCATCATCATCAAAATCTGGGGAATTTGTATACTCGATATTATAAGTAGATCTGTAATCCATCATCGTGTCTTGATTCAAAACAACATAGTTTCTATAATCACCTTTTATGTTTTGTAAAAACATAAAATCCTGTATAGATCTTCCGTTCGGATGTTTTTTTGCTTTTTCAAGCTTCTTGTTGCGCCTATTTCTTTTTCTTGCAAATTCCATTCTTTCTGTTCTAGTCGTCATCTATTTAAAAGGTCCTTTCCAATGTTTATAAATCTATTTCTTATCAATACATAATTTCCAAATATGAGTTGAATTTTATTTTCTATAAATTCAACCTTTTCAATCAAATAATCAATTTTTTTACTCAACTTTTCAATATCACAACTATCGTTCGTTTTACATTCATATTTTACAAAATTAAAAAGATCGGTTGTCTCATAATCGTTTTTTGGATTTGGCATTTATTTCTCCAAATATTCAACAGCTATTTTAAAATGTCCTAGTATTTCGTTTCTCAGTTTTTTATTTCTATTTCTTAAATAATATGATGGATGATAAGTTATAACTGCTTTATATTCTTTTTTACCATCAAAAGTAAAATCAACTATTTTCCCTTTCCATGGTCCTAAAACAGTTATTCCAGCCAGATATCTGGCCGGAGTCAAACCGAGGAAGATAAAAACCTTTGGTTTTATTATCCTTACCATTTCGTATAAACGTTCTTTACAGGTTCTGATTTCATATGACATGGGCCTTCTGTTGTTTGGTGGACGACAAGCAAGTGTATTGGCTATAAAAAAATCACAATCAAACTCATTAATCAATTCGTCCAAAACCTTTCCTGATTTTCCAACAAAGGGTTTCCCTTTTAAGTCTTCTTCCTTACCTGGCGCCTCACCTATTACGAATATCTTGGATTTTGTTTTTCCTCTATAATGTACAACATTGTGTCTATCTCTATATAAATCACATCTTTGACAATTATCCCACTCGTTGCGCAATATTCTCAATTTTTCTTTCTTTTTCATTTTTAACTAAGTTTCCCTCCATGACGATATTCTCTGATTTCATTTTTATTGTTCTGGAAATATCAACACCTAAATGCCTAGCCCCATGAGTGCTCGTATAATAATATCGGCCAATTATTCCTCTATGCAAGTAATTTGAATTGGTTTGTCGCATTGCCGACAAAGCTTTTTATTTTTCCACACTTCATGCACTTCATGCATTTTGTCGTGAAGGTTATTACATTTCGTGATTCACCAGAAGCCAATCTTTCAATACAATTCCTTAAAATATGATTCTTTATGAAAGTAATAATAGCATATTTCAAAGACAATTTTTTATCTTCCAATTCTTTCTCGTAATTTTTTAAATTTTCTTCGTTTAAAAAATCCAATTCCAATTCGAATTTAAATTTAGTTCCACTCCTCTTCAAGCTATAATTGTAACCAACGCCCTTGTCTTCGGTCATTTATTCCTCCATCAAATTAATTAACTCATTTGGTATCATTATACTCAACAACTTGTAAAATCTTAGATGTTTCAACAATTTGTTTTTGTTGTATTTTGGTTTTATAAGTTTTTTGTCTGCATTATTTAATATTGTAGTAAGCTTCTTATATTTCAAAATAGCTTTCTTCTCATCAACTATCGTAGGTTTAAATCTATCTGCAACAGGCCAATCTTTAAAATCCTTCCTTGCCGCTTTTATAATTTTTTTCACACTGCCGTACTGATTGATTAATTTTTCTGCAGTTTTTTGCCCAATGCCCAAAACACCCGGTATTTTATCAGATGAGTCACCGGCCAAAGCTTTTAGATCAGGAACATATTTAGGCCAAACGCCATCTTTTTTATAAACCTCGTTTACGTCATATAGGATGTCAGAACCCTTTCTGTTAGGCGAAAGCACCAAGGTATAGTCTGTTACACATTGTCTAAGATCAGAGTCTCCAGTGTATATTATGGCCTGTTTAGTTCCGTTGAGAGTCCACTTGCTTGCTAAGGTGCCCATAATGTCATCAGCTTCACACCCAACAGCTTTATATTGTTTTATTCCGGCATGTTTTAATATGGCCATTATTCTTTTTTGTTGATCGTTTACTTCTTGTATTAAATCAAGTTGTTCCTCTGTCGGTTCATCTCTTTTTTTATAATCGGGAAAAATTTTATATCTGAAATTATTTTTGCCTTCCCAACAAACAACTGCGTTACATGCAAACTGTTTTTTTAGCCTTATTATCGTTGATAAAAAACCATGTATGCCCCCGGTAGCTATATCATCCCCATCCCTTTCGACAGAAAGATCTGAAAAAGCATCGGTCATTCTCCACGTAAGATTCTTTCCGTCAACTATCAATAATTTCTTTTTATCCTTGTAAAGCATTATACCCAATTCTTTTTTATAGCAAACCAGTCCTTAATTATTAAAACTCCAACATCGCCAGTTTTATAAACTTCGGAATCGTCATGAATAGCGCTTTTGGGAAACCATTCTACATTTGTACCACTACTTTCGAAAAAATCTTTTGAAAAAACCTGTAAGGCTTTTGTCGTCTCAAACAATACTTTGCATTTTTTAAATTTTACAGACATTTAACACCTATTTTACATCCCTATGTATCCATTCTCTTGATAATAAATTAACCGGATAAGTTTTTGTAACTCTATTAAAAACTTGGATTTCCTTTTCGTGCATATCTTCTAATTTAATTTTTCCTTTTCTCAACAACAACTCTGTCCAGACAAGTTTTGCTATCGAGAAAGCATCGCACAAATCTTCACTTGTCGTTCTGTCTTCTTTTCCAGTTTTTGATTTTGGTTGGTTATAAGCAGAAAAATCTACATCCCAGCGCTCATAAACAAATTTTTCAACCAAATCTTTTTGACAAGTTCCGTCATGTGTAACAAACATTTTGACTGATATTGGATCATGCAGTCTGAAAGGTATTCCTGTTCGCCAAAGCAATATTCTGGCAACACTTCCGATTTCGCCCATTTGATAAACCGAACCCTTTGAAGCATAAGAATAATTTTCAACACCAACATAATCAGGATTTTCTTTTAATACATTTTTTACAATAAATTCTCGTGCAAAATTCAACCTAGAAACATTTTGAACGAACTTATCTTTAGTTTTTGGCAAAACAAGCCTACAACCGTGTTTTTTAGATCTATTCGCACTGCCAACCCTATTTGTCACATACCAAAAGTTTGATAGTTCACCGTCTGTCAATTCTACATATCCACTATGGTTGACGGCTAGATCCCAACCTTGTACTATCATTTCAACCTCACCACAATTCGTCAAACCTTATACAAGGTATAATGTTATGCTTCTCTTTGGCGTGTTTTTCAATCTCTAGTCTAAACCAACTCCTTAAATCGTTTCTCTTCGTAAGAAATGTTCCTCTGTTCCCTTCCATATAACGAACAAGCTCGCGATTTTTATAAAAATTAACAGATATTTTATAAAACAAATCAATACATTCAACCAAAGTTTTTTCTAAAAAAGAAACCGAAGAAACAAAATAATGTGTCCTGTATAACCTTCCGGCAGGGTCATAAATCTGCATATGATCATATGCAATATTGCTTAAAATTTTACATGCTTTGAGCCTTATTTTATTTCTTTTTGTCAATACATCTGGAACAACATTCAATTGTTTTTCTCTAAATGTAGAAGGATTTATGAAAATTATTTTAAAGGGAGCGACTTCAAATCCATACAATATTTGTTCTCTAATACCCATCAAGCAACCTCTAATTTTGATATTCCGTTCTTTTTTGTTATCTTTATAACTCTATCAAAATCTTCAGACATTGAAGAATTGTGGCTAATAACAAAAATAGTGCTTCTGGTTTTTTTCAATTCTCTCAATAACAAAAGGACTCTTTTGACGCCCTGTTCATCGAGCCCATCTAATATTTCGTCAAGAAACAAAATGTCTGGAATTTGTTTGTTGTAACTGGCCAAATCCATCAAAGCTAAATCGCAAGCTATTTCAATTTTTTTCATTTGACCGCCAGATGGTTGGTGATTTGCACCACCTTCAATATTCCAACTTATAGATATTTCGTCTTTTAATTCGCGGTTTGTTTTGAGTTCTCTTTTAGTTGAAAATTCA